TCCCCATACTGTCTACACTGACTAAGAAAATTATATCATATTATGTTGAAGATTGCTATAGGATTTATCTTTTGTTTATAGGTAGACAGATTCGCCATATTAGAGAATAGTAAAAGCTAAAATGTAGAATTTACGAAAATAAATTATAAGAGGGCTGAAAAAAATCAGTCCTCTTTTTGAGTAAATGGTATAGGAATTGTACTTAAACTTTGTTGCATTTTATTAGCTAGGTGTATTGCTTTTTGAAACTCAGGACTAGAAACTGTTTGCTGCAATTTTTGGAATTCAGGACTAGAGATAGTTTGTTTAAAATTTTCAAGTTCAGGTATATTGATGCTCTCTATTAATTTTTCAAGAGCAGCCCCAGTTAAAATTGGATCAATATTTTTATTTTCTGTGTAGTCACTGTTTGCCTTTTTATTATTTTCTGATATAAAAGCAAATTTAAGTTCTTCAGCCTTTATATCATCAGGAGCTTCTTCATGAAGAGAACTTAATACTTTTAACCATAATGGAATTAACTGTTCAGTAGAATATCTTTGATCTATAAGTTCCGAATTATCATCTGCTTGTATGAATAAAATAATAGTAGCAAATTTTTTACTATTTTTATATTGATGGTAACTATATAGAGATATATAACCATTTTTTATACATGTGTAAAAAGATGTTTCTTGGCCAAGGAGAAATTTATAATATCCTTTTCCGTTTTTGCCATCAAACATATCTTTAGCATAGTTATTATTGAATTGTTTTGGAATACTATTTTTATTATTATAATTATTCCATCTCAATATTCCATCAGAAGTTTGTGAAATAAGCAGATTAATAAATTCATCATCAGAAGATGTTTTATATCTCGCTAATTCATCTAATGAAATCTTAAAATAGTTGGCTATATCAATAATTTTACTAAGTGATGGATCAGATTTACTCCAACGACTTATTAATCCTTGACTCATATGAAGTTCTTCTTCCAATTTAGTTATGGTTATATCATGTTCTTTACAGAGTGTTTTTATAGAATTAACAATTTGCTCATTGTCCATATATGAACCTCCATTCATATTTGAAAAATAATTCATATTTTGTTGACATATATCATTTTTAGGTATATAATAATCAAAGTTCATAATACGAATTAAATTTATTATAAAATATTTTGATTCGTATGTCAATGAATAAAAAAGACGGCTCTCCACCGACCAAAGTTTAGAACCGTCTACAACACAACTTGGAATGATCCAAAGTCGAGTATATTTTATCGTACTTTCTGGACTATTTCAAGTCAAACTTTCCTTAAAATTGTACATTGGCAACCGAATATTGCATTTCTACCCATACCCCTATGTGAGGTATGACAATAAGGCTTTAGACAATGACAATTCACGAAAATATGAGAAGTTTATCTTGAAAATAAAGGGTATACATCTATTTTTGAAATAATAAATTTAGAAAAAATTTTTTATTTTGATTATATTTCTTCTATAATAGTATAGGAAAAGCTATAAGAAACTCAGAATAAGAAAAGCCTTACACCCCTTGGGAGTATAGGCTTATTTTTGATGTGATTCATTTTCTACTGTATCGGGTACATATTCCATGATATCGCCAGGTTGACAATTTAATAATTTACAAAGTGCATTTATAGTATCTGAATTTATACGCTCGTTTTTACTTAGTTTATTTACTGTAGCAGAATGAATTCCATTTTGACGTAACCAATAGTTAGAACTGTGTCCACGTTCTTTTAAAATTTGAAAAAGTTTGTCATATTTTAATGACATCTTAACTCCTCCTTATATTTTTTAATAATATATTGTAGTATACTATGTCTATGATAATGTACATAGTGCATAAATAAATATATACATTTTCGTGCATGATTCCGATATTTACAATATGTCTACGATAGTGTACAATGAGTGCATAAGATAAAGCAAGGATAACAGCCTAACAAACATTAACCCTTGCCTATCTTAATGAAATTGCACGTTGACAACTAAATATTATTCAGTGTGTCGGCTGTGCAATTCCATTATAGCATAAGCCGACCAAAAAAGAAAGGACGGTTTTTAAATTATGGTGAAAAACAACGTCACAACTACAATCGGAACAATCAACTTGAATGATATTGAATTTTGTGAAAATATGCTTGATGTATTTATCGGCATTGAATCAGTATCGGAAGCTATGCAGAGCAAAATCAATGAAGCTATGGAAATTGCAAAAGCTGATCATTTACAAAGGATTAAGGAGCATTTTACAAACAAAAATTTATACTGGACGGATGCAGGCGTTAAAACAAATTTATCATTACATATCATTATAAAGGATAAGAAGTTTTCGTATCGGATTGAAATTGATATTGAGGATAAGGGCGATGACAGAATCTGGGCAAGTGCAAGTATTGAGGTTGATTTGTCTGAGTACCAGAATGAGCTTAAGAAGGCAATTATAAAAACATTAGTTGACAAGTTCTTTTAACTGTAATGGGGGGGTGTATGTATATGGCGATAAATAAAGCTAAAATGTTGAGGAGATATATACACCACTACGGAAAGTAAATTATTTAGAAAAATAAGACAGTGACGTGCTCCCACCACTTAAGAAGTGGGGGACTTCTTGCTGAAAAGGGTTAAAGTATGATAGTCATTTCTTTTCCAGGTAATTTCTTAAAAATCTTTTTAGAATTATTTATTGCATATTGAAAAATTTTATATAGAATGTTACAAGTGGATTTTTTTGAAATAGTGAAGGGAAATTTAAAGAAGTAGTTAGTGGAACTATTATTTAGAACTTTTCACAGAAAGGAAATGAAATATGTTAGAAACACAATTTATTAATGACCGGACACTGAGAGATTTTTATATTGAGCATTATGAAGTTCTTGAAAAAGTAAAAAAAATTATTATTACTTCCAGGAACAGAATTTGCAACAATTAAGCAAGTGGCAAAGTTTTATGAAGTGAGTGAAGAAACTATACAAACTGTTTATAAAAGAAATAAAGAGGAATTAGATTTAGATGGGGTTTCTATAAAAAAATATTCAGAACTTTCAATTGTTCAATATGAACAATTGAAAAGTTCCAAAGGAAAATATACATATATTTTTAAAAACGGTGAAATATTAGAAGTTCCCACAAGAGGACTAAGACTATTTCCTCGTAGAGCTATTTTAAGAGTTGGCATGTTGCTTAAAGATTCAAAAGTAAGCTCTGAGATTCAAACACAGTTGCTTAATATAGAAGAAAAGGCTTCTGATGAAACCAAAACACTTGATATTGATGAAGAACAGAGTCTTATGTTATCGGTTGGAATGGCAGTTGCTAGTGGCGATGCGACAGCAGTTGCAATAGCATCTGCAAAATTGATAGATTTTAAAAATAGACATATTAAACAGTTAGAAAATGATAACAAGGCTTTAGCAGAGGGTATTCTTGAATGGAAAGACAGAAATAAACTAAATGCTGGTATTAGAAAGCTTGCCTCTGTTACAGGAATACGTTTTAGTAAAATGTGGAATGAATTATATAAAAATCTTCAGTATAAGTATGGAATTTGTGTAAAACAAAGGGGAGGAACACCTTACATACAATGGATTAATGAGTTTGAGTGGAATGATGTGATGAAAACATTCTGTGCTATGTGTGAAGCATATAAACAATCACCAACAGACATGCTACAACAAATTACGCCTATTAGGAATTTAGCAAAAGTAAATTGATATAGACATATTGATTTTTGTGAAAATATTTCTAATAGAAAAGGCGATACTTATTGGGGTGTATCGCCCTTCTCATTTAATGAAATTAATTTTGTTGCATACATTAGTAAGCGTTGAACTGTAGGATCTTCAGATATAAGGATATCATTTGGAGTACAATTTAATTCTCTACAAATGGATTCAAGTATGTCAAATTTTATTGAAGTAGAGTATCCTTTATAAATATTGTCAATAGTAGGATAAGTTACTCCAATTCGTTTAGCTAATTCATACCGAGACATAGATTGTTCTTTTAATTTATTTTGTATAGATAATTTCATTTATATGCACCTCACTTTATATATATATTTTATCATATACATATATATAATTCTATATAAAAAATATTTTATATATACTTGACTATATATATTGTGAAGTGTATAATATAAAGCATAGTAAATTGTAGGGTGTACATACCAAAGAGAAAGGAGGATAGCATATGATGATAAGCATGTTTGATATTTACTATGCAGATTTATCTAAAGGTACAATAAAATCTGAACAAGGTGGTATTCGTCCAGTTATCATCATACAAAATGATACCGGCAATAGATACAGCCCTACGGTAATTATTCTTCCTATTACATCGGAGATTAAAAAACCGAATATGCCAACACATTGTATTCTACACAAAACTAATCAAAACGGTTTAAATGTAGATTCTATGATATTGGCAGAACAGATCCGAGTTATAGATAAAAGTAGATTATTAGAACGGATCGGATATTTAGACAATATTAAGGAGCAAAACGATGTGATCAATGCATATATGGCAAATATTACAGGCAAAAAGAGATACAATACTGTTTGGGCTAAACTTATGAATATGTTCTTTAAATTAGTTAGGGAGGGCGACTATGGAGACGCAGCGTAAATTTGTTAGCAAAGAAGAAGCTCACAGATTAATTGAAGATGCTCCTGGTAATAAAGTTATGTTAATACAATATAATGGAATACTTGGCATATCTGATTGTGGGAAATATATAAAGAAGAAAAAAGGAAAGAAATTTGTCGATAAATCATCAGTTGTAGTCTTAATACAGAATAATCCAATAATGACTTTAAATCTTCATCAAAAAATTTTTAGTGATTTTTGCAATTATGATAGAGAAGATATAGTTAGAAAGATACTATTACCCAAATTAGAATAAATTTGTAAAATTGTATATTTGGTAAAATAAGGTTGACAAAATAGAACTTATGTTCTATACTCTGTGAATAAACAATTATTCTACAAATGATAAAGACCTATCTCAAATCATACAATTGGTGCTAATAACACCTTTGATTCTGGATAGGTCTTTATGTATGTATATGTAAACATTTTTATTGGCTATCAATATTTTTGTAATTCTATTTTGTATTTTGAAGAAGAATTAAATATAGCTTGGATTTATAACTCTATTGGAGAGTAATCAGTTTTAAGATAACAGATTTTGGGTTCAAGTCCCAATAAATCTTTTAAATAGTGTTTTCACAAACGCTTATTTTTTGTACCTATTTTTAAGAAAAGGAGATTCAAATTATGTTCATTTTAACAGATGGCAAGAATTATGTTATGGAGAATCCAATGAAGCAAGGAGCTTATATTAGTACAACTTCTCCAGTTCAGGCGAAAAGATTTACCTTTAAACAGGCACGTTCTCTTTTACAAAATAAGAAAAAAGCTTTGTCGTGGATAAGGTCATATCATATGGTAAATCAAGAAACAGGAAGTATAGAGAAAGATATTCCTAAATACAGTGATGAAGGTATCTTTTGCAGAGAAAGGGAATTTGAATTTGATGAATCTATTATAGATGCGATCAAACAGGAAGTAAACTCAGTTATGGGACTAGCCAGTTGGGATATCGGTCAGCTTAATACATACAAGGCAATGTTAAATCAAGGACTGCAATACTATGATTTGGTAATTTCTGATATAGAACATGCACGAATGGACAAAAGACCACCTGCACATATAATGACTAAGATAGATAAACTTAGAAATTCTATGGAAGAAAAGAGAAGAGATATTAAACAAACTAGATATTATATAGATACGTTAATTAAAGCAATAAATGAACAGTGGCCAATCAGCAAAACAAAAATAGAATTGAATGAAGCAACATATAAACCCTATAAAGGGCGAACTAAATATTTTAGTATTGCTAAAGATTTACTTAAAAATTATTGAAAGAGTGGCTACTACAATTCCACTGGCTTTAAAAAATGGGTAGTTTACGTATTTCTGTTTATACACCTTATGTATTTTTACTCACACACTATATGTGAGGTGTGACTTTTCTATTCTATATTGGAATTTATATTTTTAACTTAGCTCTGGTAATAACATATAAGATAGTTATATAGGATAAGGAAAAATTTGGCGATAGCGTTAATGTAAGATGATATAATCATATGCATAATATTAACAAGTAGGAGATAGAAAATATGGAATACAGGGAAAAGATTATTGAGATGGTGGGAAAAATCAATAATGAGGAAATATTAAAATTATTATTTGAATTTGTAAAAGCTGGATTAAAAGAAGCAAGGGCGAATTAATCGCCCTTTTTGAGTATAAAAGTTTCCATAAAATTGCAAAACGCTTCTTTTTTATCAATAGGCATTTTGTAATATTCAACTACAATTCTTTGGAATCTCTTATCATTTATACCGATTTTTATACTGACATTGGCATATTCTGAATCTGGGGTTTCATAATTATTATCATTAATTAAATCGGACTTTAATATTCCAAAATAATCAGCAATAGCTTGTACTTTTCCCATTTTAGGCATTATCTTTCCCATACACCATGTATTAAAAGTGGTTGGGGAGAATCCTAAATCTTTTGCGACTTCTTTTTGCTGTTTTCCATTCAAATAGATATAATGGTTTAAATTCTTAGCAAATATTTTTCGTTGTTCTTCTTCCGATAGTTGTATATCTTCTTGCATAATAACCTCCTTTCGCTATTGATGTTATCATAAAATCCTAAAAAATTCAATGAAAATCCTAAAAAAATATATTTTGTATTGACAATCCTAAAAAATAGGATTATACTATGCATAGATTAAAAAAGAAAGGAAAATGTTATGATTAATTTTAGTATGTCTAGTGTACCTAAAATTTCAATAGCAGCTTGTCGAATTAATGCAAAATTAAGTCAACGTGAGTTTGCTAATAAAATTGGGGTTTCCTTAGCAACTGTAACAAACTGGGAGCATGGAAAGACAGAACCAGATTCCAGTCAACTTAGAAATATTAGTAAACTTTCAGGTATTCCAATGGATTTTATTTTTATTGAAAGACAATCCTAAAAAATAGGATTTAAAGAGGCGCAAAAATTAATAAATCAAACAGAATAGAAATGGCAACGATTATCGCCCTCATAATTTGTCAGATATTTGAATGGATTCCGTTTATTAAATATAGTAGCCGGATAGAAAGAGGAACAACATTTATGCTCATTTTCCTATGTTTAAATGAACTTTTTAAATAGTATAATGATTAGTTCCTTGATTTCTGCCTCAAACATTCCAAGTAGATAAGCAATAATCCATCCAATAGTTCCAATTAAAAATGATAGGTGATTTCTTGGTCTCATTCCGAACCATGAAAGAATAACTACCGGAAATGTCACAAAAGTCTTGAATCCCAAAACTGGACTAAATGACGCTTTAAATCGGTGTATCTGCTTATCACGTTCTGACTGCATGATGTTGTACATAGGAACAGCTTTATAATAGAGAGTAAAATTGTCATTATCATAACTAAGCGTATGTGAATGAATACCTAAGTATCTTGAAATTATTGGAAAATAATTTAATAGCAGTTTTCGCTTCCACTTGAGTTTATGACTTTGATTATAAGCATTGATAAATCCTTTTAATCTGATTATTCCTTTCCATATTTGTAATAGCCGGAAAAGATTTATAGCAATATTGTAACCATATGCAAATAAGAGTGCAAAAAGCAAAATTTGAAATATGATTCCATGTCCGCTAATGAATTGTTGTATTTGTTCCATGGCTTTTGTCCTTTCAGTTCACTAGATGAGTGGATTATATCACATTTATAAGGGTGGTGGCAAAAATTTCACAATCAAATAATTACAATCATTTTACAGGAAAGAAAAGATTTCAGACACCCAAGCATAAGAAAAAGGGTAAGCAAAAGAAAATACATGTCAACAAATATGAGAACCAGTAATTTATAAACAATAAGGGGGTGAAAACACGGACGAATTAGTATATTTAAAAAATGACGAATCTGTATGTGATACCTCATCAATGCAAAGAATGATAGATTATTCTACAGCTATAGCTTTATTTTTGATGCTTACTGAAGATGAGTACAATGTAGAACTTGCATCAAAAATATCAGAATTTCCTTATGGAGAACCAATAAAGAATTTTATAAATTTTAATGAAGCAAGTCTAGTACTATATTGTTTAGGTAATATAAAACTTGCTCAAGTAAGTAGAGATATAGCAGTATTAGAAAAAACTCGTATTGATGGAATAAAAACAAGATATATAGATTATGCTTTTTCTGAATCAGGAGTTAGATTTTACAAAGAGAGATTTATTGATAAAGAAGATGAATCTGACGGAAAAGAAAAATATATTTATATATTAGAATTTGATAATAATTCAGTAAAAATAGGAATCACAAAAAATCAGAAAAAAAGAATGAATCAAATAGTATCACAAAGCGGTCTTTCTATTACAAGAAGCTATTTCACAGAAAAAACTAAAAATGCAATAAAAATTGAATCAGAATTACACAAACATTTTAAAGAGAAAAGATTAAATGGAGAATTTTTCTCTATTAGTTATGAAGAAGCTATTTCAGAACTAAAAAAAAGAATAAATAAAATTGATAAATAGACAGATGGCAGATATTGGGTTAATAGTTGCGGATATAGGATTTAAACAACGGAAAGAAATCCTAAAATCGCACTATAGCAAGAAATTTCTGAGTTACTCGTAAAAAGATAAAAATGAGGAAACGTATATGAGAGAGATGAAAGAAATTCTTTCAGATTGCAATAGCTTGGTTGATGATTTAAGCGAAATTGAGAACGCATTTTTAGAGCTGTGCGGAAGAGATGACAAGATATGTTATCAGGAAGCAAAAGAGTCTTTAAGCAAGATGAAAGATGTAAGAGATTTTGTAAAGTCTTGTACTTAATAATTAAGGAGGTGAGAAAAAATGAGTCGATTAAGTAAGCAAGTAACAGGAGAATTTATGAAACCGCTAAAACCATTTATTGAAATTGAAAACTATGGACATATAACTCATGTAAAGGTTCTTGGAATTGATTTTTCAAAAGGAATTTTGAGAGCTGACTACAAAGGAAGAAAAGCACTTGCAAGACAGAATAAGTCACGGATACTTATTGAAATTGAAACATCTACACTCCTTGAAACTTTGGCAACTCTTTCTGACGAACAAATTTGTGAAGCATGGCAACGCCTAGAGCCTTATTTAAAGCTTCGCAAAAGAGAAAATCCTGCGACAAGTGAATAATTAAATAGTCAGTAAGTTAACATATTTGGGCTAAACAACAAGGGGTATTCGATAGACCGACCATATGGGTAGGTAAAATAGAAGGAAGTAGGTACATATAAGATTAAGCAAGTGGTACAAGTAGTAGCGGACTAACTCTGCAATCCCTCAAGGCAGAATACATGATAACTTAGAAGCATCATCAGCAACTAACAAAAGAAAGAATTTGAATAAAAGGTGAAAAAGATGATTTGTTCTAAATGTGGTGTGACTATGAATCCAGGGACAAGCTATGAGTATAAAAATAAAAAGTTTATATCTCAAAGATATCATAAGTGTCCAGAATGTCATTATAAAAAATATAGTAAATGTAATTTTCACGGACTTATAATGAAAAAAATATAAAGTAAAAAGGTTTCTTTTACATATTAAATCAGATTGGGTGTATTCATATGGAAGAAATATTAAACTCATATTATGAGAATAATGCTGCAAAACTTCACAAAATGGTAAACCAAATATTTTATAGAAAATTTGGTGGTATTACAGATAGAGATATGGACGAATTTTATTCTGTAGCTAATGATGTATTTGCAGATATATGGAAATATAAGAGGTATGATTCATCTAAAGGCGATTTTGAGGGATTTTTATATAGAGCCTTAAATTTGGCTTTTGTAGATGAACTCAAAAGACAAAATAGAGATAAAAGAAGAACAAAAATTGATGTATTAGATGAAAACGGCAATAAGGTGTTAGATAAGAATGGAAAACCGAAAAAAATATCAATACCTGATGTCTATATGGATGCTCCTATCAATGAAGGTGAGAATTTAACAATTGGAGATACATTACAATCTGATTTTAATATGGATACAATATTATTGGAAAAGAATAAAAATTATTATAGTGACAAAATAGAAAAATTTCTCGATAGCCTTTCATTAACGCAAAGACATATTGCTCAGCTAATTATGAAAGGATATGATACAAAAAAAATTAAGTCCATTATGGATATAACAGACAAGCAATATAGAGATTCTTGGAATGTAATTTGTTCATATGATAAAAAAAGAGCTTTATATGAAGAAAGTAATGACATGGAGGAAGGAAAAATGAACAATTTAGCTGTAGAAGAAAATGTAGAAGAAAAATATAAAAATACCAGTTATAGCATTGAATCAATAAGTAGACAGCTAAAGAAAAAACGAATCCGAGATGATCATATTTTGCAGAGACATAGTGGACAATGGAAGAACTTTGAAAAGAGTGAGTTAATTTCTGATATATTGAGAGGAAAATCTTTAACTCAAATTGTTATTTGTGAAGAAATTAAAAATGGTATTAAGATGCAGTGGCTTATTGACGGGAAGCAAAGATGCACTACTTTAGATGACTTTTTACATGATGGATTTGCAATTTCCAAAAATATAAAAAATTATAATATTCGTTTCCAGGCCCCCAAATTAGATGAAAACGGTAAAGAGGTCTTAAATGCAGACGGGTTTACAGATATGGAGTGGAAAACATTTGATATTCGTGGTAAAAAATATTCTCAGTTACCTGAAGAATTACAAGATATCTTTCGCGATAGACAGATACCTGTTTTATACAATATGAATTGTACTAAAAAGGATATTGCAGAAGACATTGCTAGATTTAATAGAAATAGACCAATGAATAAAGCCCAAAATGGATGGCTTGGTTTAGATGAAAGATTTGCAGAATTTGTTGAAAATATAGCAAAAATGGATTTCTTTCAACCAGAATTTTTAGGTACTGGATATACAAAAGTAAATAATACTGCTGGTAGTATAAGAAGAATTATAGTAGAAGGAATTATGGTAGCCGATTTTAGCGATAATTTTTCTAAGTTTGAAAAAATGTGTGAATTTTTATCAGAAGAGGCTAGTGATTCAAATTTTACAGAATTTTATTCTTTAATTGAAAGATTAACTGTAATTTGTAAGACAAAGGCAAGTGCTGCCTTATTTAATACTAAGGATTCTTTATTGTGGTTCGGGTTGTTTTCCAGGTTTTCAAAGTTAGGTTTGAATGATAAAAAATTTGGAGAATTTATGAATGAATTTGAAACTCTGCGTAAAATGAAAATTGAAGGACAATCATTTGATGATATATTGGCGAGTAGTAAATCTACAAAAGATAAGAGTATTGTAATGAAAAAGATTAATCACTTAGAAAAACTAATGAATATTTACTTGAATATTCATGAGAACAAAAATCAAGATAATGAAATTGTAGATACTCTTGAATTTATAAGAGAAAATGTAACTCCTAATATAACTGATGAAGATGTTGAGCAGTATAAGGAAGTTCTGGATTCATTAACATTAAATGTAGATAATTCGTCTAAGTTGTTAGATGACATAAACCAGGTATCACTTGTGGCTATTGTGGCATATTCATTTGAGAATGATATTGATTTAGACAAATGGATTGTAGACTTCTTTGAAAGAAATAAAACATATAAGCAAAATCAAAAAGAGAATTATTTACATATGAAATCAGATATACAAAAATTTATCAATTATAATAGTAAAAAGAATACATAGAGGTATGTTTTTTAATTGTTAATAACATAAATATTACATTTGCGAGATCTGGAGAAGATTAAATTCAAAGAACTTCCAAAAGTGAAGATGATTGAGATTGGTATAAAGTAATGAAAGCCAACTGCGGTAGGTGCAGGAATTAAAAGAATATTATGGATAATAGATATTATGTTGCAAAAGCAAATGTAGGATATGTTATATATGAACAAGGTCATGTAATGCCGCTTCCGTTTACGTGGATATCACGGAACGATGCCTATATAACATGTGAGATATTTAACGAGGGCGGATATAGGGCACTAGCTGATTACTATTATGTTCATAAGGTTGCCGGTAGAAGGAATATAAGTTATATGCTTGAAAAGGGTATAAATCCCTATGAGGAATGGATGAACAAAAACGGAGATATGTTTAAACGTGATTGAAATAAAATGTAGATGTAAAAAAGGATGCAATTTCAAAGAAATTAAAAGCAGAACATTTGATTTTTAGGGATTGCGGAGAGGGAGCGGACTGAGAAAATTATTGTTGTAGGTGATATTTTTGACAATTCGGAATTGCAGAATAATGAAAAATTTTTGAAACTTTAGATAAACCATAGAAATACATAAATAGAACGGAGAAAACGAAATGAATGAACTGAAAGTTATATGTATAAGTGATGTTGACTGCTACGAAAATGACGGAACAGTCTATCTGAAGCTGGAAAATGTGGCGAGAGGGTTAGGTTTTACAGAAATTGCAAAAAGCGGGAATGAGTGCATTAGATGGAGAACAGTACGGAAATATCTTGAAGATTTTGGCATCGCAGCAAGTTGCGACGGAGAGAAATTGCCCGATTTTATCCCAGAAAATATCTTCTACCGCCTTGCTATGAAAGCAAAAAACGAAACCGCAGAGAAATTTCAAGCTCTGGTAGCTGATGAAATTATTCCTGCTATCCGCAAGCATGGCTCATACGTGACGGCGGACATACTGGAAAAGGCTTTATTTTCTCCCGATTTCCTTATACAGCTTGCTACAAAATTAAAAGAGGAAAAAGAGCGTAATGCCGCATTACTGGAAGATGTGAGTCGCATGAAGCCAAAAGAAATTTTTGCAGATGCTGTTAGTGTTTCTAATACATCCATTCTCATTGGGGAACTAGCAAAAATTTTAAAACAGAATGGAATCGAAACCGGTGAAAAGCGTTTGTTTAAACAATTAAGGAAAGAAAAATATCTTATTAGCAGAAAAGGCAGTGATTATAATATGCCAACACAAAAAAGCATGGAGCTAGGATTATTTGACATTAACGAAAGAACTATTACACATTCAGATGGTCATATTACTATAAGTAAGACTACAAAAGTTACAGGTAAAGGTCAACAGTATTTTATTAATAAATTTCTAAGAAAAGTGGTATAAATTATTAGCTGTGCTACAGAAATTGACTGACAAAATTAAATAGTTGGATTCTGTGACATAGCTCAAATTTCCAGTTATATGTAGAAAGTGAAAATAGATTATAAAGAAAGGACTATAAAATGGAATTAAGCTTATTTGTGAGATTTTATACAAATGGTAGAGAAAAACAGAATATGTGGATTGATCAGGAAGGCAAAAACGGAATAAGATATGAAGTAAATAATATAGAAGATATAAAAATATCTTTTCAAGATTATATTGATAAATTTCTGGCAGAGAATGATCAATATGTAACAAAATAAAAAACACCCACATGCTGATGAGTGTTTTTACCCATATTTTACCTAAATCCCGCTAATATAATAGCTACATTGTTTTAATTAGGTTAGTTGTGCAACATCACATATTAAAAGAAAATTTCTACAATTTGGGTTATGGTTCCCTTGAGCTTGCTGTAGATAATTAAGAATTTAGGTACAAGTCATAGAAACTGTAACATAACACCCTCTATCACCTCTATTATAATATGGCACTAATAGTATAGTACGAAAAATATAAAAGGTCAACTATTTAAAATTATTTTTTGAGGAGTATAAAATGTATTATGTATAATAATAGTGTAAAAAGTGAAGTAATGAATAATATTATATTACAGATGTCAGATTATATAGATAATAATACAATGGATATTCTTCAAAAGGTAATTGAAGAACAGTTGGTATTTGTAAATATGGAAGAAATCACAACTCTTCCAGCAACTATAAAAGTTTCTATAGAAGAACAAAATCAATATCTGATAAATTTGATGAAGTTCAAAAGAAAAAAGTTGTCTAAAGAAACAAAGCAACAATATATTGATGCGATAAAAAGATTGATAACTGTAATTGAAAAACCATTAACTCAGGTAGATGAAATAGATATTGATTATTATTTACGTTGGTACGAGCAAAGAAATATAGCTTCTGGAAAGGGAAAAAATCAGGCAAGTACATGTAATAGTGAGAGAAGGTATTTATCAGCATTTTTTACTTGGTTGAGAAAAGAGAAGTTTATTACATACAATCCAGTTGAATTAGTTGAGCCTTTAAAAGAAGTGAGAAAGCCTATTGATTATTTTAGTCTTTCTCAAATAGAAGATTTAAGAGAAGGATGTAAGACATTAAGAGATAGAGCTATTATAGAGGTTCTTCGTAGTACGGGAGCCAGAGTAGGAGAAATACCTCATATAAATAAAGATGATATCGACTGGAAAACTGGAGATGTATCAATTTTAAGTGAAAAAAGCGGTAAATACAGAACTTTATACATAGATGAAGTAGCAATGCGTTATTTAAAAAAGTATTTGAATTCTAGGGAAGATAATAATGAAGCATTATTTGTTTGGGATAAAAAACCATATCAAAGATTAGAAAAGAGTGGAATACGTGCAGCTATGAAAAGTATTGCTAAAAGAGAAAATGTACAGTATAGAGTATATCCCCATAAAATGAGAAAAACTTTGGGGATGCAGCTAAAAAATAGAGGTGTAGATATTGGTTTAATACAAGAAGTGATGGGTCATGCAAATCCAGTTGTAACAAGTAGATATTATGCTGAATCTACACCTGAAACTTTAAGACAGGTTAGAATGAGAGCAGCAACATAAATTACACAGAAGGGGATAAGGAGGCTTTTATATAAAGTAAATCATGAATTTCCTCCTAATTTTATATGAATTTATATAATGATGATTGTTTTAAAGTAATGAAAATGTTAATCAACCAGAAATTAAAAGTGGATGCAATAATTTGCGATCCTCCATATATAATCAATTATACTGATTGGGATAAAGAGTTTGATATGCCTATGGTAGTAGACTTATCATATGAATTATTAAAAGATAATGGAAATTTAATATTATTTCAAGGATGGTCTAATGTTGCTAAAACAAAAGAGTTATTAGATAAAAAGTTTAATATTCAAAATTGGATAGTATGGGATCGTATTAAAGGACGTGGTGCAAAGAAAAATTTTGTATCAACAAGAGAAGATATTTTATGGTATTGTAAAGGTAATAATCCTACATATAATAAAATTTATTCTAATATACCTAAGAAAACTGGAGGAATGGGAAAGAAAAATGGGCAAGAATGTAGAGCATTAACTAATGTATGGTATGATATTTCACCAATTGTTCCATGGAGTCCCGAAAGAAATGGTCATCCAACTCAAAAGCCATTACAGTTAATGGAAAGATGTATAACTATCTGGACTAATGAAGGAGATATGATTTTAGATTTTACTATGGGGAGTGGAACAACTGGTGTTGCTGCATTAAAGCTTAGTAGAAACTTTATAGGAATTGAAAATGATAAAGAATGGTTTGATATTTCTAAAAAGAGAATGGAAAGCTTATTTTATTGAAGTATGAAATTGCAATATAAGATAGATAAATAAAAGATTTAACTGATTCAATAGTAAAGAATCAAAGGCTTGAATTAAAAAATTTAAAAGGGGAAAAACTAGATGAAATTTAAAGGGGATATTATTATTACAGATCCTTGCTACATAATTAGAGCAGCACATCATGGAACAAAACCAATTACGAAAGATGATTGGAAAGCGTGTAATTATGGAAAAAATATGGACGTGTTAGGCATCTATAATTATATTTGTAGAAGTACAATATATGGCGATTGGTCATGTACAACATATAATTCTGATACAAATGAGAAAATTGGAGAATTTTGTGCTGATGCTGGATTAGTAGGAGTATTTGAGTTAAATGAGGTTTTAAAGTATAATCCAGATTTTAATTATCATATCTGTAGGCCATGGACAACAACTTGGATCAAAAATTTTGATGGAGAAGTAAACATTAAAGTTGTTAATGATGAATATGGAGAATCAGAAGTACAAGTAATCGGTAAAGGAAATATTAATTTTCTGGGCAGACAAACAGATTTTTGAAAAAATGAATAAAACTTCTATTTTATTGGGCAGATTGTGATTTGAAAATATGGAATATAAAAGGGCTATATTTAGCCCTAATGTTTAGGAAGTTTTTCGCTTACCTTTTACTGTTTTGAATTTAGCTTTCTCCATTTCTTTGAAAGTATGTTTAACAGCTAACTTAGCAGCATCAGATGCAGTTTTTTCCATAAAAGCATCCCAACCTCCATTTTCAGAGATATAGTGAAGTTGAGCAGCGGTTCCAGATAATGTTTTTCCACTATCAGATAATACTTTAAGAGAACATTTCTTTTTACCCATATGAGTTTACCTCCATTATTGAAATCAAAATACCTGAGTATTATTAATTATAATTCAAATGCGTAACAAAGTAAAGTCAAAAATAGTTTATAAAAATTTTAGAAAGGAAAATTTAAAATGGTAGAAAGAGCATTAGCACATATTGAGAAAATTGAATGGGTAAAATCGATTGAAGGGGCAGACAATATTGAACTTATTGGAGTTTTAGGATGGGTTTGTATTGCCAAGAAAGAAGAATTTAAGCCAGGGGATTTGGCTGTGTATATTGAAATTGATAGCAAGTGTCCTGAATCTGATGAGAGATTTGCTTTTCTTGCAACAAAGCATTATAAAGTGAAAACTATGAAACTGAGTAAATTTAAGGTTATCAGTCAAGGACTTGTACTTCCGATTTCATTATTCCCTGAACTGAGTAATAAATCTGTTGGAGCTGATGTAACTGAAAATCTTAAAATTACTTATTCCTGTGAAGAAGATATTAAGAGAAAATTTAATAATATAGATCCTGATGAAAAATATAAGTCTATGGCTCAGAGATACAAGAAACTATTTAGTATACCTCTTATGCGAAAGATTATGAAATATAAAATTGGCAAAAAAGTTATGTTTTTGCTTTTTGGTAAGAAGAAGGATAATCCAAGAGAGTTTCCTAAATGGATTGTTAAGACAAACGAAACACGAATTGAGAATGTGCCATTTTATCTTAAAAATACAGATAAATGGATTAAGACAGAGAAATTGGATGGTACGAGTTGTACATTCGCTATAGATAAAATCAAGAAGAATAAATTTGAATTTATTGTTTGTAGCAGAAATATGAGACAGGCTGACAGAAATCAGAAAACTTATCATGAGTCAAATATCTACTGGGAATTAGCAAACAAGTATGATATTGAAATAATTTTGACTAAGTTTGCTACAGAGAATGGATATAACAGAGTTATTTTACAGGGAGAGGGAGTCGGATTAGTTCAAGGGAATCCATATAAAATGAAAGAGAATGAATTATTTATATTCAATCTGATTGTTGATGGTGTTCGTCTTGGAACTGTAGATATGGCTCAATTCTGTGCCCAGAATAGATTGAAGCATGTACCAATTATTGATACAGAATATGTGTTGCCTAAGACTATGGAAGAAATGAAGCTGGAAGCTGATGGATATAGTGAGATCAATCCAAAGGTAAAAAGAGAAGGATTTGTATACCGAAGCGTTGACGGACAACAGAGTTTCAAGAATGTATCAAGAGAGTATTTGCTAAATCATAATGGATAGAGGGCAATAAAATCAAGATTTTAACTGTATTTTTGAGGTCAATATAGTAGACCTTATTAAATTTTACAGCTTATTGTTATAATTATTCTATAACATTTATAATAATTAGAAAGAGGATGATATATATTAAAGAAGTTCTAAACAGAATAATACTTTTGTTTAGTGCCATTATAATATGGGAATTGTGCTCAAGAAATGTTAATCCATTATTTATTCCTGAGCCTAAAATAGTATTTAATAGTTTAGTTGAATTGATAAAAAGTGGACAGTTGTTTATTGCAATTATGTATTCCTTTTTGAGAATTTCCATAGCCACATTTTTGTCAGGAATAGTTGCATTTCTTATAGGCTTATTGGCGTATAATTCAAAAATTGCAAACAATATTATAAGTCCAATAATTAGTATCATGAGATATATACCCATCACTGCCTTTTATCCATTATTGATTATGTGGTTTGGCATTGATGAATTTATGAAAATTGTATTTTTATTTATTGCAACTTTTGTCTATATGATGCCGTCTGTAATTTTGTGTTTAGAAGAAATCAACTTAGATTTAATAGATACAGGACTTACAATAGGGATGAATAGGTTTCAGATAATTACAAAAATACAGATACCAGCTATTACTCCAAGTTTAATGAACAGCTTTATTATGATGTATGGAATTGGTTGGACTTATATTGCAGTTGCAGAAACAATAAATGCAAAATATGGACTTGGATTTATTATTCAACAGTCATCTTCTAGGGGAAGAACAGACTTAGTATTCATGGCAATTATAGTAATTATGATTATAAGTGTATTATTTGATAATCTAACCAAGAAAATAGTAAAAAGAGTCTTTAGATGGAGGTATCTGAATGATAGTACTGAATAATCTATATACTGGATACTCCAGAAATTCACCATTATTAACAGAATTTAATTATCGATTTGATAATAAAATTTATGGAATCTTAGGTGAATCTGGTTGTGGTAAAACTACTCTTTTGAGAACAATCGCTGGATTAACTAAACCATTATACGGAGAAGTAATTATTAATGGGATAAAGAATAATAGAACAGGTAAAAATGGAATTTATATGTTACATCAAAATTATACTTCTTTCGATTGGTTAACATGCTTAGATAATGTGCTTATTGCTAAGAAAGTAAAAGGAAAGGTTACACAAGAAGATATACAAAATGCTTTTAAAATGCTAGAGGCAGTAAAACTTATTGAACATGTACATAAATATCCAAGACAATTATCTGGAGGTATGAGACAAAGATTAGCACTAGCAAGAACATTATTTGTACAACCACATATTATTTTAATGGACGAGCCATTATCTGCATTAGATGGAGATACTAGAGCAGATATGCAAAAGCTTATTTTTAATTTACATAATAAGATTAAAAATACAATTATCATGGTTACTCATAGCAGAGATGAAGCGGCAAAACTCTGTGATGTAGTGATAAATCTAAATAACTTTAAATAAAAAGGAGGGACAGAATACATGGGATTATTTGAAAAACTTGGTCTTGTAGAAAAGATTCCTAATGAAAACACTTATTCAAATTATATTGATTGCCAGGAATCAAGTAAAATTGAAATGCAATGGGAAGATCAATCTAAAGCTGAAGTTAGTGAGGTAAATCAAGATACTCTTATTGAAGATATCTACTCCCAAAATGATTTATGTGATCGAACAAAGTCTATTTTTAAGGTTGAGGATCTCATTAATTCTTTACCTAAAGAGATGGTAACAGAAACAAAGAGAAATTCTGTAACAGCTATACTTGAAAGTTTTCAATTTACTTCTATGGAAATAATTGATGATGGGAAAAAAAGAATAAATGTTTTATCCTGTCTAATGAAGCAACTTGAGCAATCAACTCAGCAAGAAATAGAAACTAAAAATGCTCATATTGAAAGTCTAAAAGAGGAGATAGCATGTATGCAAGCTGAAATTGTAAAACAGCAAGAAGTAATAACTATTTCTACTAGAGTCATCACATCAGAAATAAATAGAATTCAGTCATTGGTAGATTTTGTTAATGGAGGTACAAATTTATGACATTATCAACATTGTTAGTTTATATTGTAGTGCTTTTAGTCCTATTAATATTTATATTGTTTCCAGAAGCAAGGAAACTTTTAAAAGGGTTTATAAGACTTTTCATAAAAGACATGGCTTCTACCCCTGAAGGAGCTGAGGCTATTTATTCTGAAAAGATAAATGAAGCTCAGGAATCTTATAATAAAGCTGATGATGCTTATAAGAAGGCAGCAGGTAAATTGAGCAATGCTAGAAAAAACCTTAATATTTTAAAGATAAAAATTAAGGAATGTGAAGAAAAATGTGAGAAGCTTGTACAAAAAGGAGATTTAGAATCAGCTCATTTGAAAGCTGAGGAAAGAGAAGAAATTCTTGCAGATATTGAGAGATGTACTACTCTTATTAAAGCTTATGAAGATGCTGAATTGACAGCACATGAGGCTTATGACTTATGTCAGAATAGATTGAAGAATCTACAAAAAGAAAAGAGAGAGATTGTAGAGAACATGAAAGTTAAGGCTCAGTTAAAAGATATTTATGATGATACTGACGATCTGAAAGCTGCTACTACAACTGATAAACTATTAGAATCTGTTCGAGAGAAAAATAGAAGCCTTGATGAGATAGTAGAAGGTTCTAAGGTGGTTCATAACAATAAAGCTTCGACAAAATTTCGACGTGCTGACGAGAAAGCAAAAAAACTGCAAAGTAATGATTATCTGGAAAGTTTAAAAAAGAAGTACAATAAATAAAAATAATTTCAAGAAAGGAAAAGTGAGCATGAAAACAAGAAGGTTCAGATTAACAAAGACAGCGAAAATTTTGATTATGTTATTGTTGATTACTATGATTGGAGGTGGAGTTTATTATGGAATAAGCTCAGGCATTATTAGAACTGAAACAGAAAAAATTAATAGACTAGCTAGTAGTGAGTCTCAAAAAAATGCAGAAGTGACAAACCTAAATACAGCTACGAATAATGCATCTATTCCAGATAAAGATGGAAATATCATCAATACTAATAAGTCTTCAACCTCAACTATCAATGTATCTCTTGATGAATGGATAGGTTGGAAGCCCATTATTGATGCAAATGGTGGATTATCAACAGAAAAGGGGTCTATTTATGATAAGTTAGGTATTACTGTAAATATCAGTGTAATAAATGATGCTACTCAATCTAGTAATGCACTTATTAGCGGAAAATTAGATGCCGCTGGTTATACCATAAATCGTGTAGCATTTTTGTCTAATAAATTTAAAGAGGCTGGAAATGATGTAATTATGCCTTATATTACAAATTTTTCAAATGGCGGTGATGGTATTATTGCTAAATCTAATATTACAAAAATTACTGATTTAGTAGGTGCTAAGATTGGAGTTCCTCAATTTTCAGAAGCCCATTCATTGATAGTATGGTTTGTTAATCAGTCTGATTTATCTAAAGATAAAAAACAGAATATTATTGATGAGCTTATCTTCTTTGAAACTCCAGATGAAGCTGCTAAAGCATTTTTTACAGGAAGTGTAGATGTAGCTGCAACTTGGGAACCCTATTTGACTCAAGCTCAGAATATGAGTGATGCACATATATTATTTAGCACAGCAAGTTCTACAAGTCTTATTATGGATGGTATTCTTTTTAATAAGTCTTTTGCAGAGAAGAATCCGGATCTTGTTACTAAATTTATTGATGGAGCATTACAGGCAAATGATATGTATGATACTGAACTTAGCACTATTAAAAAAGTTATGCCTATGTTCGCTACAGCTTCGGATGAAGATGTCAAAGATAATTGTTCAGGTGCTAGGCTAATGACTTATACCGATAATCTTTCAATGTTTAATGGTACAGCAAGAACTATATATGTTGGTATGTGTGATGTATGGAGTTCTATTGGTGAAAGTGTTAATAGAGAATTAGTTAATACCTTGTATGATGATACTTATATTAAAGCTTTGGCAGATAAGTATTCTGACCAACCTATTACAAAAACAGAAGCTATGGTTACAGTAAATGAGAATAACAGGCAAAGTGTATTAGATGCAGAAGCTTTGCTTGAAAAATCTGCAACTGTGAATTTTGTAATCAATACAGCTAAATTTTCCGATAGTGTAGAAGCTACCCAGAAGTTGAATGAATTTATTGAGATTGCAAAAGTATTAGATGGAACTATTATTGAGATTGAAGGAAACACTGATCCAAACCCAAACACAGATCCTGATGATAAAGCAAATAAAATGTTATCTCAACAACGTGCAGAAACAGTAAAGCAATATTTCATTCTAAATGGCATTTCGGCTGACAGAATTATTTCTGTAGGTAATGGATCAAGTAATCCTATTGTAGAAAATGATACGGAAGAACATCGTGCAATGAATAGAAGAACAGATGTATCTTTTAAAATCATTGAATAGGAGAAGTAAATGATTGTGTTAAATATCGGGATATTTATTATTTCCTTTGTAATTGCTTTCTTAGTAGGATACATAATAGGAAAATATAAATGAAAGATTATGCTTTGTGTGGTGTCATAGCCACACAGGGTATTTCAAGACTATTTATAACCTGTAAATTAGTTAATAAATAATCTATTTTAATATAAAAATACAGAAAGGAAAAGGGTGTTGCAACCGTAAGATGATCATGCCTTTCTGGTAAAAATATTTGCAGTATTTTGGAGGAAAATCAAAAGTATCAAGACAGATTGTAGATTATTTAGAATCTGTTAGAAAAGAAAATCAATTATATGTAGAACCATTTGTGGGAGGTGGAATAATTTGTTCTAAAATGAGTGGTAATAGAAAAGCATATGATTTCAATGAATATTTGATTGAAATGTACAAAGCTGTACAAAAGGGTTATGAATTACCAAGTTGTATTAGTGAGCAAGAGTATAAATACATAAAAGCTCATAAAGATGAAAATAAAGCATTAACTGGATTTGTAGGGTTTGGATGCAGTTTTGCAGGTAAATGGTTTGGTGGATATGCAAGAGATGGCAGAAAGAAATATGATTTTGCTTATACAGCAAAATTAGGATTACTAAAGAAAATGTCAACAATGATGGATGTTGACTTTGAGTATGCGAATTACAAAGATTTATCCTTTGAAGATTGTATTATTTATTGTGATCCACCTTATAATGGTAAAACACAGGCATATGGTACAGGAAACTTTAATACAGAAGAATTTTGGAAAGTTATGCGTTTATGGTCAAAAAATAATGATGTTTATATTTCGGAATACGTAGCTCCAGATGACTTTAAATGTGTTCTTGAAATACCTACAAGAATTGATATTAGAAATAGAAATAATAAAATGGAAAAAAGAGTAGAAAAACTCTTTGCTTATAAGAGGGCATTGTATAAAAAATTTTGAAATACGGCTACTGCCCCCCTAACTTTAGACAATCGGTAGTTCACAACTTTGTTTTAATTGATGTAATAGAACTAAATATAACAATTAAGCATATGCAGAAATGAAATAATTCAAAATAAAAAATACTAGGAGGAAATGAGGTTTGTGCGCACAAGAAATCATGATTTACTCCTAAGCAAAGATTGAAAGAAAAATATGTAAAAAGTTCACTTAACTATATTGGTGGTAAATATAAATTGCTTCCACAGATTTTGCCATTATTTCCAAATCATATAAGTGTATTTATAGACTTATTTGGTGGGGGATTTAATGTTGGTGCAAATGTAAATGCAGAACATATAGTATATAACGATATATGTGAGCCAGTAGCAAAGTTATTAAACCATATAAAAGGTAGTGATATTGAGAAGTTATTATCTGAAATTGATGGGTATATAGAACAATATCAATTATCAAAAGAAAATAACGAAGGGTATTTACAGCTTAGAGAAAATTATAATAAAGGGCTTAAAACACCAATGAAATTTTATACATTATTATGTTATGCATTTAATAATCAAATCAGATTTAATAAAAATGGGGAATATAATATGCCTTTTGGAAAGAATAGAAGTAGTTTTAACCCATCTTTAAGAAAAAAATTTATTGATTTTTATAAAAAAGTTAATGATATAGATTGTATATTTTTAAATATTTCTTTCGATAAATTTGACTTTTCAGATTTAGATAATAATGATTTTGTGTATTGTGATCCTCCATATTATAATAGTATAGCTTCATATAATGAACAAGGTGGATGGACTGAAATCCATGAAAAAAAATTATTGTCTATATTAGATTTACTTAATGATAAAGGAATTAAATTTGCCTTGAGTAATAATTTAAAATACGATAATCCACTTTTGGAAAAATGGAAAAATAAATATGATGTTCACTATTTGATTGGTAATTATAGTAATTGTAATTATCAAAAGAAAGACAAAAGTAAAGATGTAGAAGTATTAATTACAAATTATTAGTTGCAAATTCATTTTAAAGTAAAAACTACAGCCTCTTATATATTATAAAAGGCTATGCAAAAAGTTATTCATTTAGGTGGTGGTTACATATAGTACAATAATCAACTCCAAATTCTGCATCGCACCATTTGCCATCGTGTTCACAATATACTCGAAGAAAGTCACCTTTTTCATAAGATTTTTCTTCATTAACACTAGAAGGGTTTACCCAACATTTTCTTGCAAATGGACAATTAGACAGGTCGTCCCAATCTGTAAGAACAGGAAAATTGAAAATAGGGTTATTTCCATTCATAAACAACAACCTCCTTAAAACTATAATACTATAATTATAATAACTATAAAAATGAATTGCAATGAGTTTAGTAAAGAAGTGTCAATGATATACACAAGTTACTTCGTAAAGTTAAAAGAGTTAGAAAGACCTAATATTATCCCAATATCAATTTGCAGTAAAGTACCAGATTGGTATAAAGGATTACAGTACAAGAGGCTAGATCCGAAATATGAATTAATGTAGAAAGGATAAATTAGTAGCTAGCTTTAAAGGTTGCAACCGCTTTAGGTACTAATTATTGAAAAACAATACTATATTACCTCCATGTTCATATCAGGGAGGTAAACAAAGAGTTTCAAAAGAAATTGTTGACTATATTTTAAGTACTACAACATTTAATGATAGCACAAAATTTTTCGATTTATGTAGTGATTCAGGTGCTATTAGCCTTGAACTAATGAACAGAGGTATTAAGCCAGAAAATATTATTATAGATGATTGGAGATGGTAGCTTTTTATATAAAAAGTTTTTAACATATGCAGATATAGTTCCAAGAGATAAAACAAAAATACAAAAATATATTAAAGAATTATCAAAAGAAAATGCAGATATAGATGAGTGTTATAAATATATTTTATTACAAGCAGCATCATTTGGTGGTAAACAAATTTGGAAGGAAAATAACGAATGGAAAAATACGTCATTTAGAAATTATTGGCAACCAACAGCTACAAGTAAAAGGAGAAGTCCTGTTAATCCAATGCAACCTATGATAGATATTTTATGTAAAAGAATAAAAGTTATTTCTGAAAAGTGTATTGGAATTCAGTGTATTTATGATGACATTTGGACTATATTGCAAATTATACCAACGGAAAATTGTATTATATACATAGATCCACCATATTATAATAGTACAAAATATGGTTTTAATTTTAACTTGAATGATTTTTTAGGTGAATTATTTCAAAAAACATTAAGTCCTATATTTGTATCTGAAAAGGAAAAAATTTCGGAGGAGGCAATTAAACTAAATTTTAATGGAGATAAAGGAGGAATTAGCAGAAATAAGAAATGTAAAAATGAAGAATGGTTAAATATATATCGATAGGAATTTATTTTATTAACTTTTAAAGTTAGATAATCAAATATTTAGTATAATGTTAGGAGTATGTTCTACGATAATATTATGATGAAAAATAAAATATAGGAGGTAAAGAGGTTTGTCATGACAGAAAAGTGCACTTTACTTCTGAATTATATTGAAAATAGCAATTATAGATGCAGATTTAATAAGTAGGAGTAATCATAGATTCCCAAACTTAGTTTGTATGAAATTGTCAGGTTATTATAAAGAACTTGGTGCTAAAGTGGAACTGAAAATAGACTATAAAGACTTACTAGGATATGACAAAGTATTTATTTCTAAAATATTTACTGATACACCAATAGATGAGAAAATTTTGGAATTTCCAAATGTAGAATATGGGGGTACAGGATTCTTTTATGATAAAGCTCCAAAGCTTCTTGATGAAGTAGAGCATCATATGCCAGATTATCATTTATATGATAAGTGGGTAAATGAAAAATTAAAAGAGGGTCATAAAAGGAAAGATTTTTCTTATTATCTTGATTGGTCAATAGGTTTTCTTTCAAGGGGTTGTATTAGACAATGTAGTTTCTGTGTAAATAAAAATTACAAATCGTGTGAAGTACATAGTAATTTATCAGAATTTCTTGATAATGATAGACCTTATATATGCTTACTTGATGACAATGTATTAGCATGTAAAGATTGGAGAAGTATATTTGAGGAACTCATTGCAACTGGTAAGAAATTTCAGTTTAAACAAGGTTGTGATGAGAGACTTTTGACAGATGAAAAATGTGAAATACTGTTTAATAAGTCAAAATGGATTGGTGATAGAATATTTGCATTTGATAATATTAAAGATAGAGAGATAATAGAGAAAAAGCTTCATATGATAAGGAAATATACTAATAATCAAATTAAATTCTATACATTTTGTGGTTATAATCATGACAACATAGGAGTTTATGATGAGGAGTTCTGGGTAAAAGATATAGAAGATTTATTTGAACGAATTAAGATTCTAATGACCTACGGGTGTCTACCATATGTAATGAGATTTAAAGATTATGTTCTAAGTCCATATAAAGGAATTTATATCAATGCTGCAAGTTGGTGTAATCAGCCCAGTTTATTCCGTAAAATGAGTTTTGCTGAATATAGTATGGCAAGGGGTATGAGTAATAAAAATTATAAGAAGTATAAAATGGATTTTGATTCATACCTAGCAGATGGTAATAAAAAAGGTTCATCGTGGAGATATTATGAAAAGTTTTTGAGTAAATATCCTGAGATAGCAGAGAAGTATTTTCATATGAAGTGGAATTATTCCAATAGGAACAGTTAAGAGGTACATAAAATTTTGGAGATTAAAAAGTATTATATATTGGAAATTGAAAACGATTTTGGAAGAATTTTTGTTAGAGAAAGCGACTTAAAGAATTATCCAATGATTGCAGTATAATAAATTCAGAATTGATATTTTAGAGAGGAAAATAAAGCGTAGATATTTAATTGAAATACCTACTTTTACTGATAATGAATAACAAAAAATATAATATTATTTATGCAGATCCTCCTTGGGATTATGGTAATACAAAAAATCTAAATGGAAAATTTTGGGGGATAGCAGACAAACATTATGATGTTATGAAGTTTAAAGACATTTGTAGTTTACCAATACAAAATATTGCAGCTAATGATTGCTATTTGTTTCTTTGGGTCACATCACCTTTTCTTGAAAAAGCTTTTGAAGTGATTAAATCTTGGGGATTTAAGTATGCAACTGTAGGATTTGTATGGATAAAAATGTTAAATGATATGTCTGCTATAAGAGAAGATGGATTAGGTAAATATACTATTTCTAATGCAGAATATTGTTTAATAGCTAGAAATGGTAAGTATTGGAGAGAGGCAAGAAATGTAAAACAAGTTATACAATATCCAAAGACAATACATAGTGCTAAACCTCCTGAAATCAGAGATAGAATCGTTTCATTATGTGGAGGTTTACCTAGAGTAGAGCTATTTGCTAGAGATATATGTAAAGGGTGGGATAGTATTGGTAATAAAATTGATGGTAATGATATCAGAAATATTATTAAATAAGTAATAAAATTAGAGCTTTAAAAGAAGAATTATAAAGCGAAAAGAGCGATGGTAGCCTTAAAGATTAATCGCTCTTAGTAGTTTAATGCACGAACCAGTAATTAAATAGAGTGAAAGTAAACTGAGTCAAGCAGAAAGTATTTTAAAATGTTTTCCTAAAGAAATAGATACATACTATGAATCGTTTTGTGGAGTGCTTCAGTTCTCAGAAGATTGTTAGATAGCGATATAAAAGTAAATCATTATATATGTAGTAACTTAAATAGTAATCTAATTGATTTATGGAATGAATTTATTAATTGCCCCCACTCAGTTTATGTTTATTATAAAAGACTTTGGAATTGGTTAAGAAATTTGTGTTGTCCTTTGATGGCATTAGTGATGAAAAAATAATACATAGAATGTACCAAAGAACATTTATTCAAGGCATGAGCATTTATTAAATAGTAATAGTAATTTTAAAACAAATATTGGTAAATTAAAAGCTAGTATTGTCTATGAAAGTATATATATAACATAGTTTAAAATCATTAGATTTATAATGGAAAAAATAAGTTTGCAAACAAAAATAAATTATGAAAGGTAAGGATATGGAAAATGATTTAGTTACTAAAGGTTCCGTTTTGAAACTGATTGAAGATATCAAACAGAATCCAGAGATACCAAAAAACTATGGAACCCTTTTAGATATCATGAGAGTAATCGGAAAAATGCCGACTGCTTATGATGTGGATAAAGTTATAGAAACTTTTGAAACATATAAATCCCAGCAATTTCAAAATGAGATGTTAAGTGATAATGAAAAATGGTTAGTTCAGAGAGTAATTGATGAATGTACGAACATTGTGAAACCAAAATGAGTAAAGGAAAACTTTATAGAAAAAGGATTAGATTTTAATATTAAATGTAAAAAACTATATTTGGAAGAGGAATTACTTGATTATAATGACATAACACCATTTTTGTATGCAAAAATAATATAGAATATATTAACAGATCAAGTATTATCACATATTAAAAAATTCATGACACATTTTTATTAAAATAATTATTTAATATGTTATTAGAACGAGTAAATTTTAATGAAAATGTTTTAAATAGAATTACTTTCATTTTGAATAATGATAAATTAGGGGCTATTTTCTGAAAATTACTTTAATGGAATTGAGATAGTCAAAACATTATACAGGAATTTAAAGAGGTGAGTTAGTGAATATACAAATAAGTAATAACAATAATTGTAGGAATTATAATAAAACAAATGTATGTAAATATCAAGAGAATGTTATTAAAGAAATAGAAAAGATTATTAGTGATGTAGATAAATTGGAATTACCTTTATTAGTAAATATTAACTGTACAGAATATTCTGGCAAAGGGTTGAGCGTAATTAGATAGTTGGCTTATAACTATAGAGAGTAATGGAATAAAGAATAATTAAGTAAACAAAATCTAAATAAAAATCATAGAAAATTTCCACAATTACAATTTAACCGTTATATCAGTTTTGGGTGGTAAACAGCATACCCTTGGTTAAAGTTTGCCATAAATCACTGTTTAATATAGAGTTAACTCCATGTTCCAGTCTGTGAGGACTGTTGATATTATATAAAAAGAAAAAACTTTTAAATAATTTTATTTTACAGGAGGATATTAAATTGAAAGAATTAATAAACAGAGTAATAGTAACAGGTAAATTAGTAAAGAGTACTCTTGAAGAATTTCAAACTAAAAAAGGTGAAGATGCTATTGGTGGCAGTCTTGTGTTAAGAACAGACGACAATAGTGAACATGAGATTAGATTTTTTGCTTACAAATTTAAAAAGGATGAGAATAAAAATTTCACAGCAGAAGAGAGTTATTTTTATCAGAAGTACATGGATGCAAGGAATCATTTGAAGGATATTGAGCATTGTTCAGAAGGCGAAAATCCAGATATTATTTCTATTACAGATGGTATGTTCACAGATAATGATTTTAAGGGAAATGATGGGAATATAGTTTCTACAAATACTATTTCCGCAAGATTTATTAATAAGGTTGAGCCAAAAGATTATGATTCTACTGTATTAGAAGCAAAGTTTGAAGTAGAAGGAATTATTGAAAAAATTGAAGAAGAGGTCATTAAAAATGTTCCTAGTGGGAATCTAATAGTAATTATGGATGCTATTGGACAAACTACGGATGGATTCGGCAAAGATGCAGTTTATTCAGCAGATAAGTTTATTCCTATAAAGATGGTAGTTGATAAGTCTATGGCTAACGCATTTAGACAGGCTGGATATTACGAAGGTGCTTTTACAAAATTTGTCGGTACTATAATTAATTCTGTTGAAATTACTAAGCAGGTAGAAAAAGCTACATTTGGTACAGACATTGAAAAGGAAGTAAAAAGTTATATTCGTAAGAATGAAATCAAATCTGGTACAGCAGTTAGTACAATTTTTGAGTATGAACTTACTCAGGAAATTGTAGATGCATTAAAGACAAAACGGAAAGTTAAATTAGCAGAAATTAAAAGTGGAAATACAGGTGAAACAGAAACAGCGGCAGGATTTGAAAAAGATACAAGCAGACCAGCTCCACAGATTACATATAATCCATTTGCACAGCACTAATTATACACGAAGCCTATCTGAGGAATCTCAGATAGGTGATTAGCAAAGATTAATTATAGAGGAGATAATAAATAATTTATGATTGGAAATTTGTTAGATTTAACACCCAATAAGGTATCTATAGATTTAACTCAGTATTCAACTGTTCTTATGGGAGATACAGGTGTCGGCAAAACAACTACGCTTATGAAATTCTTGAAAGAGTTAATTCCTGATAAGGAACCGTTTTTCTTAGAATTTGAAGATAGATTTCAGAATATCCCAGGTATTATGGCAGTTAAGATTGATACAATGTCTGATTTTAAATCAGTTATTGGTCAGTTGAAAAATCCTGTATTAAAAGAAAAGTTTTCCTGTATCGTAATTGATACCTTGGATAAATATGAGGAGTTCTGTGAGAGATATGTATTAGAAAATAGGGATGCTGAAATTCTTAAAGATGTTGGTGGTTACGGTGAAGGGGCATTACGTTTCAAAAGTGCTTTAAGAAATATTGGTGTAATTCAGAGTCTTGGCTATACTGTCCATTTTATTGCCCAGTCAAGTCATTCTAAAGATTTTGATACAAAGAAAGAGAGTGATTCTCTAAAGTTAAATAAGAATACTTTTTCATACTGTAGAGAAGCAGCTTTCTTGGTAGGCTATATGTATACCGATGTGAAGGGAGAAAGGTTTATCACTTTTAAAAAATCTGATAAGTATCCCGATCTTAAAGATACATTTGGTTTACCAGATAAAATCAATGTTAAAGATTTGAAATCTGTATGGACAAAGGCTGTTGAAGGTTTAGGTAAAGATTTTATAACAAAAGAAAAAACTATTGATAAGACAGCACCAGTTGAAGATTTTGAATCTATCAAATCAAGGGGAGTTGAATTAGGAGGTTTACTAGCATCCAATGGTCATTTAGCTGAAGCAACAGCAATATTGCAGAAAAACCTCGGACTTGACGAGAACGGAAATGTAAAGATGTTTGACACCTTAAGAGATACACAGCTTGACCTAACAAAAGTAATTGTGATGGAACTTGAAGAACTTATTAAGAAGTTCAATATTAAGATAAATTGAGAAGGTAAAGGGAGGTTTCCCCTCCCTTTTGCGTATAGTAGGTGCATATGGCAAGATTATCAATATGTAAAAATTGTGGTAGAAAATTACAACCAGAAGAAAGATATATTCATGCTTCAAAAACATATTGCGAAGAATGTTATCAAAAGATTTTGCAAGAAAGTGATGAGTATAAACAGTTAATAGAATTTATATGTTTAAATTATGAAATTCAAAGACCTACAGGACTTATGCTGAAACAGATAAAGGATATGAAAACAGATTTTGGCTGGTCTTATGCTGCCATGACCTATACATTATGGTATTACAAAGAAATATTAGGAAAACAGCTAATTGAAAAATACGGAGTTGCTTTAGTGAAACATTTTTATGAAGAAGCAAGTGGCTATTACTCACAACAAGAACAGATTAAAAATCAAATGAAAAAGTTAAAAAATGTAGAACTAAAGACTAAAGTCGTTAAGCAAAATAACATAAATAGAATAACCACAAATTCGTTACTTGTTAATTTAGAAAATTTATTGGAAGGTAGTGACTCACATTAATTTTGGTCAACAGGTAGATAAAAAAGCAATATTTTTATTATTCGGGTGTTATTGTATTAATCCACGATTCGTTTTAGATGAAAAATTTGTAACAAATGCAAATGACTATCCAGAAAATTTTCATAAGATGATATGGGGAGCATTAGTAAACATTGTTAAAAAAGGGAATATTGAAAAAATTTCTTCCCTTGATATAGAGAATGAGATAGCACAAATAGCGACAGCAACTTCTCTGTGGAAAAATAATAATGGTTGGGATTATATAGAAGAAGCAATCTCTATGGCTTCTGATAAGCTGATGAACATTGGTAAATATCATGACGATGTACGAAAGTATTCTATTATAAGAAACGCATTTGAAGAATTTAAAATGGATATTACCTTTATTTATGATGAGTCAGACGAAAGTAAGATTGAAAAATTTAACGAATTGACCAGTTCTGATGTATTAAATGCTTTCACAAATAGATTTTTAGATTTTAAATCTATGTGGAAAAATGTTTTTGGAGATAATTATGCATTTAAAGTTGGAGATGATATAAAAAACAGGTTAAAAGAACATAAAGAACAAGAAAATACATATGGTTATCCGTTCCAATCAGGATATCTTACTACTGTATATAGAGGGATGAGACGTAAGAAGTTTATCATCAGAAGTTCTATAAGTGGTGGAGGTAAATCAAGAAGTTCTCTTGCTGATGGCTGCAATATGGTATCTGATAGAATCTATGATTGGAATAAGCACGAATGGATTTCTACTGGTGAAGCACAAAAAGTTTTATTTATATCTACAGAATTAGAGAAGGAAGAAATTCAGGATATTGTTCTTGCTCATGTTAGTGGGATAGATCAGGAAAGAATTGAAACATGGGATAGCATAACCAAAGAAGAAGAACAGGTTTTAGATAAATCGGCGGAATATATAGAAAGATATGAATATTACATTGAGTATATGCCGGATTTCACAATAGATTTAATAACAGAAACTATTGAAAGATACATCATTAATTATGGCATTTATGCGTGTTTCTTTGATTATATCAACGATTCTCCATCTTTATATGAGTATTATTACAATAAAACACACACTAGGTTAGCAACCCATCAAATTCTCTTTTTATTCAGTGCTTCATTAAAATCTATAGCAAATAAATTTAATATATATCTCGGCTCTGCAACACAGCTCAATGATACGTACAAAGACGAAAATAGTAAGGACGCTGGAGCCTTAAAAGGATCAAAGGCTATTATTGAAAAAGCAGATGGTGGAATTCTTGCATTACCTGTTACACAAAAAGACCTCAAAAAATTAAAACCAATATTAGAATCAGAAGGAAAGTTTGGAACATTGGTTCCTAATATGGCATATTATATCTTCAAAAATCGTGGTGGAAAATGGAAGGTGATTATAATATGGACAAAATTGAATCTGGGAACTATGAGAGAAAGTGATTGTTTTGTTACAGATTATAATTATCAGTTGATTCCAGATATTGAGAAGACAATTATTAATTTCTCTTTTGAAGATGTTGGAGAGGTACATATTATTGAGGGTGATGAAGCAATATCTGGATCAGAATTAGCAATGGAATTATCAAAGACTACAGTATAGGGAGGTATTTATATGACCGCCCAAGAATTAAAGGAGAAGTTATCTGAAGAAGATATTAGAGAGTTGCTTACTGAAATGGGGGCAACTTTCTATTACGAAGATGATAATATGTGGATTACTAATACTATATGTCATCATGGGACAAAACCTAAATTGTATTATTATAAAGACTCGAAGAGTTTTCATTGTTATACGGAATGTGGACAAATGGATATTATTGGAGTTGTTATGGGATTTAAAGGTTATGAGCAGGAAGAATTTCAAAAAGCAATCAATTGGATATGTATAAAACTGAATATTGATAATTGTAAATATGGATTTGGAAAGCAAGAACAAATCTCAGATTGGGAGTTCATCAGAAAGTATAAACGAATAAGCAAAAAAGAAATAGAAATAGAAGCTAAACCTTTGATTCCATATGATAAAAATATTTTACGAATATTTCAAAAGTTATACACTCAGGATTGGATCAAAGATGGGATATCAATTGATACTATGGAGAAATACAATATTATGTATTCTACATGGCAGCAAAAAATTATTATTCCTCATTTTGATATAAATAATCAACTAATAGGGGTGAGGGGACGTTCTTTAGTAAATGAAGATATAGAATTATTTGGGAAATATACTCCGTTTAAAGTTGGTAGAAAATTTTATAATCATTCTCTTGGCCAGAATCTATTTGGATTGAATCATAATATGAAAGCGATTCAGACAAAAAGAAAAATTATGTTAGTAGAAGCTGAAAAATCAGTATTCCAAACTGACACAATGTTTGGGGAAGACAATTTTACAGTTGCTTTATGTGGGAGTAATCTTACGGATTATCAACATAGATTAATTTTAAATCTTGGTGTAAGAGAAGTAATAATTGCATTAGATAAGCAATATCAAACATTGGACTCTGAAGAATGTAAGAAATGGGCTAAACACATAAAAGATAAAATTATTGATAAATTATCTGCATATTTTTGTGTAAGTGTAATTTGGGATTCTAATGATTTATTAAATTATAAAGATTCTCCAACAGATAGAGGAAAGGACATTTTATTACAGCTAATGAAACAAAAAATATATGTTCCTACAAATAATTAAATGAGGTGAATAAAATAAAGGAAAAATGCAAAGTTTACAAACATGAAAATTTATTGAATGGAAAAGTGTATATAGGAATAACATCAAAAACTTAAAAAGGAGAGATTTATTGAGTTTTAAAATTGATGTACTTGGAAAGATAAGATTCGGAAATGAACTTGAAGATATTTTGAGATTGAAAGGAATAACAGATATTAACTCCTTTCTTCATCCAACTATAAAGAATACAGAAAGCGAGTTACTATTTGATAATATTGAAACAGCAAGAGATATTCTTACTAATCATATTTCAAATAACAATGTGATAGATTTACTGGTTGACTGTGACTGCGATGGTTATACGTCGGCAGCAAACATTTATCAATATATAAAAAGAATCAAACCATCAATAGAAATAAGGTGTTTTATTCATAAAGGAAAGATACATGGTTTAAAAGATGTTGTAGATTTCATGCTTTTAGATAATGCAAAATTAGTAATTATTCCAGATGCCGGTTCTGGGGATGTGAAAGAGTGTAAAAAGTTAAAAGAAAGTGGTAAAGAAGTAATTATCCTAGATCATCATAATATTAAAAATAAAGATAACTCTGTCCCTAATAATCCAGCAATTGTTGTAAATAATCAATATTCATCAAGAGTTACAGATAAAGCTATGACAGGAGTTGGTATTACATATAAATTCACAAAACTGTTGGATAAATATTATGGTGTTGATTATGCAGACGATTATCTGGATTTAGTAGCGCTTGGAATGATTGGCGATAGAGCAGATACTTTAAATTTACAGACAAGATATTTGATTTTAAATGGATTAGATCAAATAAAGAATAAGACAAATAAGAATAAATTAATTTCTATTTTTGTAGATGCTCAAATGTATTCAATGAATAATACGGTAACAATCAATGGAATAGGGTTTTACGTTTGTCCTTTAATAAACTCTATGATACGTTTGGGACAATATCAAGATAAATGCTATATGTTTGAGGCATTATGTAATTCCGATAAACTGTTAGAAAGAAAAGTCAAAGGTAAAGGAATAGTTACTATGACCATTCAGGAATATATTTTAAAGGCTTGCCAATCTTCAAATAGAAAACAGAAAAAAATGACAGAAGAAAGTGCGGATATACTATCTGAAGAGATTGAAAAATATAAAATGGATAAATTACCGATTTTGATATGCAATGCTAGAGATGATGTTGATAGTAATTCTATTGGACTGATTGCAAATAGATTATCAGATCAGTATCAAAGACCATGTTTATTAATGAGAAGAAAAGATGATATATGCAAGGGAAGTGGACGAGGCTATGACAAGTGTGAAATATTAGATTTTAATAAATGGTGTAAAGATACAGGCTTATTTAATATGGTAGATGGACATCCAGGAGCATTTGGATGTGAAATATCTTTTGAAAACACCAACAAGTTATTTCAACTATTATCAACTATGAATCGAATTGATGAACCAACATATCATGTTTACAATATATATGATGCAGATAAATTACATGACCAGATTATTAAAAATGTTGCTAAGTATAATTATATATGGGGGACTACAGTACAAGAGCCTATTTTTTATATTAAAAATGTTCCATGTAATAAATACAATTTAAACTTAATAGGTTCAAAACAGAATAAAATAGAATTTACATATCATAATATCAAGTTTACAAAACAAACAAAGGGAACTTCATTAGCTGCATTGTATAAAGAAATATTAAATGTAGGTGAAAATATCGAATTTGATATAGTTGGTAGATTTTCTATTGATATGAAGTGTAATAAAACTGCACAGGTATTAGTTGATGATTGGATTTTTCATAAAGGTGATAGAATACAAGGCTTTGGATTTTGTTAAAGGGGATGAGCAATGATTGATAGATAAAAATAAAATTTGGGGATATGACTTTGAGGTGTACTCAAAAATTAATTGGTGGTGTGTTACCTTTATCAATTATTCATATAGAAATAATATCATCACCATTATTAATAATAGACAAAATCTTGTTAAATTTTATGAAAAACACAATAACGAGATTTTTGTTTCATATAACGGTAGGCAATATGATACAGGTATATTTAAAGCTATTTTGGATGGAATGAATGTTGGATACATAAATGACAAGTTGATTAAGGAGGGTAAAAAACCATTTCAAGTAGTTAGAAACTCAAGGAATTATCCTTTAAATGACTATGATGCAATTCTGAAAGATAAGTCGTTAAAACAGTTAGAAGCATTTATGGGAGATGATATTAGAGAAACCGAAGTAGATTTTAATATTGATAGACCATTAACAGAAAAAGAAATTGAGCAAACAAAATTTTACAATATTCATGACGTTTTAGAGCTACTCAAGGTACTTGATGAATGTTGGGATGATTTTGAAGGTCAATTAGATATCATTGAACTTTATAATTTGGATATGTCTTACTTTACAAAGACAAAAGTACAATTGGCTGCAAAAATTCTCAATGCAGTTGATCAACACACAATGGATGATGAATTTGATATAAGGCTTCCAGAAACTATAAAATTATCGGATAAATACAAATTTATTCCAGAATGGTATATCAATCCTAAAAATTGGAGATATAAAGAACATCTTTGTTCTGAGGACAATCAACATAACAATCAGTTGTGTTGTATTGTTGCAGGTATTCCTCATGTATTTGCTTGGGGAGGATGTCATGGAGCAGATGATAATGAATCTGTATTTGAAGGAATTATATTACACGCTGATGTATCAAGTATGTATCCGACTACTGATATTGAATATAACCTTTTAAGTAGGAAATTTAAAAATCCTGATGATTTTAGAAAGATGAGAGATTTCAGGTTGAATTTAAAAGCGAAGGGAAATTCAAAAAACAAATCCTTGAAACCTATGATAAATGGTATTTATGGAGCATCAAAAGATAGAAATGGAGCAATTTACGATCCATTAATGGCGAATCTTACGTGTATTTTTGGTCAGTTGTTTATATTAGATTTAATTGATAAGCTAGAACCTTATTGTAGATTATTGCAGACAAATACAGATGGTATATTTGTTCTTTGTGAAAATGAACAAATGAAGAATAAAGTAATCGAAATCACAAATTCTGTAGGGAAGAGACTCCGAATGGAATTTGAAATTAAAGAATATACAAAACTTATTCAGAAAGATGTAAATAACTACATAGCTGTTATGAAAAATGGAAAACTTGAATGTAAAGGAGCAATGGTTAAGAAAAATAAGCCTATTGATAATGATTTGCCAATTCTAAATGATGCTGTTAGAGATTATCTTGCAAATGGAAAACCAATAGAACAGACTATAAATGAGTGTAATGAATTAATCAAATTTCAGAAAATTATTAAATTATCATCAAAATATAAGGAAGTTTGGTATGGAACTGGTGTATATAGCAAGGTTGCAGATGGTACTACAAAAGTTATAAGTATTGAGGGTGATTTATTAAAGGGTAAAGTACATAGAGTGTTTGCCAGCACGAAGGAAACAGATGGTTCTATTTATAAATTGAAAATAGAAAAAGGTGCCAGATCTTATGAAAAATTTGCCAATACGCCAGATAATTTGTTTATTGATAATGAAGACATTCATAATAAAGAAATACCAGAGTATTTGGATAGAGACTATTACATTAATGAAGCAAAAAAAAGAGTTGAAATGTTTCTAACAAAAGATGAAGATAAGGTTGATGAGACTCCAAATATTTTATTCAAATGCATGTGTGAAAGTAATGATTTTTATACATTCTTAGAGAAGTGTAAAGAGAGGGGAATTACAAAAAAAGTTTTGGAAGGATATTTGATTGCTGACTGCTGTAATAATTATGGAAAAACAGATAAATTGTTAAGATTCAGAGACTATTTTGAATTGTTATATGCAAAAGATAACATAACAATTACTACTTTAAATAAAAGGTTTCAAGATGAAAATGTGAAAAATATTATTATTAAAAATGCTGAATTGACAAAGAGTGGGAAGTCTTATAATAACCTTAACTCTAAGAAAACATTGTTTGAAATTTTTGATTATCTTGAAGATAGACATATCAATCCTTATTTAATAATGAAAACTCAGGTAAATAAATTTAATGAAGTAAGATTTAAAGATGAAGCACTAAAGGATAACAGATGGTTTGTATTAAATACTCGCAATGTTATTGCTCCAAATCTTATTTTATATAATATGAAAACTGGTGAAATCCAGTACAGAAAAATAAGAAAAGAAATATTCAAAATTTTACCATTACAAGATGGTGACATTATTGATGTAATTAGTTCAGAAAAGGAATTTGCAAAGAAAATTATAGGTAAAGATGATAATGGAATTAATATTATTGCTGCTGATATTAATAAAGAGCTTGATGTAATTACTCGATATGATTTGGTTTATAGGGATTACAGTAAAGGAAATTCATTAATAGAGAATTGTGAGGTGTGTTAGTGGAAGAAGAAAGGATTATAAAAATTGAAGGAACTTTAGATAGAATTTTTTATCCAAAGTATGTAAAAAAAGTTGATTCAGGAGAATTTGCAATTTTTAGAGTTTTCATTACAAAAAGATTAGAAAATTGTGAGGATGAAATAGAAGATATAAAAATAAAAGGCAATGTGTGTACTTTAGAATATGGAACTACTTATAAAATATTTGCTAAATTGGTTGAGACACATGAGATTTATGGAAATACATATGATTTAGTTTATATAAGTAAATGTATAGACATATCCAGCAAGGATAAGCAGAAAGAATTTTTAAAAAATGTATTGAATGAAAATTTGGTAGAAAAATTGTTTGATGAATATGATGATGTTATCAAACTATTAGAGGAGAAAGATATAAAATCCCTTATGAAAATCAAAGGAATTGGTAATCAGGTAGCATTAAAAATGATTGATGAATATGAGGAATCTAAAGATTACAGTGCAATTTATATGGAATTGGGGCAACTTGGATTAACTCATACATTCATTAAAAAACTTGTAGACTTTTATCATTCACCAGATATAGTAATTGATGTTGTTAGAAATAATCCTTACGATCTTGTCCGTGTGGATGGGGTTGGCTTTAAAAAGGCTGATGAAGTTGCTTGCAAAGTAGGTATCGGACAGTATGATATTTGCAGAATTAAGGGATTCCTCTTACATCATTTGAATGAGCAGGGAGAAGCAGGAAAAAGTTATCTGAATTATCAGGAACTAATGAAAGCATTATATGATACTTTAGGATTTGTTCCTGAAGAAATAATTAATACAACAGCAAAACAGATGATTGAAAATGGGGATGTAGTAGTTTTGGATAATGGATCTAAAATAGCATTAAAAAGATTTTATGATTTAGAGAAAAATATAATGACAGAATTGCTTAGATTACAGATAGGTAAAATAAAAATTATAGAAGAGAATAGTGAAAGTGATCAGGAATCAGAGTTACATAGTGATTATATACCAAAGCCATTCAACATTGGTAATTGGAATACAGTAATTAAAAAAGTAGAAGAAAAGCAGGGTTTCACATTCACAGAAGAACAGCTAAGTGCTATCAAATTAAGTTTGGATAATCATGTTATGGCATTAACCGGTTTGGCTGGGGCAGGCAAAACAAGTACAGCTAATGGGATATGTTCATTGTATGATAACTATAATATTTTAGCATGTGCATTATCTGGAAAAGCAAGTGTCAGAATTACAGAAGCGACAGGATTACCAGCATGTACAATTCATAGAGCTTTGGGATATCAAAATGAAAAGTTTATATTCAATAAGGAAAACAAATTAGCAGTAGATATTGTTCTTATTGATGAAGCAACCATGATAAATGGAACACTGTTTTTATCTTTATTAGAAGCTATTCCCACAGGAGCAAAAGTGATTATCATGGGGGATGTGCAACAGTTGACTCCGATTGGAAATTGTCAAGTGTTTGCTGATATTTTAGATAGTAATGTATTACCTGTGGTTAAACTGACAAAACCACATAGACAAGCCTTAATGAGTGGTATTATTCCTACTTCAATCAAAGTAGCAAATCAGGAACAAATTTTTGCAAATAGTTTTGAGGGAAATAAAATTTTAGGTGAATTAAAAGACATGGAACTTGATGTTACAGGGAATAAGGAATCAAGAATAGATAGCATTATTTCACATTTCCAGACAGAAATGGATAAATACCATGATATTATAGAAGTCCAGATATGTGTTCCCATGAGATTAAAGGGAGAGTTATCTTGTTATAATTTGAATACAAAAATACAAGATATTTATAATCCCAAATTTGTTGATGATAATGAAATCGAAATCCTTTTAGAGAAGAAAAATGAAGAGGTAAAAAAGTATCATATTAGAGTAGGTGATAAAGTCTTAAATACGAAAAATAATTATAAATGTATCAATGCAGATGGAGATACAACACCTGTGTTTAATGGGAATATTGGTATTGTAAAAGAGATTGAAGATAATGGTTATTGTACGATAGATTTTGTTGGAATTGGAGAAGTGATATTTAGTAAGGCTGATGCTAAAAATCTTGAATTAGCTTATGCCTGTACAATTCATAAATGCATTACAGAAGATACATGGCTATATACATCAAATGGTTTAATGCAGTTAAAAGATTTCAACAATAATGCAGATGAATATGAAAGTAAAAAAATTAACACAGGTGTTAAAGTATTTAATGGAGAATACATGGAAATACCAGAAAATTTTTATAATGCTGGAATATCAAAATGTAAGAAAATAACTACCCAAAGAGGTTATTCACTTACTGCGACAGAAGACCACAGATTAGATGTATTGTGTGAAAATGGTATGATTGAATGTAAACATGTATCTGAAATTTCAAATAAAGACTATGTTGTTGTTCAAAGAGGTTCTAATGTCTATGGGAATACAGTAAAATTGCCTTCAAAAATGTATGTAGATGAAAATAAACTTGATATAAGGGTAATAAAATATAAAACTCCTAAATATTTAACAAATGAATTTGCCAGGTTTTTAGGATATATGGTTGCAGATGGGGTAATTTGCAAAAGTGGGTTAAAATATAAAAAAAACCATAAAAGTATAGTCATAGATTTTGAAAACACTGTGTATGAAGTATTTGGCTATAAATCAACTCGTGAGCCTCAAAATGTGTTACTTGACAGAAGAATGGGAGGAATGTATTTATCTGAAATCAATTCAGTATTTATCAGAGAGTTTTGTAAGAAAGTTGATGGTATTCAACCAAACGATAAATATGTTCCAAAATGTATCCTTTCAGCACCAAAACAATACCAAATTGAATTTTTGAGAGGTGTATTTGAAAATGGAACAGTATGTTTAAAGAGAGGTAAGTTTGACCATATCTCATTTACAGCTAAAGAAGAATTGTTAATAAACCAAATTCAAATGATGCTGTTGAATATAGGGATTATAACTACAAAATATCCCAGAGTACAAAATGGTTTTTTGTCATTTACATTATACATATATGGCAAAAATTATGATAGGTTTATTAAAAATATAGGTTTTATAAGTAATGTAAAAGCAAAAAAATTTTTGAAATATTACGAGAAAGGATATTTAGACAATGATAGTTATACTATCCCATATATAACAAAAATTATAAGGAACATTATAAATGACAATCATTGGAACATTTCACATATTGATTCTAAATTATCTTCAATTTGTTCTAATGGACAAATTAGTTACATGATGTTGGGAAGATTTTTAAATTATTGTAAAATTAAAGGATTTAATGACCAACGTATTGAATATTTGACTGACATTTATAATAACACAGATATTGAAAAAATAAATACTATAGAAGAGGTAACAAAACATACTTACTGTATAGAAATGCCAATTTCCCATAAGTTTATACAAAATGGCATAAGAGGATGGAATTGTCAAGGTAGTGGTTTTACGTCTACTATTGTGGGAATGGACACAGGAAGTTACATAATGAATAATTCAGAGTTACTTTATACAGCAATAACCAGAGCGAAAAAATATTGTGTATTAGTTGGTAACAATTATGCTATTTCAAAGGCAATTCAGACAAAAGAAGTAAAAACAAAGCAAACATTTTTAAGAGATATGTTGTTAGAAAATAGTTATAGATTGAAAGAAGTTGTATAGGAGGATGATAAATGGCAACCTTATATGAATTAACAGGAGAGTTTCTTTAACTTATGAATATGCTAGAGGACGAAGAGTGTGATGAGCAGTGTATCATGGATACATTGGAATCTGTAGAATATGAAATTGAGGATAAAGCAGATGGATATGCCAAGATTATCAAATCGTTAGAATCTAATGTGAATGGATTATCAAAAGAAGCTGATAGACTAACAGCACGAAAGAAGATATATGAAAATAGAATTAAATGGTTGAAACAGAATCTTGAAATGTCCATGAGAGCTATTGGAAAGAGAAAATTCACAACAAATTTATTTTCATTCAATATTCAAAAGAATGGTGGAAAAAGAAAACTTGTAGTTGATGTAGATGTAGAAAAAGTACCAGAACAATATAGAATTAAGCAGCCAGATGCTATTGATGGAGAAGCTATCAGAGAATATTTAAAAGAAAATGGTTTTGAGGGACATGACGGATCACTTAATTGTGAATTTGCACATTTAGAGCCATAGGGAGAGAGTTTAAGGATTAGATAGCATAAAAATAGTCTATATATAGCGGATTTAAAACCGCTATATATAAACGGATACAGTAATGAAATGGGACCCTTATCAATAAGTTATAGTTACAAATATTTTAAATTTAAAGGTTTTAATAACGAAGATGTCTTGCCGCTTCATTAAGAGTTTTACCAACATTAGTAGCACAATGAGGAGCTAATTCTTGCATCGCTTGAGCAGCTTGTTGTATATTTTCTTGCTCCAATAAACGTAGGATATCAGCAGCAGCTCCTGGATGTGAAGCATAAGCGGCCCTTGCAGCTTTAATAGCTTCTGGAATAGCTTTTATACCAAGAAAAGAAATAACAGTGATAATAGGTAACATAAAGATTCTCCTTTCTTTAAAATAAATTAAGTTTATCGATTTTTACATATTGTAATCTATATCGGATAAATTAAAAATTACTTAAGAAAAAAAAGAAATAAGAATAATATAAATATTTTCAAATTTAATATAGTTTAGAAAAGTATAACAAAGAAACTACTTTTAATTGTAGAAAAGAAAAGGAGTCCAAACACATGAGTTTAATAGGATATGCATTAAGAATGGCAAAACAATATTATGAGCCGAAGACATACGCTCATGCACTTAGAGTAGCTGCTCATATAGCAGATAATAGTATGATTCCAGATGATAAAATGGATTTATGTATCTCATTAGGGATAATGCATGATTTAATTAAGGATACTTTATATCCACAATTTAATAATATACCTGTTATGTTACAACAAGGGTTGAGAAATATTACAAAATCCCAAGATGAAAATTATATTGATTACATAAAAAACATTGCAAAAAATAAAAATCAATGCCCTGAAGCATACTGGGTAAAATTAGCAGATATAAAAGATCATCTTATTCAAACTAAAACATTAACAGATGAGTTAAAAGAAAAATATTTACTAGCATTACCATATTTATTGTAATACTTAAATCAATTCTTTTATTTGAGGAAAAATTAAGATGTATAATATTGTAATTACAAAATGTATGAAAATAAAGCATTAAAGAAGATATTAGAAATAGAGAATTTATATAAAAATGCTTCAACTATTCTATAAAATAATTGAAGCACTATAATTAAGGCGCTAACTGTTGAAATATATTATTAAATGTATCCAGTGAAGTATCAAGAATATCAGTTGTATTTGTTACTTCAATAGTTATGAAATCTTCTGGTTTATGAGCTTCATATACACCAGCACTATTTTCAATAGAAGCATATATAGTCCAAGTACCACATTCTCCATAAAAATGATATAAATTATTTTCATCATCATTAGGAGTATATATCTTTCCAGAAGGAGATTTACCATAGATTTGAATATTAGTAATATCCTTATCATATGGAGTAACATAAACAAAGGCATAGGAATCTATAGATAGTTAGTGAACTGATATTGTATACCCAATAGGAGGTGATTTAACGATAATATTACATTCCGCAATTTCAGTACTGTTGTTTTTAGAAGCTTGAGCAATAATAGTTGCGTTTCCATCAGCTAATGCAGTAACTGTTCCATTTTGATCAACAGTAGCAACAGAATTATTACTTGAACTCCAAAGTACATTACTATTTGTGGAATTATTAGAATACAATACTGTTGCAATTAAAGTATGTGTATCATTAATATGCATATTTAATATTTCTTCACTAAGAGTTACTTTAGTTATTATAATAGATTTTTGTTTGTATATATAGAAACATACTACTAAAGTACAACATATACATGCAAAGGCTAGGATACATATATTACAAAAAGTTTTATTTTTAAATTTATCAAGTAATTTTTTAATATCAATGCTGATACCAAATATAGAAAAAATATTTGCTATAATACCTATTATTGTTTCTATCAAATTATCACCACCTATTAAATTTAATTCTAACACATTATCAATAAACTGTAAATGGTTAAAAAGGAGAACATAGTTGAAAGAAGTAATTAAATTATTTAGACAGATTCAGAAAACAAGTAGTTTAAATGATAAGAAGTTAATTATTATTCAGAATAAAGATAATGGACTATTCAAAAAATGCCTTCGTTTTTTACTAGATAAAAATATTGTAACAGGGATTAGTAGTCCCAGACTTAATAGAATCAATAGGGATACACTAAAAGATAAAGCGACACAAAAGCTAAATTCTTTTGAAAAAGTAATAGATTATCTTGCGTATCATAATACTGGTAGAGATGAGGATATTGCAAATGTAAAAAGTTTTATTTATGACAATTATGATAACAATAATGAGTTTATATTTTACATTCTGATGATTACAAAAAAATATAGGCTTGGTGTAGATGCAAAATTTGTAAATAAATGTATTCCTGGATTAATTCCTACATGGGAAGTACAACAGGCATATCCATTATCTGATAAGAATGAACCCAAGGAAGGTGACTGGTTTGCACTATCTCAAAAATTGAATGGTAGCAATAATGGTATTTTAGATGGAAAATGTATTAGTAGACAAGGCAAAGAATTTTCTGGATTAACACATATCCTTTCAGATATTAACAAGATATCACTCAAAAATATGTTTTTTAATGGGGAGCTGATTAGGAAAAATATAGATAATGTTTCAGATACTGAGAACTTTCAGATTGGAACAGGAATTATAAATTCAGATGATACAGATAAATCTTGTATTAAATTTGTGATTTATGAAATGTTTCCAAGAGAAGAATTCATTAAAGGTGAAAGTAAACTTACATATAAACAAAGAAGAGAAAAATATCTTAATCCATTATCAAAAGAGATTTCTAAATTAGGTTTAGAGAATATAGAGGTAGTACCACTTGTATATGAAGGAACTGACAGATCTAAAATTCAAGAGTTTTTAACTAAGGCTGATTCAAATGGCTGGGAAGGGCTTATGCTCAATAAAGATACTAAATGGAAAAATAAAAGAAATAATGGAATTTTAAAAGTAAAATCTTTTAAACATGCAGATATTCTTTGTATAGATATTCTTGAAGGAAAAGGAAAGTACAAAGGCACTTTAGGCTTAATTAAATGTAATTATAAAGGATATGAATTAGGTGTTGGTTCTGGATTTACAGATGAACAAAGACATTATTATTGGAATCATAGACAAGATATCATTGGAAAAATTATTCAGATTAAATATAAAAGTGAAACAAAAAATAAACAAGGAGGTATATCAGTACAATTTCCTATTTTTCAGACAGTTAGAAAGGATAAAACAGAACCAAGTTATAACTAAAGGAAAAAATAGAAATAAAAATTTTATAAAAAATGTTTAATATTTTAGAAAGGAATATTTCAATATATAGAAAATATGGGAAAGATTACTATTTTAGATGAAACGACAAAATATCCAATTACTTTAATTGGAAAGAGAGCAGGTATATGTTGGGGATCAGATATTACAGATGATAAGAAAAATTATAAACGTGGAATAAATTGTATTACATCTAATCATGGAAGAACTCTTGAATATGTAAATGTAGAAATGATTATTGATGGATATTCTGCTAGAGTTATTCGTGAATGGTATACTCATCTTGGTGGTTCACCTACACGCTTACAGGCAAGCACAAGATATATAGATTATGAGCATGGCTTTAATTATGTCGTTCCTGAAAGTATTAGAAATAATGAAAAAAGATATGAAATTTATACAGAAGCAATTCATCAAATTAATAAAGCTCTTGTAAAGTTAGAAGATATTGGGACACCTAGAGAAGATTCAGCATTATTACTTCCATTAGGAATGAGTACTAAAATTGTTGATAAAAGGAATCTTCGTAATCTTGTGGACATGTCACATCAACGTATGTGCAGTAGGGCATATCATGAATATAGAAGATTATTTATAGATATTTGTAGCGAATTATATAAAGTTTCGCAAGAGTGGGAATGGATTGTAGATAATTTGTTTTCACCAGCATGTGGTCAACTGGGGTATTGCCCAGAGAAAAAGTCTTGTGGGAGAGCTTTGAAAAACTTTTTTAAATACATGGAGGAATAAATATTGATCTGTTTAGTGGGTAAAATATGTAGTGGTAAGAATACATTACAAAAACAACTTATTAAAATGGGCATGAATTCAGTTGTAAGTTATACAACTAGACCACCAAGGACAGGAGAAGAACAAGATATAGCATATCATTTCATTACAAAAGAGGATTTCTTTAAAAAAGAACAACAAGGATTTTTTGCTGAAACAACTTCTTATAATGTAGCTACAGGAGATGTATGGTATTACGGAAGTGCAGCAGAAGATTTAACAGATGATAAAGTAATTATAGTAAATCCAGAAGGATTAAAGAAACTTAAAAAAATTGATTCTTTAAATCCAATTGCATTTTACTTAATGGCAGATGAAGAAACTATTTGGAATAGATTAAGAAAACGTGGAGATAACTCATGTGAGGCAAGAAGACGTTTAAACGCAGATGATGAAGATTTTGTTGGAATTGATAAATATATCGATTATGCTATTAGAAATGACTATGGAACTTCATCAGAGGTACTTGCAGAAATAATTTTAAATATTTATAGAAAAGTTAAGAGGTGATACTAATGTTTAACTTTATATTTGGTCTTTTAACTGGATCAATCATAGGAATATTTATCATATCTCTTTGTCAAGCAAATAATGACAATATTAAAGGAGATGATACAGATCAATAAAAAATTTTACCTTTGTGGTGGTATGGCTTTATTTGGAAAAGAAAACTTTTCAGAAGGAAATGAATGGCGAGTTGACATAAAGAGTCAGATTGAAGATATTAGTAATGGAAAAGTAAGCTGTTATAATCCAAATGACCATTTTAATTTTTTAGATAATACTGGATATACAAGTCAGCATGAAATACTGGAATATGATTTATACAGGATACGTAATTCTGATTTAATTGTTGTTAATTTTAATGATCCTAAAAGTATAGGTTCTGCTTGTGAGATAGCTATTGCCTATGATAGAAGAATTCCAATTATAGCATTGTGTGAACATGGTGAAGAAAATATCCTTCATCCATGGTTAAAAGAATTTTGTAATCGTATTTTTACAAATAGAGAAGAACTAATTATCTATATAACTCAACACTATATAAATCAAGATTAAAATTAAAAAGGAGATATTAAATCTATGAGAGAGAAGAACTATATTGTAAATCCTGAAAAAAAGATTGTTGTAGCAATATTAAAAGCTAATACTGATAGTGTAGATGATATGAAAGGTATTGCAGATGAAGTTATTAGGGAGTGTTCAAGAACTACGATTTATGCAATACTTGAGTTAATAGAAAAAGCTGGTGATTTTCATATGTCGAATTTAGATATTCCATATGAAGTATTATACAAAGGAATTGCAAAATGTGATGAGCATGATGAATTTACTGAAGAAATTGGGAAAAAGATTGCCGGAAATAAAGCAGAAATGAAATATCATATTGCTATGGCAAAAAAATATAAAGTACTTGTATCGCTTATTGAAAAGGCTTATGAGGAATTATATGTCTTAGAATGTAAACATGCAAATAAGGCTTTAAAAATTAACAACAATATTAAAAAATATACTGAAAGATAATTGTAATATATGTAAGTATTACTGAAGTAAATACTAAAATCTCATTTTTAACAGTAAAGTAAAAATACATAATGAAAGGGGAACAGAACTCTGGCCAGAGTGATGACATGTCAGTTCTCTCTTAAAAGATGGAGTCAATTAAAAACTATGATGTTTATATAAATGGAATGAGAAAATCTTTAAAAGATAAATTATTTTTTATGAATATGACTGAAGCTGTTGATACCCTGATAGATTTTGGATGTGCGGATGGGGAATTATTAAAAGAAGTACATCAAAAATTTCCACAGTATAGATTGATTGGAATAGATTCTGATCGAGTTATGTTGGAAAGAGCAACAAATAAGGTTTCAAACCTTTTAATAATAAAACAAAGAGGATTACCAAAACTTTCGATAGAATTAGCTCAAAATGCTATTTTAAATATGAGTAGTATAATTCATGAAATTTATACATATTCCAATAAATACGAAATTTCAGATTTCTGGCATAATGTATTTAATACTGGATATAAATATATTTCAATTCGTGATTTGATGATGGGCAAAAAGTCCTATAGATTTGCTCAACAATTAGAAATTGAAGCTATTAAACAGAAAATAGATAAAATCCAATTAGAAGATTTTATAAAGCAGTGGGGTGATATAAAAACTGAAAGTTCTCTTATTCATCTTCTTTTAAAATATAGATATAAAGAAAATTGGGAAAGAGAAGTGAAAGAGAATTATTTTCCAATTACTGTTGAGGAGTTTTTGAGTATCATTCCAACCAATCAATATAAAATTATCTATTTTGATCATTATATGCTACCATTTAATAAAGAACAAATATGGAAAGATTTCGGAATTAAATTAAAGGATAATACACATATGAAAATTTTACTTGAAAGAATATAGACAAAAAAGTTTCTATTTTGACATAATTCAAAATAACAAAATGGAGAATATTAAAGTATGAAGATACAATTAAATACAATAGCTAACGCAAATAATTTTGTATCAATATGCAGTAAATATTATAATGCTGATATTGATGTAAAACAGGGAAAACAAATAACAAGTGGTAAAAGTATACTTGGTATATATAGTTTAGATTTATTAAATGCCATATTTGTTACAATATGTACAGATAATATGAAAATGGTAAGAGAATTCTATTCTAAAATTCATGAGTGGGAAGTATGACTATTACATAAAATGCCTGTTTCATTGGGGTAAAAGTAGGTGGTAAAGAGTGAAAATTAGTTTATTTGATGGATATTTTGAGTTTGATTGGAAAGCACTTATAGGTATTGGACTTATAGTTTTAGGATATGCAATTATTAATATGTAAGGAGGAATAATTATTGAAAGTACAAAAAAGAGATGGAAGAGAAGTTAAATTTGATAAAAGTAAAATTAAAATAGCAGTTTTAAAAGCATTTATTGATACAGATGATGGAATGACTCCATATGCAAAAGAAAAAGCAAGTGATATTGCAAATTATATAGAATCTCTGAATAAAAATATGACAGTAGAAGAAATCCAGGATCTTGTAGAAGAAAAGTTAATGGTAAGTAATCGAAAAGATGTAGCAAGAAAATATATTATATATAGAAATGATAGAAATAGAATTAGAGAAAAAAATAGTAGGGTTATCCAAAAAGTTATGGAAAGAGTAAATGCTTCTAATGTAGAAAACGCTAACGCTAATATAGATGAGCGCTCATTTTCTGGAAGGGAAAAGGAAGCATCTGCTGATATTGGAAAGAGTATTGCATTAGAATATGGAGGACTTAGTGAGGAAGTTGCTAATGCCCATAAAGAAATGCTGGTATATCAACATGACTTAGAAAAAGCAATTTATGGTGTGCATAATTGTCTAAATCTTGATTTTGGAGAGATTTTCACATATGGATTTAAAACAAGAAATGGTGATGTAAGACCACCAGCCTCATTTAGTACTGCCTGCCAATTAGTAGCAGTTGCATTTCAGTGCCAAAGTCAAGTTCAATTTGGCGGTGTTGGTTCAATCCATTTAGATTATGATTTAGCCCCATTTGTAAAAATGAGTTTTGCTAAACACTTTAAAAATGGATTAAAATGGCTTTCTAATGAGTCAGAAGAATATATTAATTCAATTTCTAAAAAATTAGATATTGATAATAAAGAAGCACAGAAGCATCATAAAGCATACCAATATGCTATAGAAATGCTTGAATCTGAAGGAAAACAAGCAGCACAAGGACTTTACCATAATTTGAATACTCTTGAAAGTAGACAAGGTTCACAGGTTCCATTTACTTCAATCAATTTAGGGAGAGACATATCTACGGAGGGAAGACTTGTTACAAAATGGATTATGGAAGCAAGTATTGATGGTATTGGAGAACACCATTTAACAAGTATTTTCCCAATTAGTATTTTTCAGTATAAAAGTGGTATAAATGCAAAGCCCACAGATCCTAACTATGATTTAAAACAATTAGCATTAAAGTCAATGTCTAAAAGAATTTATCCGAATTGGGTTAATGGTAATTGGTCACAAGCACATGAAACAGATGGAGAGCCTGATACATATTTAAGTACGATGGGATGTCGCACGTTGATAGGATATGATCGTCATGGTTTAGGTTATATTAGGCAAGGAAGAGGAAACAATGTACCAAATACAATTATCCTTCCTAAGCTTGGAATTGAATATGGAATTTGTTTGAAAAAGAGAAATAAAGCAGATTTGAAAGGATTTTGGTATGGATTAGATAATGCTCTTAGTATTTGCGAAAAAGGGTTATTAGAAAGATATGAAATTATCAAGTCACAATCACCAAAATCTGCGCCATTTATGTATCAAAATAATACAATTAAGGATGCACGAAAATGTAATGAAAGTGTAGAAAATGCTGTAAAACATGGAACTTTAGGATTTGGTCTTATTGGTATGGCAGAAATGTGTGTTGCTTTATTTGGTAAAAATCATGCAGAAGATGAAAAAGTTCATAAATTTGCATTATCTGTTGTAAAGCATATTTACAATTATGCAAAAAAAGCAAGTGAAAGAAATGATTTGAATTTTGGAACATATTTTACTCCAGCAGAAGGACTTTGTAGAACTGCTTTAAAAGTATTGCGCAACCAGTATGGAATCATTGATAATGTAACCAGCCATGAATTTTTAACTAATAGTATTCATGTTCCTGTTTGGCAAAAAATTTCTATTTACGATAAACTACGAATAGAAGCCCCATTTACAAAATATGCTACATCAGGCTGTATAACATACATTGAACTTGAATCAACTTTTGTAAAGAATACAAAAGCAGTAGAGGATATTATCGATTATGCTTTTAATGAATTAGATATTCCATATCTTGCTTTCAATTTTCCTATTGATAGTTGTCTTGATTGTGGCTATCAAGGAGAATTTAATGATAGTTGCCCAGAATGTGGCAGTAAAAATATTCAACAATTAAGGCGTGTAACTGGATATCTTACTACAGACTATAGAAATTTTAATGATGGTAAGCAAGCAGAAGTTCAAGAACGTGTAAAACATAGTGCTTATACTGATTTTGGAGCATAATGAATGTTACATATAGCAGGTATCAATTATGAATCTACGGCTGACGCTGAAGGAGTGGCTTGCACCATTTTCTTCAGTGGATGTAAACATTTTTGTAATGGATGTTACTCTAGGGATACATGGGATTTTAATTATGGAAAAGAAATATCTAATGCACTAATTGACATTATTAACTCAGAGATTGATAAAAGGCCCTTTTTATCAGCTTTGGTACTTAGTGGTGGTGATCCAATGTATTCAGCAGCAGAAGTTAATCGTTTTATATCAAAACTTCACATTCCTAATAATAATATTTGGTGTTATTCAGGATTTTTAATGGAACAAATAATAAAAAATTATCAAATGAAAAAATTGCTAGATTTATGTAATGTTTTGATAGACGGAAAATTTGAAATAGAAAAAAGAGATATAACATTATCATTTCGTGGAAGTAGTAATCAAAGAATTTGGAGAAAACAAAATGGAAAGTGGCATTTATAAGAGACAGTCTACTAAATAAATATATTCGTATTAAGAGGAAAGAATAAATATATTAAAAGGATACTTCAACTAAACATATAGAATAGATATATTTAAGTATTTATTACATGTAAACATAGTATAATAAGGAGAATTAATTTTATGGATAACATGATAATTGTTGGAAAAGATTGCAAATCATGTATTCATTGCTCTATAAATGAAGCAATTAAATCAAAAATAATTGTAAAATGTTCTGTTCGTGATAAAACATATATATGGGGACAGTGTATACCATGTGAAGATAGAAAAATAAAATAGAAAGATTAAGGGATAAAAAATGATTTGTAAGCTTGAATTACAAAAAAATATATCTAAACAAAAACTTTTAAAAGCAGGGTTTAAAAAATATACAAATGATAGATATGTGATTAATAAAGTACTCTATAATTCATTGATATATTTAAGGATAGAAATTGACATAGAAAATGAAGAGATTGTATGGGATGTTATTGACAAAAACACTCAATCAACATATTGTCCCTTTTGGAATAATATTAATGGAGAAAACGATTTAGTTGCAACTGAAGTAATTGAAAATTTTGAGAACTATATAAAAGAATTACAAAATACAGGAATTTTAAGGAGACATATAAAACATGGGAAAAGGAAGAAAAGATATAAGAATTAGATATTTTAATCAAGATTTAGAACGGGTTAGAATTAATACAATCGGAGACTGGATTGATTTAAGAGCATCGAAAAATATACATATAAAAGCTAATGAATTCCATTTAATTCCTCTTGGTATAGCAATGGAATTACCTGATGGATATGAAGCTCTTATAGCACCAAGAAGTTCTACATTTAAAAATTTTGGAATTATTCAAACAAATCATATTGGTGTAATTGATGAAACCTATTGCGGTGATGACGATCAATGGTATTTTCCAGCGTATGCATTAAGAGATACTGAAATTAAATTGAATGATCGAATCTGTCAATTTCGCATTATAAAACATCAACCAGATATTAATTTTATTGAAGTATCATCTTTAAAAAACAGTAATAGAGGAGGATTTGGAAGTACAGGAGTAAACTAAATAAAAATAATAAAATAATCTTTTATGGTTGCAAACATAAAAGTTAAGATAAAGTTATAAATTGGATACCGGTATCCTTCTGAAATAAAAAATCAGAAGGAGTATTTTATGAATAAATTTTTAGCTATTCTGATTGGAACAGTCATTAATACCAGTTTTACTTATCCTGTCTTTGGACAGGATATCATTATAAAAACCATTGAAAATGATATAAGTTATAACACAAGGGAATTTGATTTTTATAATGAATCACGAATATTTTATTCGATTACTAATAATGTAAATATTAGAAGGTTTCCAAATACCGATAGTGAGATTCTTGGATTCCTTTTATGTAATGAAAAGGTAGAGGTGTTTGCGCAATATGAGGAATGGTATTGTATAAAAATTAATGAAAATATTGCGTTTGTATATACAGATTATTTAAGCGATTCTGAAATCCCTAAAATGATGTATACACAGGAAGAATTATATATCTTAGCTCATATATTAGCAGGGGAGTGTCAAGCTCTTTCAGATATGGAACAATTAAGAGTCGGGTCAGTTGTATTGAATAGAATAAAAGATAGTAGATATCCCAATACAATGCAAGAGGTTGTGTTTCAGAAAAATCAGTATGCATGTGTAAAAGATGGTAATTATTATCGAGAACCTACTGAAAGAAATTGGGAAAATGCTAAATGGTTACTTGAATATGGAAGCGTGTTGCCAGAGTATGTAATATATCAATCAAAAACAAAACAGGGAAGTAATGTTTATTTGAAAACGAAATATCATTATTATTGCTATTAAAATTGAAACAGCGATTACTAAAATGTTTAAATATTGTATAGTTTTCTATAGATTTTTAAACATTTTAGTATAATGGAAAGGGGATTTAATTATAAAAGAAAATCCAAAAGAAATATTGTTGCAATATGCGATAGATGAGGGTATAATTGATATTACATATGTGCAAGAAAAAATAGAAATGAGTAGAAAAACAGCATTATTAATGAAACATCCATATAAAATATGGAAAGGAAAAGATGAAAAATGGTATACTTATATACCTGATATTGAAAAAGGAAGAATATTAAAAAAACGTAATAGCAGAGAAGCAATTGAGGAATTAATAATAAAAACCTATGATACCGAATCTAAGAAACAAGAGATAAACAAAAATAAGTTTAATGTAATTTTTAAAAATTGGAGGCGAAAACAGGAATTATATGGTGTATCCTCTAATACTCTAGCAAAGTATGACTCGGATTACAATAGATTCTTTTTAGGTACTGATTTTGAAAAAATGGATATTAGAAAAATAACAGAAGAAGATATAACTATATTCATTGTTTCAAGAATTAATGAATTGAATCTAAAAGAAAAGGCAGGAAAGGCACTATGGGGATATATCTCAGGGGTATTTCGTAGTGCAAGGATTAATAAAATAATTAGTGATGATCCATGTCAATATGTAGATACAAAATCTTTTTTTAAGTTTTATAATAGATCTACAAAGGCAAAAGAAAGCAGGGTTATAAATGATAAAGAATTAAAATTGCTTTTAAATCAATTACAATCTGATCATCAAGAAAAACCTAATTATATGCCTTCATATGCCATTGAATTTTCAATTTATACAGGAATGAGAGCTGGAGAATTAGCAGGATTAAAGTGGGAAGATATTTTATTAGATAAGAAGGTTATAATAATATCAAGATCTGAAAAATATGATAGAATTAATAAAGAATATTTTATATCATCTACAAAGACATATAAAACCAGAACATTTCCAATTTCAGATAACATATTGCTATTTCTTGAAGGAATCCGTTCTTTGCAAAGCCAATATGGTTGTTATAATGGATTTATATTTTCGACTGCTTCTGGAAAAGCTCATGTAAAAACTATTTCTGAATGTATGAGAAATAAATGTATACAGATAGGTATTGAAGTGAGAGGGGTTCATTCTATTCGCCGGACATTTAATTCTAAATTACGGTGTGAAGGAATATCATCTACTGTAGCTGCTGCTCTATTAGGACACACAGAAGAAGTTAATGAATTAAACTATACGTATGATATTACAAACATGGGATATAAAAGACAAATTGTTGAAAAAATCAATAAGGAAATGGTAGAAATATTTTGATTACCTATTTGATTACCTTTTGATTTAGAGTCTTAAAAAGTGTTGATTTTACAGTGATTTTTTAGCGAACAAGTGGGTTCAAGTCCCGCGGCCGGCACTCCTTGGCAGGGGCGAAATCGCTGAAAATTCCGTGTTTTTCGGGTATCAGCGGTTTTTTTCTTTTGATTACCTTTGATTACCTCATTAAAAACAATGCAGGAAAGGAGTTTCTTGCACATATGTACAAGCTAATATACTGGTAAATAATTGCTATTATAGTGAATATAATGCTTATTATCAAAATGATGTCCAATATTGGATATATTTTTGCCTTCTTTAAATACTGAAGTTAAAATATATGAACCGAAATATAGAGTTGAATTAAGTTTGTGTTTGTATTATAATTAAAGGTATACTAAATATTTCTAATATAGAGATGTTATATCTAATCAATGAAAGGGGACAGAATGATGATACCAGGTAGTGATGTGACTTATCAATCAAGAGAAGCAATGATGCTTATGGGAGAAACATATAAATGCCCAGCAGTAAAGATTCCACCAAATGTACATTACATATCAAACAAAGAAGCAAAAATGCATTATGAAATTATTAAAATGTATATGGCAGTTTTTTATGAAAATCCCAATGTTGAAATAGCACTAGACATTATGCAATAAGGTAATTATCCATTATTATTTAAACAGAATTTATCTTATAATATCTTAAATCTAATTTTCAACAAATCTAATTTCAAAAATAATTTTCCTTTGACTTTTAGTATCCAAAACTGTTAATTATAAAAATAGTTCATAAAATTTCATAATACAATAAAAGATTATAGTACAAATAATTTTATTTATAAATATAACCGTCTTGGTATACATCTATAATACTGTATTTTCAAGACGGTTATATTATTAAACTTTTAATTATTGCCCAGTAAGCATTTGTAGAATTTCTTCTGCGCTTTTTCCAGATTCTTCAATCGCTTTAAGTAATTTCGCCTTATTTTCTTTCATGGCACGCTTAGCAGCAGCAGCAGATTCCCTTTTTTCTTTTGCAAGAGCAGCCTTTTCAGCCTTTAATTGTGCTTTATAAGCAATTTTTAACTCTTCTTTTGCTGCTTTTAAATCTGCCTCTAATTTTTGAATCCGGTCATTTAATTTTGCAGCCTTACCAGTGTAAGTAATGTCCTTTTTTACTCCTCTTGGCACAATCACGCCCTCCTTATCAAAGTTTGAAATACTTTAGAGTTTTAATGGTTTTATTGAATACTTTCAGACTTATAATACACAAAACAGTTATATTTGTAAATAGAAAACTCCCTAAATAATGAAAATATAATTGATTTAAACCTTTAAATAATAAAAATATAATCATTTTTCATAAAAATAGCTTGATTAAAATGTAATTTTGAAATAGGATAGAGATAAACAATAACTACTAAATATAAAAAATAGATATCATATATCTTTAAATTGATAATTTATATATTTTCATAGGAATAAATATATCGTTTTGTTTAAAATATTATTGACCATAAATGAATCCTTTAAACAGCTAAATAAAAAATTATGATGAATTAGTAGATCATTTCCGAAAGGAACTTAATATTTTCAATAGGCAAGTTTTTAAAGATAAAGATGTGTCAGATACAGAATTTCATCGTATTATGATTCAATTAACAGGTAAGACAGTTTATCAGTGTGCCAAGCAACTTAGAGATAAAATGATTTTGGATCGAGATGATGGAAGTCAAATTTTTATTGAATTTATGAGTAAATTTCCAGAAAATAACCATTATCAAGTTACAAATCAAGTAACTATTATTGGTAAGTATAAAAATAGATACGATATTACAATTCTTTGTAATGGTTTACCAATCAAGAAAATCAACAGCAGGTCTATATGGTCCGTTTAATTGTTATAAAATAGAAAATGAAGGTATTGTATCCCCGTTGTATAGTTATTTAAAGCCGAAATATCCAGAATATATAGATTTTCTTTTATGGTACTTTCAGTCATCACAATGGTATCCATATATTTATAAAAATGGAGCACAAGGAGGAGCAAGACATGATAGAGTTGGAATGATCAATAAATTAATGGAAGGTATTCCAATTGGATTACCATGCGTTGAAGAACAACAAAAAATAGCAAATTGTCTGACAGTATACGATGAAGTTATTCAGATTAAGAAAGAAAAATTGGAACTTTGGAAGAACATTAAAAAGGGATTATTACAGCAGATGTTTGTATAAAAATAATTTAAAAATTGAGTTCCAAAATGCTATAAAGTCAGGTAATAGATAGAAGAGAATATTATTTCATGCAATTTCAAAAATTTTTTTAAAATACAAGTAAGTATATAAAAATAGTAAAAACTATATTTTTATTAATATTCAGAAAAATAAAAAACTGTAAAGTTAAAAATAAATCTTAACGGAGGAAGAAAATACTTATGGAAACATCAACAAAAAATGCTCTTATAACTGGTGCATTTTCAATAATTACTGCTCTTATTGGAACGATAAGTTTTTCTTTTGGAAAGGAAGTTCAAAATAATAGAGTTGAAAAGATTATTAACCAAAGAGGTATAATTACAGTTAATGAGAATGAGGAGACAGCAGATAGTTTAAATCGTTTATTAGATGAATATATTGCTTTAAAAAATGATTTTAATATTGTTTCTAATGAATATAATGATTTATTAGAGAAAGTGAACAATTTTGAAGGTGAAAAATCTATAGTTTTAAATGATAATACAACAACCGATAATTTAAACAAAATAAATAATAGTTCCATTTATTTGAACGAATTACCTATATTTAATTGTCAATACTATTACGATGGCACTTGGAGGCCAGAAGAATTGTATGAGTGGACAATTACAGATAAGGCTGCTGATGGAAATACATATAAAAATGCAACATGGATGTCAATCGGAGGACATGCAGGATTTGCACAAACATTTATAGTAGATTACTTATTGAATTATAAATATAAAGTGTTTAATGGAAATTTTATGTTAGATGAAATAAGTAAATCAACTACAACAATTGCTACCTTAAATATTTATGGAGACGAAAATTTACTATATACATTTGATAATATAACAGGAGGTATTATTCCACAAAACACTGGCGATATTTCGATACAAAATGTAAATAAATTACGATTTGAATTTATCAGCAAACAAGGAGAACTAGGAAATTGGAATGAGCACTTTGGGATAGTTTTTTATGATTCAATTCTTCGCTGAATTAGATTTTATATTCTCTGATATAACTATAATAATTATTTTGTGTAAAATACTAAGATATATCTATGAAATTGGCCATTTATGCGTCTATCCTGGCTGAGCAATAGAAAAAATATTAAAGAGGTGGAGATTATGGCTGTTAAATTTGCAAACGATATTGTAAAAGAAATTCGAGAAAGAGGAAATATCGAAGTACCTGAAGGATATGTTACTGGAGAAGCGTTTGAAGAATGGTTGCATAAAGAAAAGATTTTCACCAAGATGCTGGCCAGCACAGACATAAGCAAAGAAGAGACAATATAAGGTAACAAGGAGGTTAGAGGTGAACAAAGATAGAAGTTTAAAGTTTTTAAAGAGTTGCATTTTGACAATTTAGACAATTACGAGATTGAAAAATTAAAATATATTTACAAGGGAAAAATGAAAAAAAGCTCTGAGAAAACAAATTTTGAACTGTTATTACCAGATAACTCTTAATACTTATGTTTGGAAAGATGTTTCTCTGCTTATACTCTCATTGAAAAGAATGAATGTAATTATAAAGTAGATTAATTTGTTTCACTAAATGGCAGAATACAAACAGGAAATAATGTTCAAGTATGGGCAAATGATAATCAGGATTCAACCTATCTACAACTTTTGAAAAGAAATGACAGTACAGTACAAACTGCATTGCATTTATCTCACGTCAAATCAGATAATTCATATCGAATAAATAATATTACTAATGGAAAATGGGATAACGAACGTCTAATTATTACTGACAGAGAAATGCAAGTAAATTTAAACATACCAGACGGAGCTGATATGAACGATTTCAATAAATTTGGATTTTTTTCTGGTGAGAATTTAAAAAACGCTCCTGCAACAGGTTGGTTTCAATTTATAGTATTTCCATTGAATAATAATGCTAATTATGCGATTCAATTTGGATTTACATTAGCAACAGGAGGTCATTATTATATGCGGTCAAAATATGATGAATCCTGGGCAGGTGTTTCCTGGAAAGAGTTTAATATCTCGTTCAAGGAATAATTAGTAAATCTAATCTTCAGGCGCATATACTTCAACAGCTTTCGTTTCTTTATTGACAACTAATTGAACACCTATTTTATCGGAATCCATAAATAGGAAACCATATTTTTTGTCACTCCACTTTTGTACTTGAAGTTGAGACATATTATAAAATTGAACATTGTCACTATTAAGTAATTTCTTCCATTTAGCCCAAGTAGCATCAACTTTTTGGCGAACAAATAATGTATCAATCGCTTGGGCTGCACAAACTTGTATACCATATCTACTATTAGCATACGATATTACAATTCCGTCACCAGAAACAGTTATACCATCTGTTTTAGGAGTATTAAGGGTATCCATGTTATATTTCATAACCTGCACAATACTATTAGATGCAACATTTAGGTCATCAGAAATACCTGTGTATTTAATATCACCGATTCTGCCATTTAGTGAAACAAAGTTTTTTAAAATTATTAAAATTTATACTTAATTTTTTTCTTATTGAGTCGATAAACAAGTTACAAAATGAAATTATCAAACATTAAGGAGATAATCTTAGATGAATTAATATTTTTATAATATATTTTACCATTTAGTGTACTCTCAAATAAAAGCCTGTTTTGTTAGATATTATTTGATAGCTATATTTAAATTTGCTCTTTTATATTGAAGAATTTTACTTAATAGGAAAAAATGGAGGATTTATGAAGTTCGACTTGAATGATAAGAAAAATATTGAAACCCCTGTTCTGAGAGTTAATGGTAATTATTTAGAATTACCAAATATAATAATTCAATTAAGTAATATTTCAGTGCTTAGTACAACAAATATTACCCCCGAGAAATTTCCCATTTTTAGTATTTTTCTAATTATAATTGGACTTACTTTTATGGAAAGTTTTACAGCGTTTAGTTTTATTGCACTACTAAGTGGTATATTATGGATTTTTTACTGGTATATATCTGTAGAAAAGGTAAAAGATTTAAAACGCTTAACGATTATTACTAATTCAGGAAATATATTCCCTATTGTATTTAATGATGAAGAATTTTTGAACAAAGTTGTGGTTGTCATAACACATATTATTTCTCATCCTCCTAATGTAAAAATCCAGGATATAATAATTAATACTAAAAAATGTACTTTTTCCGTTAAAGAATGTACTTTTTCAGATGAATCTTCTGTCATAAAAAATATGTATGAATAAGGAGAGGAAAAAAATGGCAAAAATAAAAATAAGTAAAAATGAATTTAAGGATTATTCCCAAGCTATTGGTAATTATTACGAAGCTCCGAAAAACATTGACTTTTCACGAATTGAAAAAGAATTGTATGCTATTAGGGTTATTTTAGATAAAGGAACTCAAGAATATATGATGGTTAAAGAATTAGAACAAAATAGCAAACTACATAATTGGGACGCCATTTGCTCTACCATCAAGGAATTTTCACTTCAATTTTCGAGTGCAACTTTAGCTAATTTGGTAGGTAACTACTTGAGTACGCTATTAAGATTATGATTTTATTCAAAGATATAGCCTTTTCTTTGGAACTCAATGTTAAATTTCGGCAGGTGGTTTATAAATAGTGGAAATTTTTAGCTAGAACTTACTATTTGTACTTATTTTTATAGAATATATAATTAATTGGGATACCTTTAAATCCTGACATTATTTATATGAATTTATTAATTCCACCTGCCTAAAGTGATGAAAATAGATTAGAAGATAATAATATAAAATTAAAAATATTATCTTCCTACGATAATTTGAGATATTATTTTTTAATTTGTAATATTTTAAAATCGATTTTTATTTATACTTTTGAATTAGTGATATCTAAATTCTCTATCAATTTTAGTCAATGTTTTATTAACTACTTTCTGGGAAACTCCTTCAATTTGTTTTAAAAAGTGGTTTGTATCATTGATATCACCATTAACAGTGATAAGACTATCATAATGCATTGTCAAATTAGGTCTATCATTTCTCATCAGCTTTGATATATTGATTTCTGGACTTAAGTTTGGAATCATCCATTTATTCATATCATGTAAATCTTCCAACACTGGTGCAAAATCCTTTAAGGCTTGTACCTGTTCTGGTGTTAGAACTCCTTCATTTGACTTTAATGCTACTATTTTATCCTCACCAATAGCCTCTGCTAATTTATCTAAAGGAGAATGATTATCTTTTGTAATAATACCTCCTCTTGCATATCCTTTAAGTTTATATTTCGATCCGTATTTATCTACTAGATTTTTAGCTTGATTTTTAGTAATTTCCGCAGGTGTATTTTTTACAGTTGTTTTTGTAGTAGTTGTAACAGTTTTTGGGACAGGTAATGTAGGGGTTGAGCCTGGTGTGATAGGTCTTAGATAGTTGTTACTATTGGTGTCAATCTGTCCAAACGGAGTATTTCCATCTTTATCAATTAATGAATCTGGAATATAAAGTTTTTGAAGAGCATTATCAGGTGTTTTATATAGTGTAAATTGGGGGCCATTTGAAGTGTTGGAAGGCACAGTTGATACTTCTTTTACTGTAGTCCCAGATATTTTCTGACCATCAGATATGCCAGCACTATTAGAATTTTCTATACTACTACTATGAGTAGATTGAATACTACTCACATTATTTAGATTTTCTAGTGCTTCTATAGCTTCATTTACTGCTTCTGTTACAGTATTAGTACCTGATACAATTTCCTCTAATGCACCTGTAATAGTGCTGATATTATAACCTCTTTCCAAAGTATTAATAAGACTGTCTTGTAGTGTATTTGTCATTGTATTGACATTATCTAAACTATTATAAGAAGATAATAATTCATTGATAAGATTATCTGCATTAGTATTAAACATATCTACTAATACATTCTGTAAGCCATAAGATTCTTGAATTAAATCATTTTCAGCATTATAGGCATTATTTAGTTCATGGATAAGCTGATCTGCTTGGACTCCAAACATACTTGATAAAGTCTCCTGAACACGATAGGATTGTAAGATTAATTCATTTTCTTTGATAAATGTACCATCTAATTCATTAATAAGTCGGTCTGCTTGGGTTGCGAACATAGTTGCTAAAGCTTGAGAACTTTCATTAGCTTGGGTCTGGAGGGCATAGATACCACCTTCTATATAGGATAGTTGTTCTACAAATCCAGAGGAATTTGTTGTTAATGTTTGTCCATAAGTAGCAATAGCATTTTCTCCTGTTTTCCAGGCAGTAATTAGTGTGTCAGATATAGTAATTCCATGTTCTTTAGCAATCTCAGTAATTTCATTTGCAATAACTTCTGTATTTGCTTTTATATTTTGAAATGACTGATTGATTATATTTTCTCTATTTTCAAGAGAAGCTTTTAATGCTTCAATCTCTTCATTTTTAGAAGCTTCATAATCTTCATACTGTTGATTTAGTGCGTCTTTTTGAGATTGAATAGAATGTTCATATTCTGCTTCTTCTAATGTTTTTTTTGCTTCTGCAAGTTGTTCTTCTAGCTTTTTCTTCTTCGCAACTGTAGCTGCGGAGTTATCATTCTGCATGGCGGCAATCTGGTGTTCCAAATCTGTAATATTCTTTGTTTTCTCTGTTATAGATTTTTCATAGTCATGTAAATTTTTAGAAGATTCAAGAGCTTCAATTTGTGAATCTATTAATTTTTGATAGGCATCTATCTCTTTTTCAATACCAGCAACTGCATTGTCAATACGTGTTTTATTCAAATCTATAATAGCATCTTTGGCAGATTCAGATGCATTTACTGCCTCCCATTGAGCAGATGTTAATTCAGCAAGCTTATCTGTATATTCTGTGGCAGAATAACGCCCTACGATATATTGTCCAGTTAGTTCATCAATTTCTTTGTTATATTGCTGAACTTGATATTCCGCCATTTCATACTGTTGTGCTAAAAGTCCCAGTTGTGCTAATCCTTGATCAGTCCAAACTCCTTTATCATCAGATACTTCAAATTCATCAAATAATCCAATAAGGTTAGATAGCTCAGAATTCAATCCAGAAAATTGTTCCTGAATTCGGTTAAATACTTCTGTATGTAAGTTAAGGATTGTATTATCTAGTTCCTCCATAGATGTTTTACACCCTAAAATTTCGGAATTTATCTCATTAATAGATTTTACCATATCTAACCATTCGTCTGAACCCTCTTGAATAATCCCTGAGATTACAGAAGAATTCATTTGATCTGTCAATAATTTTCTTTTTTGTTCAAGAATGTCAAGTTGCTTTTCTAACTGTGCTATCTGAGTAGTATAGTAAGAGGCTCCTACCAGTTCGCCAGATTCTTCTAGTAATCCCATCTGTTTATTCATTAAGTCATTAGAGTCATTAATAGCATTAGATAGATTAGTGAAATGATCTGTTATCCTAATGAATTTATCGACTTCTAACTGTTTAATTTCATTATTGAATTCCTCCATAGCAGTCTTACTTTCTATAATAGAAGATTCTACATCATTGATGGAATTTATCATTTCCAGCCATTTATCAGAACCTTTTTCAATATATCCAGATTCAAGAGCTTTAGAAAGCTGAGACTCTAAATCTATTTTTTCCTGGTTTAATATCTCTAATTGCTTTTCAGTCTGTTTAATTTGTGCCTTATATAAAGAATCGCTTACAACCTGTCCTGACTCTTTAATCAGTGAAATATGTTTATTAATCAGACCATTAGAATCATCTAAAACACCAGATAACTCAGAGAAGTGTTCTGCAACTCTATTGAACTTATCAATCTCTAATTGCTCAAGACCATTGTTAAATTCTTCAATAGCAGTTTCGCAATCTAGGATAGAAGATTCTACATCTGATAATTGGTTTACCATTTCTAACCATTCTTCAGAACCAATGTCAATATGACCTGATTTGAGAGCATTAGACATCTGAGAAGCTAAAGTAGCTTTTTCTTTATTGAGGATATCTAATTGTTTTTCAGTTTGATTTATCTGTACTTTATATAAAGAATCATCAATTAATTTTCCAGATTCTTCAATCAAGGCTATTTCTTGCTTTATAAAATCTTTGCTAGATTCTCTAATATCAAACTGGTCAGTAAAATCTTTAACAATATTGTTGAATTTATCAAGTTCAAGCTGTCTAAGTTGTTCTTTCAGTTCTGCTAATTCTTGTTTACAGTCAGAGACTTTATCAGCCCATTCCATATAGGTATTAATGGATTCTACAACTTCCTCATTTCCACTGCCAAGATAGGTGGTTAAGTCGACTGCACCATCCATAATCTTTTCCTGTAAGTTACCATCAAGTTTTGATAAAGATCTATCCGCCATTTCCTGATACATATTCATAGCATCGGAATAGTTTTTGTATCGTTCTTCTAATACACCATATTCTGCATCTATTAAAGTATTCTTTGCAGAGGAGCCAATCACATTATTAAGATTAGCTTCCAAAAGATCTACAGCATTACTTAGGACTTTAACTCTTCGTTCAAAGGAATCAACAAGCTCTTTAAACTCTTCTTCAGCAGTTTTAATTTCTTTACCAGCAAGTGAATCTATAGAAAAATTAGTTTCTCCAATTAACTGTTTAGCATTATTGTAAGCCTGTAGGATAGTATCCGCAGCCTGCCCTTGAAATTCGCCACGTAAATGTGCAGAGGCAACTGCCTGCTGCAATAATGCTTCAGTTAGTGAGAGGGTAGTGCCTGTAAGTTCATGATTTGCGTCTGCAAGCCATTCAGCAGCTTTAGCTTCTGTAGTAAGGGTATTAATCAAATCTATAGATTGACGTGCATAAGTTATCTGCATTTCATGAACTTTAATAGCAGCTAATTTTCGGAAAGACTCTTCATTTATCTGAACTTTTCCATTTTCATCTGTGAGTAAAGAAAGATAACGAGGTTCCAACTTTAATAATTCCTGAAGGGTATCTATAGAGATAACCCCATGTTTCTGTAATTCCTCTTGAGCACCTTGCAATGACTTTAATGAGGATTGAAGTTTATCCATTCCAGATTGAAGTTCATTCATGATTTTGCTATTCAGTTCTTTTTCATAATTGTAGATTTCAACCTCATATTTACGATATTCATCTAAATATTTTTCCCTGTTAGCAAAGTATTTTTCATTTAAGTCTTTTAGCTTTTGGTAATATTCTGTTTCTGAAATAATATCTTTATCTCTAAGATACTGTAATTCTTTCAGCTCTTTTTCAAAAGCTTCTTTATGAAGATCTGCGGAAGAATTAGAACTAGAAGAAGATCCACCTCCACTGGATGACGGTTTTAATACTTTGCCAATAGAGCCCGAACCTATCTTTTTTCGCATGGAACTAATGGATTTCAACTGTGCATCTAATGTTCCTATAACATTACTGATATCATCTTGTGTTACCCCAGCAATAGAAGCACCATCTAATGCTTCATTTAAAGCAGAAATACTATTTGCAGTTCTAATTGCCTGAGCTGCGGTTTCGGAAAGAATAACATTATATCCTGCCATTTTAACCGCTGCATTAGAAGCAGAATTCGCATTTTGGTTTTTTGCCTGGGCGTTAGCCTGCTCTGTCAATGTATTAATCTGTTCAATAGCATTTTGGACAGCCTGTGCCTCTGCATCATTAAGACGCTGATTTGCTAATGCAGCAAGTGCCTGTTCATTTAACGCAAGCTGCCCATTTTCTATCATTAAGCAGTTTAAATATTGGGGTTCTAGAGAAAGTAGTGTCTGCAAAGTATCCAGAGTAAATGCTCCTGTACTATTATATTCATTTATAGCATTGGAAAGAGTGATATAAGAAGATTGCAAGGAGTCAATAGAATTGTTGAGTGTTGTTAAGTTAGATACCTGTTCAATTTCAGAAGAAACATTCCTAACTAATTGAATAAGGCTATTATCTGCTCCTGCTGATTGTAATGTATTGATAAGGTTTTTAAGGGATTCATCCATTAGATTCTGGATTGCATCGGATAAGTTTCCAGCTTCATCTGCCAGTGATGGGAATTCCTGTTTTAAATCTAATAATTGAGAATCAGAAAGTGTTCCATTATTTATTTTCTTAAGTGCTTCTGAAAGTGTGGATATAGATGACTGAAAATCATCTATGGATTCTTTATAAGACGAGATGTCAAATATGATGGGTGCTTCTATGGAAGCAAGAGATTCTGATTCCTTTCCTAATGTTTTCATTTGCTTTATAAATACCTGAGTATTTGTAATGCCATTATCAAGGAATAGATTCATTTTAGAAATCGCTTGGGATAGTTTGGGATAAGACTGGAGAATACCTTCATCTAATTCTCCAACTTTGGCAAGCTCAATCAGTTTATCCTTGGTAACTTCAATACCATCTGTATTAAAGATAGAATCCATCTGTATTTGATTCCATTTATCAGGATCTAAAATACGCCACAGCTCTTTGATGTCAGATTCTATTGATTGTAAAGTTTCCTTCTGACTTTCAGATAACTCATCAAAGGGAAGTGCTGCAAGTTCATCTCTATATTGTGTAAGAGTCCTTAAGCTTTCATAGAGATTATCTTTAACCATTTGTGCATCTTTTGTAAAGATTTCATAATCTTCACTTTGATCAGCTAATGCCTTGTTACGTTCTTCTGATAAAATACGATAAGCAGCAATCTGCATATTAAGATCATCGGTATTATTAAGTATGCCTGTATTAACACCTGTATTTTTTAAGGAATTATAAGTTGCGTCTGTAAGAGTACCATTAATAGGGGTATTATAGCGTGTTTTATAAGACTCTACATCTTTTTGAGCAACCTCTCTGGCATTCTGTTTAAGTTCTTCATCTTTAAGAGCTTTTTGGAGTTCTAATTCTTTTGTAACTCTTTGTAACTCTTCTAATTCACCTTTTTCTACATGGGTTGGATTATCTTTTGCAAGAAGCTCATCTATGCGTGCAGATTGAGTTTTTAATTCTGAATTGATAGATTCTAATTCTGATTTTGTAATTTTATAGGTAGAAACCGAAGTTTGTAAAGCTTCATCTGCTTTTTCTATTTTATGAATATAGTTATCAATTGCTGTGGCTGTTACTTCAATAATTTTACTAATTCCCCACATAATAGCCATAGAACTCATAGTAGCAAATAAAGATTTCAGTATAGTTCCTGCTTTTGCTGTAATGGAGGAGAAACTAACAGTAGCTTTACTGGAAGCAGATAAGTGAGCCTGATATGCTGACATAATATCACCAGACCCGTCCCAAGTTGTTAGGAAATCTTTAAGGTTATTATCCGATAATTTTAAATTATTTATCCACTGTTCAGTTGCTTCCTTATTTCCATTTAGTTGTTGTTTAATCCATGAAAAGTCCCAATCTTTAGTTACTTCAAAAAATTTTGTTGCTTGCTCACTTACATCAGTAATTCCTTTTTTAGCTTTATATATATCAACAATAAAGCCACCCCAACCATTTTCAGAATCATATTGTACTGCCAGTTAGATTCTGATATAATTACTATATCAATTATTGCTTCCGACAATAATATAAATGGAAGGTTGAAGAGTCCTTTTGTATTGTTGTTTTAAAAGGTTAAATTACTCTAAAACGAAATTACATATGGTATTAATGTATGAATTAATTATAATACTAATAGAGATAATTAATATTTTAAAAAATTTAATAACTCTTATAAAAAGGAGATATTTTAATATGATTTATTTGATAGAAACATCAAATTTTATTTTATTAGCATTATTATGTAATAATTCTAATTCATTATTCCATAAGTTTCTATTTACTAAAATATCTCTAGTTTCTCTATAATCTTCATCAGATAAAATAATTGTTGCCATAAAAGCACTGTATTCTGCATCTGGTTGAGCCATCTTTAAAATATCTCGCAAAGTATTTATTATCTTGGATTTGTTATATAATTTTCCGTCTATTCTTGAATCAAGATTTATCGCTTTTTCGTGAATATCAGCTAATTTGTAATTCATTTGCTCAGCAATCTGTATTCTTGGATTAACTAACCTTTCTCTATTATTAAGGTCAAGCTGTTCAACAGTTAGTCTTCCTTTACTTCTAATTGTATTATCTTTACTTTTTATCATATAAAATTTTAAATATAAATAATCTTTTGGATCTTCAATAGCTGGATTTATAATAGGATCTTCATATGTATCAATATCCGATTTATTAGAATTACATTGACTACAACTTGGTAAAAGGTTTTCCCATGAAACTATCTCTTCAGGATAAATGTCTTTGCAATGATAGTGGTCTACCTGCATAGGTCTAGCCTGTGTTCCTAGTATAGTTTCACAATAACAGCATTTATTATTAGACATTTTTAATAAAGGTTCTGTAATATAATTTTTTCTCCAAACTGACTTTTTAGTTTCTTTGAATTCTTTAATCAATTGCCTTTCTACTTCATCAGTTAATTGAGAAGGTTTATCAGGACGAATAAGTTTAATCACGATTACTCCTCCATACCAGCCATTTGAATTTTAAGAATCTGACGAAGGGGACTTTTAGGATGTAGCATTTTACAAAGCATTTCATATTTTTCTTTTATTAAAGGTACATTTTCTTCATACATTGCTTCATCAAATTCTTTAATTGTTTGAGAGTATAAATTAGATGTAGTAGAAGGCATATCCATAACGTCTTTCATTATTTCTTCAAGACTCCAGCCTTGTAACCCATATTCTCCAAGATTTAATTTCTTAATATGAATATTATCATTATCATCTTTAGATAATGAGATAATTTCTTCTGATTTCGCATTTTGTAAGACACTTGGACTATGTGTTGTAGCAATAATCTGGGCATTAGGAAAAATTTGCACTAAAATATGAACTAATTTTGCTTGCCATTGAGGATGAAGGTGAATATCTATTTCATCTATCATGACTATTCCATCAAAATTAACAACATTTATCTTCGGAAAACGATATTCAACCTCCTTGATTATTCCAAGTAAAATAAAAATACATGATTTATACCCATCTGATAACATTTCAAAATATATATCATTATTTTTTATCTTCAGTATTATCTCATAATCTGGTTGGACCGTCTTAACACTTAAATTTTCATCTAATAATCCAAATACCTTTTTACTTAATTCTAAATTATTTTTTTGATATTCATCTAAAGAATAAGGTACATGTGAAAATAAGTATCTATTAACAAACCACTTTTTAATAGTATTATCAATCCCAAAAGATAGTAATTCAGATGAATGGAGAATGTCATTATCAGTATTAATATTGGTACTTGAAGGAAGATCAGTAATTTTTATATAGTCAATTGATCTTGAACAAGGAAAATATAATATATTATTACTTTCTTTATAAAAAGTAGAATTTTGGCGGATATCTCCAGGAATAAATTTAGTTATTTCATATTCTAATGGTTTATCATTATCGAAAAGCCATATATTAACAGTCCCTTTTTCACTTCCAGAGTACTTCTTTATAAAATTATCGTTACCAAATATAAATTGATGTGCTATTGCTTTTATAATAGTAGTTTTACCAACACCATTTTCTCCACAAATCAGATTTATTCTACTACTGAAAGATATATCAAGATGTTTTATACCACAAATATTATCAATAACCATCCGTTTAATTTTCATTGATATTTCCTCATTTCTTAATAAATAAATTTGAGGAAGAATTACAATATTATTCATAACCTCATTATTCCTTATTTTATCATTATTTCACATATAATACAATATATTTGTTTATTGTCTAATATATCCTACTACAAAAATATTTTCGTAATAAAAAGAGCATGAGATTTAATCTCATGCTCTTTTTAATTACTATTTTATGTATAATATTTGAAACCTTTTTAAAATAATAATTTAATAAAAACTATATTTTAAAATTTAATTTCCAAGATAAAAGCAATTAAACATAATAAATACAAAGTTAATTCTTATAATACTTAAAAATATTTAGCGCTCTTTAAATGTCTCTACTAAACCAGAGATAGATGTATCAAATACTTTGGTAACAATATATTTTAAAATAGCTATAAGTTCTACAACTACAGAAGTGATATAACCAGCAACAAAAGTAAAAATTATCTGAATAGTTGAATCTGTGAATGGAATTTTATTTTGGTGACAATATATAATTGCCCACAAAGTGTAACCAACTATACTAAAAAGAACTAAAAATTGAACAGATAAAAATATTGCTACTTCTGCCATTAGTACATCTTTATGATGTCGCTTTTTTTCTTCATTTTGTCGAATTTCTGGAGAAAGAACTTCAATTAAAAATTTATTATTTGCATTTTTAATTATCTCTCCAGTTTCATTTTTTTCTTGTCCCTTTTCACCTGATATAAATTCAATTTTAGGAGCAAAAGGAGTTACTTCTTTTCTTAAAATACTTGCAACCAAATCAGATTTGTTTTCTGAATTATTTACATCATTGTCCCTAGTATCTGAATTATCATTCGTAAGCATTGTTTTATACCTCATTAATTTCTATGTCTTTTAAATAGGGCATTTTAAGGTATTCTAACCGTGCTACCATAACTGTTGATGAAACTTTAAATATTTTAGTAAGAGCATCTAAGGAAGGCACAAGTAATTGGTTACATATGTTATATAATGCTGTTTCTGGGATTAACAATTTTCCAGCGAATATATTAGCCTCCCTTTCTTCTTTTTTATTAAAAGTATCACTTTCTCTAAATTCAACATGATGATCGATTAAATTGTTTGTATGTAAGCAACAATGAGCCAATTCATGAGCAATTGTAAAACGCCTTCTATTTTCTGTATTATTCTTACGATAGAAAATGTTTAAATTATCTGCTTGAGCTATTGCTGCACCTAGAATGGAACCAGAATTAATATCAACTTGTTTTTCTATTATTGAAAAATCCATTGGAATTACAGATATGCCAATGTTAGAAACAAGTTTATCAATATTGATAGGAGGCTCATTAACAATTCCATATATTGATAATAACTCTTCAGGGCTTTTACCTTGGATGTCTCTTAATATTTTACACATAATACCACACCCTTTCTTTTGTTCTTTTGAAAAAATGTATAACTTTAATATCTTATTTTGCATAAGGCTCCTTCATAAATATAATAAAGATATTATAAGAAGGATTCAGTGCAAATTTTGTCAAATATAAGAATCTTTCGACAATCTTAAGATTTTTAATATTATATTAATTTTACCATTATTTTCCAAAATATGTTTAAGTATATCTATATTTAAGATAAGTATATATTATCCATATTTGAATAATATAATGATTCTACTAATTTACGTTTGGAAATCAAGATATAAGTTTATATATCAGAAATAAGATTTGCTAATGATGACATATGGCACCTCAAATAGTATCTATAAGGTGCCATAATAGAGTATTATTAGAATATTTATCTAAAAATTTATTTAACCTATAATTCTCGAATAGCTTTTCTGAAATAATCAAGTCTCCCTTTTACCATCTCTGCACTAGCAGTTCCACTTCCACAATAGGCCAAGTATTCTTCATTTGAATTATATGTATCTAAAAAATTATGAACCCATTTTAAATATTTCTCTGATGATTTTCCATCTTTAAGAATTCTATACATTCCATAACAAATTAAAGATAAGCTAGTAGTTTTTATTTTAATTGATTCTATAAATTCATCATCTAATTTATCCAAAGCTTCTTTTATTACAAGTGTCTTCGCAAGAGTTTTATCCCTAGTCTGGTCATTAGAAATGAGTTGATTATAGTGAAGTATGAACTTGTTCATATCATCATTTCTAAATGATCCAAAATTATATTCGTTGCTTACTTCACAGAGCATAAGAATTTGAATAATTGTATCTCTATCTATATTCTTTTTATATTGAGCTTTTGTTAGTATTTTCTCAAAGAATGGATGAGCAGCAAGAGTAAATACAATATTTCTAGTTTCTTCGCTCTCTATAGTACTTCTCTTATGCCCATTTGTTAGAGGGTGTCCCATATTAATCCTATCAAATATATCGCTAATCTCCTCTGGTGTTGCATCAATCATAGTAATTACACTTATATCCCTAGAATAGAATCTTTCCTGTACTGCTTCATCTAATTTATTAAATTTTTTCCCAGCAATTTCATATTCTACACCATCTATGACCAAAGGTTTAAGATCTTTGGACAAAGCAAATTCATTGTTTGCAAATGCAGCAAGTCCTGTGAATCTTTGCTTGAAATCTACAACATCTAACATTTTAGTATCTGAGTGCTTATTTAATAATGCTGGATATATAGGATATAGGCGGAGTGCAGAATCTATAAACAAACTTATCTCCTTTTTATTCCAAATACCTGCTCGACGTTGTATTGACAAATCAAAATTATAACGATTCTTATTGATATCGTTAATTAAGGACTGCATACTTTTAGGTTGTGTTTTAATATCTTCCATACTCCTATTCCTCCGAAAATTCGACATATTTGATACCTTCAGAGTAACACAATTTTTCAAGTTTGTAAATAATTTATTAAAAAATTCTTTATTTTCTCAAAATAATGTTTCATAAATATAAGATATTATTCACAATATTAGGTATACATTAATATTGTATTTTTACTTAAAACTCACTTTCATGAGAATCGGACTGTATATCAAAACCATATACAATTACGCCTGTATATAGTCAAACCTTGTCAGTCTCTGGGGGTTAAGACATATCTATATAATATTATAAACTTAGCCTTTCCCTGCTTTCAGCATGAAATGGACATTTCATACCTACCTATTGACTAGCCATTCCTTTTAATATTGTTAAAAGATTGCATAAGCAAACCGGAAGATATAACAATATAAAAGCATAAAATGTTACTTAGACTCTCATCATATAACATACCATATGTATTTCTTTCCGCTTTTCAGCACCATGCCATTTACTATTTCTAGTTCTGTTTCGGGGCACATATAGTCTTTAGGCTTCCCAGCATATTCGGTTTTAGGTATCCATCTTATTTAAAGTGGCTGATGCTCCCATCCGTTAATTACATGGCATTATTATGTAACCTTAGAAGGGCGGGCACAGTATAGCTACCACTAAAGTTTATACATTTACCGATACCATTTAGATTCATTAAAAAACCACTAGCAACACCAATATTCCCTAATAATCCCAATTTTTCGGTTATAGTATCAACAATCGACAAAAGAGAATTAAAGCTATTGATTATTGTGATAATTCCATCTGAATTAACAAAATTGTTAATAATTTTTGTCCAAGTATTATTAAGTCTATTTAGTGATCCTTCCCAATTAGAGGCTGACTTCATTGCTTCTTCCATTGCAGAACCAGATCCTTCAGAATAATCTACAAGCATTTTATCAAAAAGTTCTACATTTTGAAGTAATGCTGCTAATTTTGCAGCTTGGTATTTACCTGCAATATTAGTTAAAATTTCAGCTCTTAATGGATCATTTTCATCTAATTGATTAAATGTAACCGCTAAGTCCCGTAATATAGTAATAGGATTTCGTAATTTTTCAGTTCCATCTATAAATTCGGTCATGGAAGCGTTAGCTTTATTTAATGTTGTAGTTATTTTATCAGAAGAAATATTTTGTAAATTGACTAAAATAGATTTAATTGAATTTCCAACTTCAGAACCGCCTGATTTAGTAACAGCTTCAATTGTACCAATCATTGCTGATAAATCTTCAATAGAAACATGATAGCTGGAAGCGACTGTACCTGCTTCACTCATAGCAATAGCCATATCTTCTAAAGCTACACTATTCCTATTAGTTATGCTATTCTGTCCATCAAGTACTGCATTTAACTTTTCAGCCTCACCATTATATTTATAAGCTGCATTTGTCGCTAAAATATAGTTATTTGCAATTTCAGCAGTCATATCACCAGCAGCTTGAGCAAGTAATGCCTGTTCAGCCATGGCAGCTCCTTTTTCACCATAAAAGCCAGACTGTGACATGTCCTGAACACCAGTTAAATAATCAGAAGCAGTCTTACCATATTTACTAGCAGATTCAAAAGATGAGTCCCCTAATTGTTTTAATTCTTTTTCAGTTAAATCAGATGTCTTACTAATTTCAGTAAGAATATTATCCAAACTTTTTAACTCAGTTATAGCCTCTTTTGTTTTTGACACCATTAACATAATACTTGAACTTATAGAGGCCCATTGTGTAAAACTACTACCGGCTCCTTTAAGTTGATCAACAAAACTTTTTCCTACTTTTCCAAGTTTTTTTTGAACAGTATCAATATTTTTAAGTTCTTTTTCAATTTCATTTAGCCTACTAATAGAAACACGACCATTACTTAACTCATCATAGTATTCCTTTAATGATTGTTTAGCATCTTTAGAAGCTTTCGTATTTTTAGACAGCCAATCTTGGATATCATTTGTTAATTTTTCCTGCCTTTTAGAATTATAAATACTATCTAAATCAGTTTTTAAAATAATAGCTTCGTTCTGAGATTTTCTTAGAGCTTCATTAAAATCTTTTTCATCTTGTATTAAAGTATCAAGATTTTTCTCTTTTAATTTATCTAATGCAACAGCAACTTCTTCAGTTTTTGCTTTTATCTCATTACTTGTTAATCCAAGTTTTTCATAAGAAGTTTTAAGTGTTTCAAATTTTTTATCATAATCACCAATATCTATAGAAGCTTGAATTCTATTATTTTCTGTAATAATAGAAGATTCCAATTTTAAATGCTGAATTTGTTGCTCAAGTCCATGAAGTTCTCCTTTATTGCCTACAGAAGAGAGAGAAGTTTCTAATTCTTCAACTTTTGCTTTAAATTCTCCCACTAGGATACCTTGATTTTCCCATTTGAGTTTTAAAGAAGAAAGCTTATCTTGAAGGCCAGTAATAACAGATGATATATTACCTATAATTTTTACATCATCTGTCTGTATAAAACCAGATTGAGTTTTTCCATTATTTTCAATTTTAGCACGTTCAAAGTTTAGTCGTTTAAATGCTCCTGTAGCATCTGTAACACTGGCAGTAAGAGATTTAACTTTCCCATCTGCTGCTTCAATTCCTTTTATTTCTATATCCATGTAGCCAGCATTGCGAAGTTTACTTTCAAGTTCAAATTTAGCTTTTTCAATAGTATTTGAAACTTCTTGGATATATATTTTACCTTGATTATTTAGATCAGTAGTATTGAATATTTGAGTTGTTGCAGAATTAGATTGCTCCTTTTTTAAAACAGATAAATTATCTGTTAAGCTTTTGACAGCCTGCTGCCAATCTTCATATGCTTTAGACCAGTTAACAGTTCTACCTTCTGTTGCTTCAATATTTTTTATATTTAATAATCCAGAAGTCAGTTTTTCTAATTCCCTGTTTATTTCAATTGGAGCATTTGATAAACCCTTAATTTCTGCTTGCAATCCAGCTATAGTTTTTTCACCTTTATCTATATTTCGTATAGCACTATCTATTTTATTTAATTGACCTGAAATATTAGCAGTGATATTAGAAGCTTCAGCATTTAATAACTTAAAAGAATTTTTAACTTCATCAATAGTAGAAATTCCTTTTTTTAATCCATTTAATTTATTTTCAAAATCAGATAATGGTGTTGTTAATCCAGATAAAATATTATTATTTGTTGATTTGAATTGAGCATATTTTTGTGTATAATCGGCAAATATATTTTCTATCTGTTGAGTTTGTTTCTTAGCTCCAGAATCATTAGTCTTACCTCCTGTAAATTCAAACTGGGCATTTTTAAGTTTATAATTTAGAGAATCAATTTCCCCGCTTGCTCGTTTGATATTTACGGTAAATGAATCTAAATTATTATTACTATCAAACTTCTCCATAGTTGTAATAACATCATTTTCATTTTTTAACAAATTCTGGAATTCTTTTTTCGCATCGTTAATTGTTTTAAAAGATTTTTGGAAAGATTTATCGTTTAATAAAGAACCATTAGTTTCCTGATTAATAGCATTTGTAATTTTTTTACTTATTTCTTGCCCAGCTTGCTCTGCTGTCTTAATAGCCTGTTCTGGGTTAAGATCAATATTAGGAATGACAATTTTCTGCCCAATTATAATTTCAATTTGTTTTACAAGTTTGGAAATACTATCTTTATCAATTTCGGCTTGCAATTGTAAAAGTTTTATATCTTTTTGAATATTATCAATATTTTTATTAATATTACCTTTTGAGGCTTCTTCATTTAACTTTGCTTGTAGTTCTATTAGAAATTCATTCATATGTAATTATTATCTCCTTCTATTTTAAATATAAAAAAATACTCTCCAAATAGAGGTAGGAGAGTAATAATATTAAAGACATATGTATTTGTATTATTTTTATCAAAAAAATATATTCAATAATATCAATTGTGTTTTTAATGTTATTTAATATGAAGCCCATACTTTCTTAAATTGTTTTTTAATATATCTAATAAATAATTGTTACACCAATCAATAAATTCTGTCCAAAAATCGGTAGTATCTGTTTGATAATAGTCAGCTCCATGTTTAGATTCAGATGCCCACTTAACAACTTGCCAAGAATTAAAATTATTTTTATAATGCATACCTTCAATATCAATATAGACTTGTGCGGTATTAGAAGATATTAATTGTGAAGTGACATGTTTTAAAAATTCTTCAGTTCTTCGATAAATATTGGGATAAAAACCAGGATCATTATAATATTGATTATTTACACATTGATATAACATTATTCTTGCTTCTAACGCAGTATCTTTGATAGCCTTTTGGCAGATTAAATTAACATATTTAGGTAAATCATTCATTCTTTTAATTAGCATACTCATAAATCACATTCAATATATTATAATATTTCTATCTCTAACAATATAAATAGAAAACAACTTACCTAGTTACCTTTTAAAGATAAGAATATAAAAAGAGGATTATTCCTATAAAAAGAGGATATGATTTTTCATTCTAAAAAATACTTTTAATCCTTTTTATCTTTATTTTCCTCGTGAATAATTTCTGCAAGTTTAGATACAAATTCTTTTCGTAATTCGTCAGTAGGAACATCTTTAAAAGCAATATATATTTTCTGTAATAATCTTAAAAATTCTTTCTGATTATCATAAATATTTGAAATTGTTTTATAAACTATTATCTTAAATTTCCATTCATTGTATTTCATTTTAAAATATGTAAACATATATAAATTCTCCTCTAATTTTTTTCTAAATTCCATTTGAAACTAAATGAGTTATCTGGAGTAACTATAGTCATCATTTGAGTATTAAAATTATAAATCTCATTAATAATTTGATGACTTGTATTTAATACTTTAATGATAAAATCTTGTGCATTTACCTTAAAATTTTCTTTGATAAGGTAATCACGAATTTCCATATCACTCATAATTTATTTTCCTCAATATTTCCTATTATTCTATAATTGAATATAATCCTATAAGATATTCAGCCTTTACCCCTTTATTGAATACTTCGATCGCTTTTAATTTTTCAATATTAACTATAATTTCACTATTTAATACCTTTTCGATATCTGCATTAAATTTATTTATACACTCCTTGTTAGTTAATGAAATTTGGTAATTACCTTTCTTTGTTTTTTCTCCATACTCAATAATTTTTTCATTACAAATAATATTATAATTTGATATAGTAGGTTCAATTGCTTTCATGATACCAAGTAATTTAAACTTTAATAATACATCAATATTTGCCTGTTTATCATCAATTATTGTCTTTAATGTTTGGTTTATATTTAATATTTCACGAAGTTGCAATTTTTCCTGCATTAGCATATTCTCCTTGTACAAATATTTCATAGGATTTATTTAAAAAATTTTCTATATCGTATTTATAATTTACTTTTAATTTTCTTTTACCTATTAATATTGGATTACACAAAGTATTCATATCATTTTCACTGAAACTTTTCTTGTTAATTTTTTCAACCATTTTACAAAAATCAGAAATCGAGAGAAAATAGGTATTATTACTTTTCCTGAAATCAAGAATAAATCCACTAATCAATTTAGAATAATTATTGAATTTTTTTAATGACTCAATTTGATAATAGTGGATAATTCCTTTATCAGACTTAATACGTTCAAATGAACATGATCCATCAAATGTTTTTAGCTCAATAGTATAAAATATCCCTCTTGTACCATCAAACATCATATAGTCACAAGGACTACGATGACTAAATCTTAACTTATCTGTCATATTAAATGATTGTGCTGCATCAGGTGGCTTATATAAAAAAAGCCAGTCTGGGCAACTAGCTTTCCAATTCTGTTCAAATATTTTACCTATAGATTTAGGTATATTAATCACTCCTTATAATAATTATTTTACTATCTCAATAAGCGATAGAAAAATAACATAGCACCAATTATTATATCATAATGTTCATCTTTATTGGGTAGTCTCCATATTTAAAAGTAGAAGATTTATATTTTTACTAATCATATTTAGTCTCTTTCAATAATTAAGGGAATTCCATTAAACTATAATTTAACAGAAAATATGTTCTATCTATACATATCTATAATTATATAGTATAATCATTAAATATTTAAGTAAGGAAGGAGGAATATTCTAATGTATAAATGTCCCTTTTGTGGCGGAACATATAAATTAGTTAGCCCACCAACATCAGAATCTCTCATCTGTTACATACCCAACTGTAATAAAACAGGAGATAAGAGATTCCCAACTCAAGGACTTATGGGACAATCTTATATATGTGATAATTGTAATAACATACAATTATTTGCAATAAAGAAATAATACTTAACCAAATAGGGAGAAGTAAGGAGGTTTTGCTCTTTCTTATTTGATGATAATTATTATAACCTGCCCACATTATATCATTTTCGTTCATTTTTTAGTTTCATTCCTTTCAATTTATAATATTCTTTTAGAGTATTAGATTTATCTTGAATAGCCAATTTAAAAAAATCAGATTTAGAGTCAACACATAATATTGAATTTCTAATCCTAGATTTTTCTTCTGACTTTTTAAAAATATTATAGTCTTTTTTGTATATTTACAAATAGAACAGAGTGGTAGTAGGAGATTAGACTGCCACTCTTATCTGAAAGCGACACATCTAAATTTGTTCTATGTAATGCCAGTTCAATAACTTCTGAAATATGGTATGAGAAATACCTATATCAATTTATTGATATTCATATAGATACTCCTCCAAATAAAAAAGTGATTTACATATAAATCGCCCTTCTATAATTAATCTCTTATTTATCCATTACCAATTTTGTTTCTACTGGAATAACAGGCAAATGATTTTTAACATAGCTGTATTTAGTATCTCTATTATGATTACCCATCAACTTTTTATATGCTATAAAAATATCATCAAATTCGCTCACTTCAGACTCTGGAATTCCATCTAATAAAATATACTCTCTATATCTCTTGTCAATTTCAGATCCTAATAGTTCTTTGCTTCCACACATAAGAGCTTCAATCTGTTTATCTCGTACTTTTTCGTTATCTGATACAGATTTGATAGAATTAGCTAGTTCTTTCTGAATTTTTCGGGATTGTTCTCTATCACTTATACGATTCTCAGCAAATTGTTTGATTTCATTTTGCGTTTCAGAAATAACATTTCTCATCTCATCCATAAATATAGTTAAATCTTCTTTTATTTGTCTATCATGCTCATTCGATTCATATACATCTTTTTCATGGTGTTCCTGTAACAGAGTAAGGCTTTTAGCAGTCTGTTTTAATAACTCACTTTCTTCGCGCCTTTTTCTCATCCATTTGGTTTCAAGTCCTAGTTTTTTAATAATCCACTCAAATAATGTAGCTATACCTTGAATTCCAATAAGGATAGTCAATACAGAGGCAAAGATAACAGAATAATCAATAGTTAATAATGACATAATATCTTCCATATTTATTACCTACCTATATTACTTATGTTCATGCTTTACATCATAGAGAGCAGTTCCAATTAAGCTATCAAGATAATCGTCAAAATCATTATTGGCTAATTTAAGAGTTTGATAGACAGAATTAGTAAGAGCATTAATTGTTTTTGTTTTTGCCAATTCTTTTACCTCTAACTGTTTTTCTTTAGTCCATGTTTCAGTTCCTTTTATATCTTTTACAATAATTTCATATACATCTTTTACGGCATCTACAACATACTGATAAAGAATATCGGTATATTTATCAATTCGTTTAGCTTTAGCATAACCCCCAAATTGAGTACCAATATATGTAAGAATTGGTAGTAACACAACAGTCCATAAAGTATAGATTACTTGTGTCCAATCAATTTCATGTAGTACTTCAGTCACTTTATTTCCTCCTAAATCAAATATTTTTTATTTTGCATATCATAATCTGCAATAATTAGTTCCCCTTGATTATTTGTTACCATACATTTACCCTCATTTACTCCTGGTTCTGGACAAAGAAAGAATTTTTTCCCATTAGGAACAGTTTGATAACCAGTAAGCATATATCCATTGTTATCAAAAAGATACCACCCAGAAGTATTATTGGTTTTTTCTGTCAGCCATACCCAGCCTGTAGGATAAGAACCATCTTTATATTGATACCACCAACGGGTCCCATCAGCGGCACGAATAAAACCTTCCTGTTTAGAATTTTGATTAGAAATAGCATTTTTGAATGATTCCCATGTATTTTTGGTATGATTATATACATAAGGATTAGGACAAATTTTGCCTACTACATCATAATGCCTAATAACATGATCTGGTGAAATTTGATATTTCTCCATTAAATGTTTCGTCAATTCAATAGCAGATTTAACAGTAGCATCTTCAAAATACCAATCACGGCTAGTATCAGCTAGATTTCCTTTGTTTCTAACACAAAGTTCAATCCCAAGGCTATTAGCATTAGTACATATTCCATGGAAAGTTCCTCCTCGTGTTCCAGGATACCTTTTTCCTCCACAATGCCAAGCAATATCTTTATCCTCTACACTTTGCCAAATCTCTCCATTAAATCCTACATAATAGTGTGCACTTGCACCTCTGTTACTTTCAGCATAATATTTACAATTTGCTTCTGCTCCACCTGTAGCACCTACATAATGTATGACAATATATTTTATTCTATCTATTGTTCCAGAGTTATGATTGTATGGCGTAATTAACTTATTTATTTTCATATTTTCCTCCAAAATAAAAAACAACCATCAGAGGTTGTTTATGAGTATTATAGTTAATATTTATAAGAATTTTATTAAAAGTATTATTCATTATATTAAATTTCTGAATTCTACTACGAAAATTTTCCTGGCATTTACTTATCAAATAACTAATAAAATATTAAATAGATATACAGCGATTCTCAAACTTTTTATATGCATCGAGATACAACTCCGACTTATCACCATTTACAGTCAACTCATAATACATTCCATCAGGTAAAGTTGTACTGGCAAGGGCCTTCCAGTTTTGAAGTGTCTTGCAGTACCATACCACATACACATCATTAGAACCAATGCGCTTACCATCGGTTGCATCCAGATGTTCATTTACATAATCCCTCACAGTGCCTTTTACCAGACTAAAAAAACTCTTTTCTGTCATATCATCTACCTATCCTTTCACTCTTATTTTCTCACGACAATTTGGACATTCTATTTCTCTTTCCTAGTCATTCATGCCTGTTCGCACAGTTATTGCATCGCCTTTTTCATACTCAAGCAGACTGCCACAATACCCACACATTACCCTGCGTTTATCGCCATATCGAATCACTTTTACCGCCATACTATCATCTTCTTTCTTGAAAATGGACATGAAAAAGGCCCCCTTGAACATAAACATTCAAAAGCGCCTACTTCTATAGTTGAAAATCAATCAACATCTAATACATTTTTAGTAGTTTTTTAACCATTTCTGTATCCTCAATCCTAAACTTCATTCGTTTTCATAAAGGTCTACAGATTCCCTCAATAGCTTATTAAATTTCACAATAAATCTCATGCTCTTCCACTGATTGAAAGATTTCGTTAGTAATTTCTGCCATTATTTTTGAGTCAAGGCAGAACACTAACGAGGTATAGATGTGTATTTGTGTTCACCTTTCTAAAAAATACTACCAAAATAATGATGTTTAAATATCATATAATTAGTTTAATTTTATTCAGTCTGAAATTGGAAGTTCCAGAAGACACATCTCCCAGTCCATAGGTAGACCAAGGGCAATATTTTTTTCCACATCTTTAACAATTTCGTCTATCAGTTCTTGGGTATATCCCATTTCTTTAGCCTTTTTTAAAAATTTTTTCTTGTCCATTCCACAACCTGCCTAAATGACGGTGTTTTTATCTATCTTTTTTAATCCAAATTTTTCATAATCAAATTTTTCGCCTATTACTATGCAATTTTCAACGGCTTCTACAAACTCTTTAATATTCTTATTAGTAGGTAACATATACGGAATGGCTATAGGCTCATTAAATTTTTTTCTATATGCAACTAATACTTTTCTCACATCCATTGGCGAATCATCTCTCTAACTTTATTGTGTTAATATTGTAAAATATTTCCACAAATGCTTCTTTAGCTGCTTTACTGTTATACCAAAGCTTGTAGTAGGTTAATAAAACCTACTAGCTATAAAATATATTAAGAGAACAATATATAAATAATGGTGTTTTTAATTACACTTTCCATCTATCTCAGTTAATAATACCACATCATTCAGATATTGCCTAATAATACAATTTATTACTTTTTCTACATTTATTAAATTGCTATTCTCATCAGAATAATAAATTCAGAATAGTTTTTAACTGATAAAAAGTAATAGGTTTGATTTTTAGTTATACATTCATCAATAAGCTCTATCTATTCCTCTCTACTCAATGAGGAAGGCTCTGTTATCAGACTATCATCTGGAAAATGTTTCTTATATCTTTCGATTGCTTCTCCAAAATGAATATCTAATTCATCGGGTTGTTTTCTATTGTGAACTACCCATTGTCTAAAGCCAATAGGCTTCCTGTTTCTAAGACCTCGTAACCTACTATCTCCACAGGCGTTAATTCGGGCTGAACCCTCCCTATTTGTATTTTTTTATCTTATGCTATTTGTCGTAATCCTTCTGCTAAAATATTTTTTGCAGCATTGATATCTCTATCATGTTTTTCTCCACAAATTGGACATACCCATTCCCTTACTGATAAATCTTTTGTATCCACATTTTGATATCCACAAACGCAACATATCTGGCTGCTTGCATAGAATGTGTCCACTTTTATATATTTCCTCCCATTCCAATTCGCCTTATACTCCAGTTGTCTTGTTAATTCGTACCATGATACATCATTTATGGATTTTGCCAAATGATGGTTCTTTACCATATTTCTTATCTGTAAGTTTTCCGAAACTATCACTTGGTTTTCGCTGATAATCTTATAGGAAATCTTATGCAGATTCTCTTTTCTGATATTGCCTATCCTCTCATGGCATAATGCTATCTTTCTTCTCTGTTTATAATAGTTCTTGCTCTTTTTTTCTTTATGGGCTAACTGTCTTTGCAGCTTTGTTAGTTTTTTCTCATATTTTTTTATTGTCTTTGGATTTTTGTACTTTTCTCCATCTGATGTAATACATAAATCTTTTATGCCTAAATTCAGTCCTATTTTCTGCTTTGTATGTAGCAGCTCCCCTTGTTCTGTTCCCACAAGCACTGACACATAATACTTTCCACTTGGCACTTGTGAAATGGTTGCTGATTTTATCTGTCCCACAAATTTCCTATGCAGTTTTGCCTTTACTTTCTTTAACTTTGGCAGTTTTATCTTTCTACACTCAAAATCCACCCCAATATTTCCATTTGTGAAGTTTGTTGTATAGGATTTATGGTTATCATGTTTGCTCTTAAGTTTCGGATATCCTGCATGTTTTTTGAAAAATTTTTGATAGGCAGAATCTATATGGTAAATAGCATTTATCAAGGCAAATTTATCGACTTGCTTCAGCCATTCATGTTCCTTTTTCAGTTCCCAGTTGCAGTAATTATTGCAGTCTGTTTTAGTGACGGACTCTTTAGAGTTTTCGTATTTTTCTTTTCTATATGCAAGAGTCTGGTTATAAACAAAACGGCAACAGCCAAATGTTTTTGCAATTTGTAGTTTCTGCTCCTGATTAGGATATATCCTATATTTATATGCTTTTAACATGTACTATCACCGTCTTTGTATCTATTCTGAATTCTCTATGCACCAAATCGCCACTTTTAGCTACCTTAACCCACCGTCTAAAGCCAGTGGGATTGCGGTAGCCTTATTTCAAAAAATCTGATATCATTTTATTTCCTCTACATGTCCTAAAAATGTATAACCCCCTTCAGAATCTCCAAGTTTATCTCAATCTTTCATGTTTTCCATGTACATATCTCATTCTTATTATATATAATCTAATAGTTTTTTACAAGTCTTTTAAAAAAGCGAATAATATAATTTGTATAGAAATCTATATCAGTAGATATATTACTCTATTTTACTCAAAATATTTACAATCTTGTTTTTGGTTTAAATCTATGTATCTATTTTTATCTGGACAAAATCTTTGACTAACACATAATTGATTTAAAGAATCTTCTTTACCCATACGATTACAAAATATCATTACTTTTTTAGTATATTTTGATATTTGTTCATAAGCATTTTTACACATATCTTTTATACCTAAATCCTATATTCAAAATCAGCATTACCAATTTCACTTTTATATTTTACAGTTACAGTATTTCCTATAAAATTAGTAATATTTTTTACTCTAATTCCGTAGCCATCAAAGTCTATATCTAAATTCTGATTTTTTGGATTATAATATATTACTTTACACTCTTTTGTTTTAAACAAATAGTTATTATCCTTTTGTATAACTTTTTCTTCTTTAGATTTCCTGCCCATATGATGCCTCCTAATAGTATTGTTATACTGATAGTTAGAAAACTACCAGTACAATAACCCTAATTATTTTATGCTAAAATTGCCTTCCTAAAATTCAAAGTAATAACTTCCTTTTCGTCCACTTCTATAGTAAATGTAGTTTTATTATCTGGAACTCGTAATAAGATTTCAGAATCAAATGGGATATCAGTTTTATTGACATTTGCTACACCATTTGTTTTAATAGTCATTTTTTCTCCTTCTTGACTTAGTTTGAATGGGAAATAATGTCCACTTTGATTATTAGTATCAGAATTATCAAAATCAGTAAATTCTGTCACATATTTTAATGTCCCTGTAACAGCACCACCAGCTAATACATTGACATCATTAGAAATCAGATCAGAAACAGACTTACCTAATACTTTTTCAGAAAGAGTATGAATAGTTAAAATATTTTCGCTAATCAGTTTTGGTGTAGTATTTCCATCTACTACTACATCAATCACATCTTCATGGTCATCATAATTTACATAAATAGATGCTGGCCCAGAAGATACAGCTTTTACCATACCTTTATCATCAACAATTGCAACTGTTGGATCATCACTTACAAAAGTACAATCTGCATTATCTAACTGAATAGGAGAATATAATGTTCCCTTTAAACCAATTACTGAAATAGTTGCAGCCATTCCTGAAGGTAATTCTAATATAGCAGGAGTTGCCGCAATTTCTGATACTGTAATAGCAGAAGAAATATCATCATATTCTTTGATATATGCATATACACTAGAACCATTATCACAAGTATCCTTTTCGACAGCAAGTGCTTTACCATCTATGCTGGTGCTACTAACTCCATCTGGTGTAAAATTCATAGTAAAATTTCCGCTTGGCTGATATGATGGAATTATTACCTCTACACTTCCAACTTTACCAATCTGATTATTATGCTTATCTGCTTTTAATACTAATTTATAAACATTCGGCGATGTATCAGAATCAATAGTAATACTTTTTGCAGTTGCTCTATACTGATATGTAACTTTAACAGTTCCATGATTTACACTAAATTTAGTTAAATCAATACTTGTTAATTCAGGAGTTACAGTCACTATTGTACCATTTGGTAATTCAACAGCAACTTCACCAATAGGAATAGAGGGTAATACACCAATACCGTCTGTGATTTGGATACATTCTCCCATTTTATAGACGTCTGTAAGACCTTCTGTAATTTTAGAACCAACACTTGCAGCAATATACTCCAATTTCCAATCGGCTGCTTCAAGAGTAACATTTATTTCTCTTCCATACTTATAAGAGTATACTAATTTATTTCCTTTACCAGCATTTACATTCTGTTCTTGCATAGATACTTCAATTGAAGTATTAAGATTTGTATTTCCAGTACATGCTAAAATATCTTTATAATATAGAGCAAAATCAGCAGTACTAACTAAAAAATTTTTTGCATTATTCATTTTAATTATCCTTTCTTAATAAAGTTTATGAAAATAAAAAGGTACAACCATTAACTAATTTTGCCTTTTAAATCATTTTCATCCATTTTTAGATGTTTGTATTTCTCATTTTCTTCTAGTGAGAGCATCCAGTATCTAATGGGTTCTTTTAATGAAATCATACCACTACATTCACCAGTTTTTAAAATTGTATAATTTTCATGTAACTGATATCGTTTGATATAACGCCAGAATTTACGAATTGTCATATCCATAATTTTACTTTCCGTGGTATTCATTGTTATTACAAGAGAATCAATATAATCTTCAATATTACTTTTATCTTTATTTCTATTAAGATCTTTTTGGGCTTTTAATAAACGCTGTTCTGTATCATAGTTCAAAAATTCATCTATATCAAAATCTATATCATTTTGTATAATAATGATACGTCTTAAATCATCAAATATTTGCGGAGTAATAATTTGTTCATTTATGAGAATTTGCCCTGTTTGATAATTTATTTCTACCTTTGAATCTTTGCAACAGAGCTGTAATAATTGAATAGCATAAAAATAATATTTTGATAGTCCCAATATATCATATTGTTTTTCTAAAGTATTATTATTTAAACAGAAAAGCAAGAAATCAAGATAAGTCATTTTAATTATTTTTTTATCATGAAAAGTGCTATTTTTGCGTACAGTAATTGATGGTATTAATGTTTGAAATAAGATGACATCATTCATTGTTACTGGATACACAGTAATATGCTCATCATATTGGAATGGTTTATTATAAATAAGGTAGGGAAAAAGAGTATCTTTATTAATCTCCACAAAATTCCTCAATTTCATTTAAGTTTGAAATATTGTATATTAAGTGTTTACCATAATAATTATAATTTGGCTTATACATCATACAATATCCTCTACTTGCAGGTTTGACTACCCCTATTCCTTGTATTTTTTCATTCCCATTTAATATTCTATCTACAATATCACACAGAATATCAATACGATTAGCATATGTACCTGAAAAATAGCCCATATTTTTAACTTGTTCTACGGTTGGATTACTTCTATCTGTTAATCGAATTAATTTCTTTATAGTAAAAATAAAAATATGTAAGTTAAAAGTCGCAAATGTATTTTTATAAATAGAATCTATATCAGTTTCTACAAACACAAAAGTTCTTTCAGTATCTGTTGTTTGATCTGTAAAATCGTAATCAAAAATATGGCCTTGTTCAGTATATTTAACTCCATTTATAATCCATTCACCACCAAGTAAAACATCTATAATATCTAATTCACTACATTTACTTGGAATGGGAGCAATGAGTTTAATAAAATTATCATTACTTAATAAAAGATTGATTATCTTATTTTTGTACTTTGCAGCATTATATAAATTAGACATATTTCCTTCCTAAGCAATTGAAGTTATTAATATATTCATTTCTGAGGATATATTATTTTCAACTATAACTTTTAATAAAAAAGAACTACCTATATAATTCTCATCATTTACTAATATATCTATTTTGTTCTCATAGATATTTGTTTTTATATCAAAATCAGATATTATTTCCCATTTAAAATCAATTTCAGTCCAATCAATTTTATCTTTATTTTTATTTATAAAATTCACAGTATAAGTACGTGGAAATCCTACTTTTAACTTTTTAACTCCAGATATAATAGCATTTAAAAGTACTCTTTCATCTGAATCTAATTTCGATAGGAAAGAAGTAGATGGATCAAAATAATTACAAACTCCCATTTCTAACTCTTTTTTAGAAGGTTTGTAAGAATATTCTGTAAGCATCAATGATATCAACCCTTTTCCCATATATGAATAGTCTACAGTATCTGGTTTTGTTAATTGATATACAGTAGGATTTTCTTTATTTTCATCAAGTATAAATTTAACACCATGATCTAATTTACATGTATGCTCATTTAATTGGGTATAAAGTAATACCTGATCGGAACCTAAAGTAATAATTCCATCTTTGTATTCTCCATTATTATATTGAGTAGCGTTCCTAGTAATAACAGGAATTTCCTGGATAGTTCCATCATTTTCTTGCCATTTTATAAATCTTCCACATTTTCCAAGTTTTCCTTCGTAATGTATCTCAGATACATTATAAGATTCTATACATAGCCAATATTCATTTTTCTTAGTATCATAAAAAATCTCTCCTAGCTCGATGGGCATAATATGAGGAGATAAAAATTTTGAGATAACCCCATAGGAGGCATTATATTTTTGATCATATATTTTAATAGGAACTGATTTAGTAGTTTTATAAATAACAATATTGGGGTTATATGATACATCATCTTTAAATCCATAAGCTAAAATATCTTGTGCGTCTTTAATTTGTTCATTATAGAGTGAAATACCACTTTGTTTGATTCGCTCTTTCATAAGTTGAAAGCTTATACTTATCCCCTCTTTCGATTAGTAACTAAATCAAACAATTTTGAATTTTTGTATGACTTATTTATTGCTAGTTGATCATTTTCTGATTTAAGCATAGAACGTAATTCCATTACTTTAGATAGCTGGTTATGCAGATTTAGACTTTTAAAATCAACAGATGATAGACGGGCTTTCAACATTTGAGGAACACACAAATATTCAGTATCCAAATAAACAATTAACATAAAATTACATAAAATTTCAAAATTTGTTTTTGATAATTCAAAATTAAACTGTTGTAATTCATCATCTCTATCTTCGAGGTTCTGACTACATGATTCAAACATTATACATGCTTTAGGAATATAACTAATCACAATAGAAGTAACAATATCTTCATCCATCGAAATAAAATTATAGTCTTTAATTTTATTATAAAAAGTGTTTACTATATCTTCATACTTTGTATTGCTCAGTTATGTCACCCACTTTTTATTATTCATTCTGCTCTATAATCTCTTCAAAGTCATATTTTAACTTCTGGGAAAGCAAATGAATAATATTAATATTAACTAAAACTTTATTTTTAATTAAGTGACTTGCTTTTGAAATTAAAATATCTCTCATACTTACATTTAGAGCTAAATCAATAGTTGATTCAATCAATGATATATTATTAGAAGTAAAAATTTGAGACAATTGATTAATTTTTGCAACATTTTCATAAACTTTTGTCAACCTAAAATATTTAATTGCTCTATCATCTAATAAAACAACCAAAGGCTTGTTTAAAAAATCTCTTTTGTAATTATTCATTTCAATCAAATCGGCTACACTCATAAGTTCTTCAGAGCCAATTTGATTCCATCTATGAATAGCATTATTAATGCGTGATTTATAAGTCAGGCCGCCATAAGTAATAGATTTAACACGTATCATAGTATTAATTGGCAATTCTTCTGTAATTGTATCTATATTTTTATAAGAACCATCTAAATCATCAATTGCTTTTGAAATAGAATCTGCTAAAGAAATAGAGTCTTTTAAATTCAGATTTGAACTATCATTAGTGGTTTCCTGTAATTTGGTTTTAGGTAGATCAATATCCGTTGTATAATTTTCTGTATCTTTTTCTTTAATTTTCTCAATCAATTTTTCTTTTCCAATATTTCCAAAACTTAAATCAATCGACTTTGCATAATCTTTTAATTCGGCTAATGACATTTTTTCAAAGTCCATTTAAAACCTCCTATAATTTCGATTTGATATATAGCACCTAAAAGTAAGCATTTAAAAAGCACCTACATTTAGGTGACATATTATTAATAGTAATTACAATATTATTTTTAATTACACTAATTCATATCGTCCAGTAATATTATCACATACAATACCAACACCACACTTGACTTGTGCCTGAACATCAATAGTCTGATCGTGGGTATTTTGTTCGCCTAAATTTCTAAGACGTACTTCACCTTCGTAATAAAGTTTAATAATCTTGCTATTCTCTGGCAAAATATGAATTAACTTATTATTTACTTTAAAATCCGTTGTTCCACGGATAAATGTCTGAGGAATGACGATTGCTTTTGCAGGTAATCCAAGATTTTCAAGTACTCTACCTGTGGTTGCAAGTTCTTCCTTTTGAGAATTAGCAATCCATGCACTATCCATACCCTTAATAATATATGACAATGCAGTTCTTGTACCAGCAATAATTACATCCTTCTGAGAATATGTCTGAACAAGTTCAATAAGATTATTTATCGTATCTTCATCATATGTACCTGTTTCTTTAAATTTTGCTGGTAGATAATTTCCAATCGCATTAAAAGAAGCATAAACCCGAGAATCGATCTCATTCTGAAATGCCTTTCTTAACTTCTCAAACATATCTAACAAAGAATCATTCCCAGTTAAAAACCTTTCGAGATCATTGTAGATACGGACATAAATCCATCCTGTAGGAACGGAAAAACTTCTTTTTCCTTGGATTTTCTGTCTATCAGTATCCCAATGATTGCCAGAAAAAGTAGAAGCTACAATAGTAGAATTATCCTCCACTACAAATTCATTTTTATCACCTAAATCTCCACGCTTCAAATCTACAAACTGATTATAAAAATCTGATTCTTCCCAAGCAGTAGGTAAGCTAGGAGATAATGTATTCTCCAGAATCGTGAAGATTGCTCTTTCATTATTGCAGAAATTTTGCCATGTTAATTTATCTTCGCCTAAAATTGCAAAGAATCCTTCACGAATTGCCTGATCCGTATATTTAGCAGCATTTTCATTAAATAAAGCAACTTTATTCTTTAAGCTGTCATTAATTAAGTTAATAAGTCCTTTTAAATTACTCATACTATTTAATTCCTCCTTTTATTGTTCCCTATACAACTCTGATGATATATTTTGTTGTTCTAGTATCTAATGCATATCCATATTCATTAGTGCTATCTCCTGTAATCTGTGTTCCAGCAGAACCGATAAAGTATGGATATCCAACTTCAATAACTCTTTCAACCTTAAGATTTGTTTCACCAGCAGCTTTAGCATATACACCATTCTTAAATTCAACAAAATCACCTTCTGCAAGAATAACTGTAGAGGGGAGATTTCCAACTGTAAATTTCCTGTATTTTTTTAGCTCATATACTCTGAATGGAATTCCTGCTTTATTAATAAAATTTTCCTCATTCTGGTTAATCTGATGGCTTGTATCATAATCCCAAGCAGTATTTGCAACTAAAAACATTCCATCAGTATAATCATCAAGTGCCATATAAACACTTCTTTCACCTGTCACTAACTCTCCCTTACCTACAACAGCTCCATTCTGAACATCTGTTGTAGATTGTAAAGAGTAACAAATGCATCCTTCTAAATTGGTAGTTTCAACGGTCATATAATTATTTGCCATTTTTTAATTCTCCTTAATATTATTGAATATATTTATTTAGTAAATCGCCATATCTATTAGTAATTGTTTCATTGATTCTGTTAAATTTAACAACACCAGTTTCGTTGGGGGTATAAGAAAATTTCTTATTAACAGAATTCTCTTTACTGGTTAAGAATTTACCAGCCATTAAAATAAGATCTTGTTCAACCTGTTCATAGGTTCTTTCATACTGCTTTTCAATATTTGCTTTGTAAACAAGATAAGCCGAATATTTTCCAAGTTTAGAAGCATAGCTATCAACTAAGGAATTAATATCCTTTTTATGCTGCTCAATTTTCTCTTCATTTTCCTTCTTCTCATAAAAGTCAACTTTTCCTTGAAGAATTCTATTTGCATTAGATATAGCATCATAACTTTCTTTTAAGGCATCGTAATCTTTCTGGAAATTTGCTGAAATTTCTTCAGATACTTTTTTGATTTTATTTTCAGTTTCAGCTTCATGCTCAATTGTAAATTTCCCTAAAGCTGCCTCAATTTCATCCTTAATATTAAATTCAATAAAACTTTCATCTTTGACTTTATCAATAGCAGATAATGTCATTTGCATTTTTGAATCAAAATCAATAACAAGATATTCTTCACCAATTTCACTATCTTTCGCTATTGCATAATCAAAACCATATGGTTTATAATCTTCAATATCTATGGCAAATATTTTAGAGTCATTAGCCGAAAGAAGTTTATATTTACAAACTTTATCATTATTACCGCATTTTTGCTTTGAAAGAACATTTATGATTTTCTCATAATCCACAGTTTTTTCTCCTTTCATTTTTATATTATTATTTGTTATATTATTTTGAATAGAAGTAGTAGTACCTTGTAATTCGTATTGTTTCAGTTTTTCTAACATTAGTTCAAAATTTTGTTTAAACTTATTTGTATGGATAGAAAAAGCCTTTATTTTTTCAACTCTACAAGATGGAAAACAAGGTCGCACATTTTTGGATTTCTCATCAGATTTATTAAGTAAACACAATGCACTAAATGTAAAATCATCTATAGCAATTACATCATTTTCTTTCCAGTGATATTCATTTATAAATAGTTCACAACTTTGATTAAAATAAATATCATCACTATAAGCTGCATCCATGATATTAAAACGTCCAGTCCAAAGAATAAGTTGACATGTAAGATATGTATTGATGGTTTCTCCATCAGGTTCTAACACTTCTTCTAATTTTAGATCAGAAGACTCAGGTATAGTACCAAAAGGGATACATTCATTTATAATTTCTATAGAAGTGTTAGTAATTACCCACTTAGAATCATGTCCACCAACTCGCCATTTTCCAGTATCTTCGTCTTTATACAGATGAGCTATAACAGGTTTGTTATAGAATTCACCTCTTTCCATAGCTTTTTGGACAGCTTTTAATGTAATATCGGAACCATTTACATTATCACCTATAGCTAATATATAACATTTACATCTGATAAATTCTTGATTAACTATTTCAAAATTTGATAATCTTGAAGTAAATCCTAATGTTTGACTTTTATTAAAATTCAATTATAAGTTTCCTCCTTCCTTATGATTTTTTGAAACATAAATTTTTCTGTATAAAAAAAGAACCTTTCTCAAATTTTGAGTTTAGTTCTTTCATTAATTCATTTGTCTGTATAAAAACAAACATTTCTTTATTGTCAATATTTCTTTTTATATATTTAAAACCAAGTTGCTGTAATAATTCTGCTTTCTTTTTGTCTAAAATTAATATTTCGCCTATATTAATCACCTTCATCTTTCATTAATTTCTATTTATAAAGCTGTTATCATTAAGTAAGCTTAGAGAATTATTAACTGATAAATTAATATAATCATCATATGGCTCTCCGCATTTTTCGTAATATGGAATATAGGAAAGACCTTTATAATTTGCAGGTATAGGTTGTCCATTATCAAAAAAGTTTTGTTCTGGTTCAACAATATATCTGGATGCAATATATTTATTTTCACTACCGCATTTTTTTACATTTCATAATTTTCTCCAAATCCATCTTGTATTTTATGTATAATATGATAATACTAACAATAATAAATTATAAAAAGAAATGAAATATTACGATTAAAGTTTTCCCTCAATGTAAAATTGATATGAAATTATCTTCCAATAGTCAATAAATAAAATCGAAGTAAGAATTGATAGACCAATTATTCCTTATTTGGTTAATGAAGGAAATCAACATATTCCTTATATTGAAATTTATATTTGCCCTAAGTGCGGATTGATTCAACAATATATTGCAGAGGAACACATGAAATTTTTAAAAGATTTATAGGATGTAAATTATAATCACATTCTATTATCTGGATCGTTCCCATCGTTCTGCCTTGTCTGTTCTGTTGTTGAGCTAATCTCAGTTTCATCCATTGATGGTCTTCCCCCTTTACTATTATCTGAGCTAGTGTATGAGGTTTTCAGAACTTCCCACTTATCAAATATATCTTCTTTAAAAATTTGTTCAGTAAATGAGTTACCTAACATCTTTGCGGTATTTACTCCAGCAGCGGCCAATAATTCTCCTTTGACTGGTAATGAAGCCTGAGCTAATTTTAATAGCCTGTCAATGTAATCATCTATATCAAAAATGGTAATGGGTAAAATGCGGTATGTAAATTGATAATCATTATAGATATATCCTCGCAATTTCATTTGTAAATCGGCCCAAGATTCAATTTGTCGATATATACGATAGATATTAGAAGAGTCAACTTTCATAGAAAGTTTTAATTCTGATCCACTTGAAGCAGAAGATATGAGTGCTTTTGATACTCCCGCTTCTCCATAATAATTCTCAACAGCATCAGAAACCTTGTTTGAATCATCAGATACAGTTGATTTTGATTCTATAAGTTCTAAGTCCATAGGAACAGGAACTACACCATAAGTTTCAGGAACTACCTGCTTTATCATATTAGTAAATGGTGTTATAATTTCATCACCCATTGCAATTTGGTCATCATCATTTGTAGGTATTTTAAGATATATCAATTTATAAGCATCTGATTCTGTTTTAGCTTTCATTAAGTCACAATAATCATCTATTTCCAATATTTTTTCGATTAAATGGAAAAATGGAGGATATAAATATGTAAAATCATTATTATATTTGATACAAAATGAATTTTTATAGGGAATCATTATGCGATTATCAAGAGACATTTCTTTTGAATGTTCTATGATTTTTTGTAGTTCAGATGGAAGAGTATTATATATATTATTATTTATTAATGAGTGATTAACAGAAAATTGATAAACAGACCCATTAACTAATTTTTCTATCGTACAGTAATCTGGTTCTAATATAAAAATAGAAGTATCCACGTCATTTTCGGTTATAAAACCAAAACATACATCTTCATTAAATAATCTTTTGAATATATCACTAACACGATTATCAAGTTTAAACTTATTTATTTGTGCTGTATATTTGATATAATTTTTTTTAAATACATTTGAATTTGTGGAAAATAACTTATCTTGTTTGATTTCTGTATCTATAGTCCAATTAATAATAGACATATCAGCAAAGTAATCTATAAGTCTTTTATAATAACCGCTTTTAAGATACATGTAACGCGATAATCGAATTATTTGTTTTCCATAACGCTCTGGATACTGCGTCATACTTAATATCTGTTTTCTTGTAAATCCAAAGATACGATTATATTTAAACACCCCTTTGTATGATAACTCAGATAAACACAACCTTTTCAGAGCTGCAAACGAGAAAGACGGTGACTTTCGATCTAAGAATTTTTCTATATTGTTTTTATCTTGACGAAACTGTTCTTTTATTGCCCAGTTATTATTTGTATTTTCTTCGATATTTGATCATCACCTTTCTTAGTGAGAGTATAATTTGGGCTTTCTTGCGAGAGAAGTGAGAGAAGCTACATTTGTTTTAGGAGCTTGCTTCTTTCCAAACATATCTAATTCCAACATATCTAAAAAATATGAACCATAAGAGCAACTTGTATATCTATCTTTTCTATTGATTCCTTTTTCATAAATCTTTATTACACCAGTTTGTTGTAGCTTTTCATACTGTAATTCTGCACATTCATTTATCATTAATTGTGTTTCTAAAAATGGTAATTCAAAATCAGCAATTTTTTCAGAATTCATATTTAGATTCTCTAAATATTCTTTATTAAAATTGAGTATTTCTTCTTTTGCAGTATTATAATTTACCAAAAAATCTATTTTTTTTTCAAGAAGATTTTTTCTAAAAGCAACAGCAATATCACTATTCAAATTTTGAGTTGCATTTATAACATAAATACATTCTTTTGCGTTTCTATCTTGACATACTTTTGCATATTCTTCATTATTCATAACTTTTAATGGAGGATATTCAACCCCACGTTCTTCATCATATAAAACCTTTTCAAGAGCATACACAACTTGTAAACCACCATTGCGTGCATCGATTACAATATAATCTCCATTAAAATCTTCGTATAGCTGACGAATTCTAATAGCCTGTAAGGTGGTGTCTCCCATTTGATTAGATTCAATAAATGGGTACGATCTCCTATATCCCTGTTTTATTTCTATTGAATCAGTTTCTGTATTATAAGTAATTGTTTCTGGTATACCACGAATACATGAATAAACAGAGTTATCATTTTGATTACCTGCTACAAAAGCAATATCATTAGAAATAACACGGATTTCATTGTCCAATTTTGGTATAGCATATTTATTTTTCTTATTAATTTTAAAATCAATAGTTGTTCGTGGATAAAAAACATATTTAGAAACTTGACGATCTGTTAGCATTTTATATGTAAAATATGATAATGCATTTTGTTTTGGTCTGAGATTTAGAAATTCAATAGAAAATGTTATTGGATCTTGTTTCTTTTTTTCTAACTGCATTTGCTTTTGTGTTCTTATATTATGTTTTAATGTAATACTTTCATCAAATGCAAGAACACAGACGTTCTTATCTTTTAACATATCTTCAAATGCAGGATCAACAATATTAGTCCATACATAGTGTCCATCAAACCAAGAAGAAGATATATATACATCAACAGGGTCTTCTTTTAAATCTTCAATAGAAGAATAATAAGGCTCTAACATATATGGGGCTTGTCTAATTGTTTGGAATGGTGAAATAACACTATTGTCTACATCTTGCTCTATTTGCATACATTCTTCTCTCACAGCGACATGGGATCTTAAACCTCTAGCGAATTTATTTGCAGTAAATACTTTAATGGTACTTCCATTTTTAAAATATACAATAGATTCATTTTGACTATCTTTAATACTACGAATTTCTTTACGTAGAGCAGGAGACATTTCCATTAATTCATTTACTATTTTTTCTGAAATGATTAATTTACTTTGCCCTCTAGTAGCTGATCCTAAAACAATTCTGGTATAGGGTCTAGTTATCGCTCTGCAACATACATATAAAGCTATAATAAAGGATTTTGCTGCTGCACGTGATGCAATAATTGCTATCAACTGACATATTCCCATAAAATATAGAATTATCTGTTGATATAAATGTAATTTTATTCCTAAATAATCAATAGCTAACCTATGCAAATTGCGTCTAAACAATGTATTCCATAATAAAACATGGTCTACATTATCTGGATTACTGAGATAGTGTGTAGAAGGAAATTTTTTGTATAAATTTTTCTGCTGTTTATCTGCATAAATTTGGCTATTCATATGATTCCTCATCTTCTTTAACAAAAAATTCGCTATCTCTTTCATTACTTCCAAACATTAGATTCTTTAATGGACGTTTAACAAATCGGTCAAAATATCCACCAATATTATCAAAATCTTTATATAATGCCTTATCTTTATAATATTCTTCAGGTGTATATTGTGAAATAGCAGCTAATGTTACACCTAAACATTCATCAGCACTAGAATCCTGCTCGTTTACTGTTCTTAGTCCTGCTTGTTTAAATGTCTTTGCATATTGGTCAGTAAGTTTTACATACTTATCTGAATCTCCATCTTTTAGTGCTTTAACCATCAGCATATTTAAGTTACACAAAGACTTTATAAATATCTCCTGGTTGTTATCACAATTAGGGTTATTTTTTTTAAGCATACGATAATGCTCATCAAGATTTTTATAATCGGCTTCAGCAAATCCAACCCCCCACCTATCAACAGCAGAAGCAGTAATAGTAGACTCTTCTGATTTTGCCTGTTCACGAGAAGTAATAATATTATTTTGTTTTTGTTCATATTCAAATTTTAATGAGTCAATAAATGTTTTTCTTCCACCGCAATTTAGATTTTTTTTCGCTGCATAATGGCTAATTCTTGAACGATTCCTATGTCCACTATATGTTTCCATTGAAGCAATTAAAGCATTAGTATCATAATTCCAACCTGCCCTTTGGCAAAAATCTTTCATGGCAAATTCCTCATTATAAGAATATAAGGCAGTTATTTGATTTACATATAAATCAGTACATTCTTTACACCAAGGTAGATAGCCATTATTACATTGAAATAAAACATCATTAGTTCTTTGAAAATTTCCATTTTGATTTGTAAATCCTTTTCCACATGCAGAACATTTATATTTATGTTTTTTTTCGTCAAATGCTATAAATGACCTGGGAATATTTATATTTACATTTATATCAATAATTGGTATTGAATTCATATTTTCAATTACTTTATCTTTTTTTGATTCCTTTTTCATCTTTCACCAACCTTTAAATTAAAAATAAATCTATTCAAAAAATTACAATCAAATTTAAGTATGGTGATAATCTGCTTAAATTTTATGATCAAACATTTACTGTTAGCAAAGATTATGAACAAATTATAATTTCAATACTTTAGGATTGTGGATTTTTGCTTTTAATGCTTCCATCATACAGTTTGAATAATATTCTTTTGACACAATTTCATTTCATAAGATGCTTTACCTATAGTAGCCACTTTTTCTGATTCTGTAAATTTTGTAACCTCTCCATAAATGTTATTGTGTTAGCAACCATTTTTCTCATAGTTTCTAGCTTTTTCATATCCTCAATGGCTTCTTGAAAAGCTTGTTTTGCTTCAGGATTTCCCTTAAAAATCTTTCTTACATTTTCCTCCGAATATTCAAGACAGATATCAGTACTCCCTATGCTAGGGAGCAATTACTCATACGCCAATCTCTTAGAAAATCAAAAGACCCAGGAGTATCCTAGGCCCGAAAGTGATGTTCTTAATTATCTTTAATAATTCCCTGAAGTGTTCCTAATAATTGGCTATTTCTTATCTCCCTTTTTAAAATAACGGTTGCTGATGCTTGATTAACTAACCCTAATGTATATCTATACAATCAAATATTTATTTGTATTAATTTCTTACTTCAAAAACAAAATAGATTATTTCTTAGTTCAAAAAATGAGCAAGTTTTACTGGCCTGCACCATAAATCTTAAACTTTTAATTTAATCCCATTTATGGGTACACTTCCATCAGTAGACTGTGCCTTTCGGAAGATTGAGCTGACTTACGATCTTAACTAATTTCATGCCTTTCAGGTACATAATCTTCGCTGCTGTTATTCTTGGATCTGGCGTTCTGGTCATATGGATTCACCTCCAGTTCGTCCGTTTTGGGAAAAGGAAAAGAGATGGCGGATGCCACCTCTTATTTTTTACATAAAGAAACAAGAAAAGTTATTTCTCTTTTCACTATATAGTCACTTTAGCAGATGATCTTCTGAATACGGTAGTTACGTTACTTAAGTTATTAGAACTGCTGTTCCCATAAATACCGGATAAATTTGCATTTAACTTATTGTTCATCTTGCCTAAATTTATACTATTTCTTGTATAATCAACACTACCAGCCCCTAAACCGCATATATTATACAATTCTTGTATCTCCTGCATACTTATGGTTTGCATTGCTTATCTCCTTAATCTTTTAATATATCATACCACAAAACTCAAATTTTAACAAGACTGCTGTGGCTGGCTCGAAACCATAATCTTACCATCCTGATTTTCTATAATTTTTACTACAGGTGTACTATCCAATGTTATCATATATGCATGGTGAACACTTAACACCAAATCTTGAAGCTCGGAATCACTCTCTAGCTGAAAAATCTTTAATCCAATATCTGTACAAAAATCTATACTCAAATGCCTTCCATGATTTTTAGAATTGTCATGTTCATTTAAACTATTAACAATTTTCTCAATAGTTATTTTATCACACTCTTGATTTTTGTCAAACATACAACTTCCGAGCCATTCTTCTATCAATTGACCTGATAATGCTATAGCGTCTAAGGCTGTTTTCATAAATGCTGCTGGATACTGCTGTAATTTTATCATCCAATATTGAGCATGTCGGGGATCTTTTAACAAATCTTCCTTTGCTTCCTCAAATTCTAATTTTATATTATAGGCGGGAATTCCGTTAAATTGAGGATCTATAGGTCCCAGACTTGATTGTTTTCCCATTACTATCTCTTTTGCTGCGCAAGCAATCATTGTTCCTGCTGACATTGCAAGTTGAGGCACTATAGCCCTAATATCTTTATTAAATTTACTCCTTAAATAATTAACTATAGCTTCTGAAGCTGCTGGATCTCCTCCTGGCGTATGTAAAATTAAATCTAAACCTTTAGAACAATCCAAACCTTTTATTGCATTCATAAAACCTGTCATGTCAGAATCATTAATATCTAAATTATTAGCACCTCTTTTACTCAGCCAGCTTGAATAATAACAAATGGTATTCCTTTTCGTATATTCGCTCAATTTTTTCAAATAATGATGTCTCACATAGTCAAATTGAGGTGGTGTTTCTTTTATCTCATCCCAAATATCACTCCAACCTGCCATAACCTTTTCTCCTTTGTTTTCTTCCATCATACATCAATTTTTGATAAAAAGAAAGAGCTTTTCTTATTTGGCGTATATGAAAGTTCTCTGATGTATCCTTGCTTTTTCAAATCCGTGAATTACCCATCATCTAAAGCCAGTGGGATTGCGGTAGCCGTATTTTAAACAAGCACACCCGATTAGAAGGGTTAGGAAAATATATCGTAATTTTATTTATTAATATTTTAGATTATTATATCTATAGTAATTATCCTTTATCAATAGTTATGTAACTCACAGGATTTATAATTTCAATTACTTCAATATATAAATCTGACAATACTTCATTTTCGGCACTTATTTGAATAAAACCATCACCTTGAATATATGACAAATTAAAAGATTCTACATATACTTTACTTATTTCAGAATAATAAATATTTATGATACTATTAGATTTAATAAGAGAACAATTCAAGGTAATTTTATTATCAAGCCAATCAGAAGAATATAGAGTAATATTTTTAATATATACTGGAAACATATTACCTATATTTTCTTTAAATATTGCTAAACCATTTAGGTCTAAATACTTATTACTCTTCAAATTTAACATATCCATTCTTTAATAAATTCAGAGTTTATGAAGTAGAAAATAAAGCATTAATTTCCTCGTTACTAATTGCCTCAAATCCTTCTCCAACTTTTTTTTCGACTGCATCCATACGTTCATTCATAGTTGTGTTTAATCCATCAGCATATGTTTTCACTTCAGACTTAGCAGTTCCAATAATTTCTAATATATATTCCATTACAGTATTTGAACTAGCACCTTCAGGCAATTCACCGATTAATGTTTTAAGTGTTGTAATATCAGATTTATTAGTGTTAATCTGAGAATTCATAGATGCAGCATCCGAAGAATGAGAAGAAATCCAATCTGAAATCTCTTTTAATGTATCATATGCCTCTGGAGCATCTGCTAAAATGGCAGCTACAGCATCAGCAACTTTTTTATTTACAGATCCTTCTCCAGTTCCATTTAATATTGCAATTGCATCTGTATTAACCTTAACTTCTGATTTTGTAGCAATTTTTGATACCGCAATTCCAGAATCTACAACAATTCCATTTTCTCCAATAATAACAATATTATCTTTTACACCAGTTTCGATTTTTTCTAAAAATCCACTCAAATCTTGTTCTGGCAATACCATTGAAAAATCTGGTGTACTTTCTGGCTCAGGATTTTCAACTTTGAAAAACTTAAGTGTTCTTGTTGTCTGATCATATTGAAAACTCTTAAAAGATTTCGCATTTTCATCAGAGATTATTCCTTTGATTAGACCATCATACACCTGTAGACCTGCCATATCTAAATATTTGGGGTTTGATTCCATTTTTTTATTTCCTCCGTATTTTTATTTGAACAAAGATAAAATATCTCCATTTGTTATAGGAGTAATATTATCTTCAAGAATCTCTCCACTACTTTCAGAAGAATTAGCTTGAGAATATTTAATCCATTCATTATTTCCTGTAAGAATGTAATTTATCCCATTTGTTCCTATAGCCAAGCTTCCTTGAGAACATAATTGAATGGTTGATAATACACCTTTTCCTGCTTTAATTAAATTTGGAAGTTTATCTTTATCCTCATCCCATGTATCATATGAAAATTTACAACAATGTGTAATATGATTTTTATTTAATAATGCAACAGCCACTATCAGCCTCACTTCCTACCTTGTTAAAGTATATTCAGTTATTGTCTAAGTCCCAAAGAAAATCAACACCATATTCTTTTACATCAATAAATTTTAATTGCGAAAGACTATAAGTTCTTAAAAGTTCAATACATTTCTTTTCATATTCAACAGGATCAGATTCTTCATAAATAACACTGGAATAAGTTCCTAACCCTACTTCAGTAGAGATATTCTTAATTTCATGCGTATCTGGATCTTCAACTTCCTCAATTTTAGTTTCAGTATCTTCTTTTCTTATTTTTAAAAAATTCCATTTTTGCTTATCTTTATCATCTTGGATTAATACACTTAACATGATTTATCTCCTTTCTTATAATACTTCCTCTGTTATTCCCTCAATATTTGCAGAATTTTGTTCTCTTACTTCTGTCAAAAGTCTTTGAATTTCCTCTTTTACTTTTTGAATCCAAATAATCGCTTTTGCCTTACTTAGAATTTCTACATTACAAATAGAAGAAGTTAATTCTTTATTGGACATTTTTGCACTATCTAATTTTAATTCAAGATACAAATTTTCATCCACGATGAAAGATTTATCAACAAGTCCAATTTTAACCTTCTCTCCATCAGGATCATCTTCAGAAACAATTTCAGGCATATTATTTGTAACTTTAATTTTTGCAGAGAAATCTAAATCGCTATATCTAAGTACTTTTGTATAATCATGTAGAGCTTCTCTTGTATCTTCGCTAATATCAGTACATTTTATACTTGCAGTAATAATACCACCATCAATATCAATGTTTGTTGTTAATTGCATATAAGCTCATACTCCTTTCTTCTAACACAGTGAGTTGTATAATTTAGTAAGCCCAGAAATAAAATTTTTTAATGTTTCTTTATCCACAGCACATTGCAATTGAGGAATGTCTGCCAAAACAGTATCACGAACTATCAAATTCATTATATTTAACTTTTCATCTATTATCATTTCCGCTTTTGTTTGATCACCAAGTAAAATTTCTACAGATTGTATGGTTTTTCCAGAATCTTTCGTTATCATACGAATTTGACCTAATTGTAATTGAAAATTATCTAAATTAAGCTGCGGCATATTTTCACCACCTTGATTTTTTATAGAAAAATAGGAGAGTATAGAAAACTCTCCTGAAATGTTCGTTTTTAAGATATTTTCTATTCAGTTTTATTGACATATAATTATTAAGATTATCCGATAGCATATGTCAGACCACAAACGGGTTACTTGCTCTGACAAGAAATAAAATAGTTTATTACTTGAATGAAGAAAAATATTAAAACTTTATATCTATCCTTTTTATTTCCAATTCTAATAGATAATTATAGTTTTCCCTTGTTTTATTGAATCAAATTATAATAGAATCTTTAATTTTTCTAACCTTTGAAGTATCAGTTTTAATGTAGAATTTTTTGGTTACATCTGTACCAGCATGATTTAACATAATAGACACATCTTCTAGTGATACTCCTTCATTTTTTAGCAATGTAGCATAACTATGGCGAAAATCATGACAATGAAGTGTTGGTTCTCCAATCATTTCTCCAATTACTTTGCACCAATCATTTAAAGTCCCGTTATTTATAGGTTTATCCTTACTTACATAAGGGCTAATAAATACCCAACCATAATCGTTTATTTCTTTATTTTTTCGATATTGTACAAGATTTTTAAGATATCCTTTCGTTTCTACTGAAAAAGATAACTCAACTATCTTACTTTCTTTTTCCAATACATCAGAAAAAATTCTTTCATTCCAATCAATTTGTTCCCAACGCAAATTTGCTACTGCATTAACCCTTGCCATAGTAGTTAAAGAAACAAAAGCATATGCTTGTAATTGAATATCTCCATTTTTTTCTAATTTTTCACGCATTAACTGTATCTGCTCTTTAGTAAGATAAGTTTGTACTGTAATAGGTTGCCCTGATTTGGGACGCTCAATAAATTCCATCGGAGATTCTATAATTAATTTTTTCTTACGTAAAAATTTATAGAAAGCTGAAATAGAGGCCATTATACGTTTTTGTCTATTCACATTATTTCCTTGCTGTTTACGCCAGTAGTAATATTCCTCAAGATCTTCATCTTTTGCCTCCAGGCAACTCAAATTAAATTGATTATCATGCATAAATATAAACCACTGTATCAAATCTGAATTATATTGTTGAATTGTATTTTTTGACAAATCTCGTATAGACATATCAATTTGATACTTTTGAAATAATTTTAAACTTTCAGGATTTATATTTTTTACTTTATCTCCATCATAAAGGCAAATTCGTTTACTACGTTGTGCCATCTACATCCACTTCCTTTCCGTCCACTAAGTAATCAGCCTCATCACTGGTAGGTGATAACTTTCACCGAACACATATCTCTAATATTTTATTGTGTGAAGTTGATAATTCCTTTAAAATAAAAATGTCAGTAAATACGATTTCTCCTATCTACTGGCACTAAACTATATCTAATTCTAATAATTCTTTTTGAATTTCCTCTGTTTTTCGTTTTATATAATCATCTAAATTGTTACCATACTTAGTGTATTCTTCCCTTACCCTCTTTTTCACTTCTAAAAATGGTTTAAGAAACGGCTCTAACATTTCTTTGCTATATATCGGTGACGCTGTGTTATTCATCATCGACATATCATGATTCTACCTTTTTGCTCTCCATATCTTTAATATCTACCACACATTCTTTCTTGCACTTCGGCAGAGTACTCATTGATATTATTTCATGGCTATTCTACTAATCAATCAAATCTTTATCAATAATTTGGAAATTTGCTCTATGTATATATAATGCCTTTCCATCAATCATCAGCTTCGTAGTTTTCGGCAAATCGTTTCTTACCTCCCAGTATACATCATCACCACTATACGCACAAATCGGAACGCCTAACTGACTTTGAATAACTATAACTTGTCCTTTACCAAAGAAATTCTTATAATCATTCACGATACCAGAAACGATAGTGTTCTCTGAAAATTTACCGCTTGACTTACTTTCAATATCGTTTAATTGAAATTCCGCATCCGGCTCCAATCCACTTTCCTCAAAAATAATGGTATCTCCACAACTTTGCAATTCATTTCCATCAATACTTATTGTAACCACAGAGGATAGTGCATATTCGGTTGATGTGCTTCCATCAGACGAATCAATCACGGCTTCTTCAATAATATTTCCTGTCATTCCTACCTTGGTTCCGCTTGCAGTTAAAAATTTCTCTCCATAATTGTCATAAAACTGGCACTCAAACGAGATTCCAATAAGCTGACCTTTGATATCATTGACACTGCTTTCCAGACTAGCAATGCCACAACCCGCCAAAGAAAGCAGCAACAATAACATGACAATTAACATACGTTTTCTCATGTTGTGATTCCTCCGATTTTCATTTATTTTTTAACTAATTGTATACCACCATTATTTTCAGACAAATATTCTTTGATTTCTTTGGGTATAGGTTTACCTCCTACAAAATATCCAGTTCCGCAAAGACTTTATAAATCTTCGGTGACTGAATGGCGAACCAGTCAACCATTTCCTCATTTCTCGCCCATGAACCATCGCACGCATTAGCAGCAGATTGCAATCCGCTTTCATTCAAAAATGCGTGCATTATCTCGTGCCTGAGCAATTTGCTGATGTAAAGCCGTTTTTCTTTTTCTGTGTAATCTTCAAAATATTCCTTCTCGTCAGTGTCAGCAATTATTATCCGTGGTTCATCATCACAGCAATATCCGCCATATTTATTGTCCTTTAATATGTTATCCTCTGATATTTTGCGAACTTCAATGTGATATTCTGTGCCAAGCACATTTATTTTATCTTTCATTACTGCACTCCAATTTCAAACCTCAGTATCATTTAAAGGGATTACTCCACAATTTCCCAATCATCAGCCAAACAGTCACCAATGGAAGGAACCCACATCGCATGGGAACCGTCTGCCGTGCTAATCTGCAAATACGGCTCGCACTTGAACAATTCTCCTTCGTTCATACCCCACGCTTCAGCAGTCTGCTTGTTACATGGAATCCCCTGTGGATAGCCTTTCTGATATACCACGGACAGTCCCTTTCCGTTCCAGCCCTTACGAGTCATTCTCTTTCCTTGTTTCAATAGCCGTAACGCTTCCCCAAATCTAACTGTATGAATATTCAATTCCATATCGCACTCTCCGACAACTTCCCACTCGTTAGAGGCGATATTACCAAGCGTGTAAAAGACGTCCTTGGTTTCTCGGATATCCAACACACTCCCATCTTTACAGTGCATAGCTACAGTATCTCCGTCTTTCTGCCAATATCCTGCCCAGGACGGTAACTTTACCTGATAGCCTGCCTTTAATGCTTCTAATGCCTTTCCAAAATTCATGTTCTTGTTTCTCCTTGATTGATTTTTATGTATGGTTCTTACTGATTTCAGTGAAACTCTCCAATATCCTGAGCACCATCATTATCTGTTACAGATAATGTACTTACTAGCCATTCAAAACATATTCATTCCTCATTGACTTCACTTCCAGTACTTCCTTCAATTATATTGATTTCCTCCAGATAAAACCCAAGATTACTTAGATTGCAAATTAATTTTTTGAAATTTTCTATAAATAAATTTTTGATTGTATTGTTAATATTCAGGAATATTTATTTTCTTATTCAGATGGGATAATTTCTAAATCTTCAGAGCCTTTTAATTGAACACCAAACTCAATATCCTGATTTTTAAATGTATTAAGTAAATCACAAATTTTTACATCTCGCTCATTGTCATTTTCATCTGTATATGTAATATAAGTTCCGTCTTCTGATAAAATTCCTTTTACACTCAGTTTATTAGTAATATTTCTTGTAAAATTTAATTTTGATTTTGCCATATATGGTTTCCTTTCATGATATATATTTTTTAAAATAATCTATAGAATTCCTCTTATCTTATAACTAGAAGAGTATTTTTTAGAACTATTTATCTTCTCTCCTATAGTTCCCTTATTTTAAAAATCTCTATTTTAGCGGAAGACTTCCACCCCTAGTATGGAAGACTTCCACCCAAAATAGGACGGTCTGTTATTCCATTTCCTAACTTTTTAAGTACTTTTTGAATACCTATATCCATTTTTTACTCGATTTTTTAATGATTTAAAAATTTTAAATGATGGATAAGTACAAGGATTTAACTCTTTCTCAGATTTTCCAAATAAATTTTTTCCAGTCATTTCTTTTCTTTTTACCATATAAAATCTTCCTATTTTGGGAAACTCTACAGTTTCACCTGAGATAAGCCTCTCAGCAACTACATTAGATATTACATTGAAACTTTCTTCTATAATATAGCTAGGAACGTTGCATCTTTTTGCAACTTCGTTAATAAACTCATTTTTATTCAATAATATTTCCTCCAAATCTTTTAAATTTAATTCCGTATAAATCAATTTCACCATTATCTGACTCTTGAATATATGTTTTTGATGAACTTACTTTAGACATTAATTCACTAATCTGGTTATATTCATAATTAAACAATATAAAAAATAGTAATTTAGATATATGAGAATATTTCTTTATATCAATATAAGTAACTAATATAAATATTGTATGTTTATTAATTTTCATTGTTTGTAAAAAAAAAACTAAATCATCTTTATAGCGTTGAGAAAGTAGATATTTTTCTTCTACCGAATAATATTCTTTTGACCATACTGCATTAATAGCACAAGTAGTGCTTTCACACATCTTAACAATTTTATTAATTTGTTTCCAATTTACAGAATTAGTATTAAAATCAGAAAACCTAAAACATTCTGATAAGGGTATAAAATTGTCTATCTTTGTTTTGTCAGATCGATATTGGTTTACTTCTCTAAGTAAATAGTCCATAGATGTTTTATAATAATTATATTTTTTCTTCTGGGGATCCCGATATCCCTTTATTTGTGCTATAAAGCCAAGAAAAGCGGGTTTAATAACCTTGTTGTCAAAAGTATATTGTAGCCATTTTTCTTTTATTTCCTTGATTTCTCTACTAGAAGATATATCAAATTCCTTTTTTGCTTTATCAATTTCTATACAACTTAAAACATTTAAAATGCAAATATCATGGTAAATCTCTTTTATATGTTCATAGCAATCTTTTAAAGGTTTATTAGACCTATTAATAATGTCCCACATGAAAGTATTTAATTCTTGTGATAAATTTACAATTTCTCCTATTTTATTTTCACTGGTACGGTAATCTAAATCTGACTTGTCTAAATTTGTATAAAAGCGTTTTGATTTTCTTGCAGTAATCCGATTAGCTGGTACTTTAAAGATACTATAATTTTTCAAAGCAGCATTAATAAGTATTTCATTATCTGATATAATCATTTGATCTGAGTCATAATCTGCACCACTTAATCTTTCTAAACTATTTTCATTAATAGCATTTAAACAAACAATTTCATCAGTAAGATTAAAATATGTATCAATTAAATCATGTTTCATATTCGTAGAAATTAAAATATTAGACGTTGATATATGAGGACTTCGACATCCCAATAATTTCTTCCCATATGTGTATCTGGTTGTATGTATATATCCAGGGGGAATAGAAGACTTTCCAGTGTTAATATCAAATTTTCCAATGCTATGTAATAACATTTCATAAGGATTCCCAAATAAAACAGAATAGTTACCATCTATAAGAATATGCCCCTTTTTCATATTTCTTAAATATGATTTACAGGTATCCTTTTTAAAGTCATAGAAATATTTTGTTTTATAGAAAGAATCTGAAACATTCATCATTGTGTAAACAATATCATTCTTATCTTTGAAAATATTTGAAACATTATTATCTTTGTTATTATCACTTACAAAACATTTTACATGATATTTTAATACATCTATATCTGTATTCAATAAATTTACATATTCTAAAGATGGTTCTAATAATTTATGAATTTCATCAGGGGTAAGTTGCAGAGTATTTAACAACTGATAATGAGTCTGTACCATTTGTCCATTAAAAAAATGGGTTTTCTTTTCATGTTTTACAACACTAAAAGCAGAATCTATATTATTAAGCCATTGTATAATAGACGCAAATTTAACATATTTAATACTATTGGGGGTTGTTATTAACTTAATATCTGCAATATTTTTGGCAAGAGTAATTGAATCTTTATTTAATTGAGATATTTCTGTAATATTATTATCTTTAAACCATTTCTGAATATTTGTATTGAAACAGCATGATTTAAAAAATCTGTTTCTTAATAAAATCATTCCATAACAATCGTATGCTCCCATTATACTTTTATCTATTAAAGATTGTCCGTCAAAAATAGAATTAGATATTTCTATTTCTCCTTCTCTGGAAACAACACGTTTGTTCTTATCTATTTCAACAATAATCGATGTGTCTGTAAATTTGTTTTCATAATCAGGAATTATTAATATATTTTTAGGATCAATTTTCAAAATATCTATGGCACTACTGGTAGGGAGAGAAATATATGATTCTAACGCAGCTAAATCTACAGAATCTCCATTCTCAATTTTTAATCCACACATTTCCCACTCATGAATTTTAGGATACAATCTTTCTTCTATAAACAAACATTTTCCAACTCTTGCAGATCCAGAAGTACGCTTTAATCTAACATAATGATAGCCATTACAATTAAATCCATTGACATAAAGATAATCTCGTAATTCTTTTCGTGAATATGTAGTAGTAATTGTCTTAGATATATAAACATGACTTCCATCCATATCTTCTATATAGTCAAATCCTTCAGGTAGCTGGATATTTGTTTTTTGAATTGTAGGAGTTGAAGTGATAATTCCTACAATAATACCACAATCAGTAGCTATGTTATCTTTAAAATCTAAATCGTCCAATGTATATCCATTTATTACATATGTATTCTTTTTTAATTTATTAAAGTCTTTACTACTATACTTAAAAGTGACATTTATGATTTTATCACAGTATTCCTTTTGATTATATGTAAAAGAAAAATTTTCTTTTTTATTATAGACCTCTTTTGCTATTTTTCTAATTTTTTCACTATCAAGACTAAAATCAAGAGAATTTATAAAACGATTATAATTTATATTTCCATCTTTAGTGATAAGTCTATATCCTAATTTATTTTTTTCTTTATCTTTGAAATTGTTTGCCAAATATAAATCTTTGGCATCGATACTTGGTATGTAAATACAATTTCTATTTTTATTCAAGTCTATCTAACCTCCAAGAATCTTATTCCTAAACAATTTTCTGCATAATCTAATAAATTGTGCATCTCTACTAATATGTCATTTTCTATATTTGAAGAATTGCATAAAGAAATCAATTTGAACTTAATCTGTTTTCTAGTTTCAGGTTCACACAAGTATAAAGTTATTAAATCTCCATCAAAATTTGTTATTTTCCACACTTTATTACTACAATTATTAATATTATCAATATATTTTTTTATTTTTCTATATTGCTGTTTTTGATTATCAATAAAGGTAACAAATATTTCCTTTATATTATCTTCAAATCCTGTAATCTTACCATCAAATTGCCAAGTAAATATATGTGTATGACCATTTAATAGACTAAGTTCTCTATAATCGTAACTTATATGAACACTCAAATGAAGGTTTTTCTCCGTAATACATTTTTCTTTTAAATACCAGATTACCTCTTGATATTTACTATTATTTTTAAGTGCATTAGTGATGTATTCTTGATTAAGTACTTCCATAGCCTGTTTTTTAAATTTTTTGTATTCTTCTATAATATAATTTTCTGTTATACAAGCCCCAGAAGTAACACTTTTCCCAATAAACTCTTTAATATATTTATTATGAACAAAGTCTTCAAATTCAATATGAAAATTTAGGTCACTTAACCGATATTTTCCTGTTGCCCAATGGCTATATGGGAGAATAGATTTAACATAGGGAAAACTAGCTATATTATTTAATCTTTTCAAAATATTATTTCCATCTAATTTTGCTTGGGTAAGCTTTTTTAAGCTTTTCTCAATAACATTTTTATATTTGATGGGCAGTAATCCCCCTTTTCCAATTCGTATCCTAATAATCTCATTTTCATGTAATGTATAATCTAAATATTGGAATATTATCATACATTCTATTTCATAAATCAAAGGGGATATATGTTTAAATGATATATCAATATTATATTGTTTTTTTAGAGACTCAAGCATATTAAAAAAATATTGATTTATGTTTTCCTTAAATTGCTGTCTTAATTGAATACAAGATTTATTTTTTATTGTATAATAACATCGTACTTTATTTTCATAATTAAGCTTATTAAAAATGGCTAATAGATCTGATTGGCAAGATTTATCATTTAAGGAATCTAATTTGATAATCAATTGTGGTAAATAATCTAAGTTTTTTTTCTGTATAACAATTCTCTCCTTTCTTTTATTTGATATGACTTACTGAGTCATATTGTTTGGAAATAAATATTATAAAACTTCTACTTCAAAAAATATTTTTCTAAAATCCATAATCATATTACCTATTTTACATGTTGGTAATAAATAAGAATTTTTCTTTCTATAAGTTGTAAAAATATATACTTACTTTATCCCTCTATTTTTTCTTTTTATATTTTTCTCTATTTTCAGCATTTATCTTACATTGATGATCAAATCGTTGATCATCAATTATACGATTTACAATAGTAGAGGTACCCTTAGTATCGCTTCCATTATAATTTGTATAATAATCTGAAAGATAAATAATTCCTCCAAATGTTGAATGATCAATATTGTGTGTTCCTATGATAGAAACTTCTGACATGTTCTAATAATACTCTCCTTTACTTTTTAATATTTTTGTATTATTATTTTTTTGAATAGTAATTAATGATTTTACTATTATTATATACTTCTGTATTTATATGTTATTTTTTTGCTATCTTTACATAGTTAGGCAAGTTATTACCTGATTAATTTTATAACTTACTCATTTTAATTTTTTTGTTTTTGCTAAACCAGTATTCATTCATAAATAATTTTGCATATTTCAAAGAAGATTTTTAGTATACATATCTGTTTCGACCTTGGATTCAATTTTCCGATAGTAGTCACAAATCTTCTTCTATCAAATACATTTCCGACGATATTTTTTCAAACTGTTTATACTCCTCGTTTGTAAGTGGCGGGAGTAATTCTTTTATATGATTTCTCCTATTAAATTATTTTTTATAAATAAAACAACTATTTATATTAGACAATAAATTAATTTCTATTAATAATATTAAGGTTACTTTAAATACTTTTAATAAAAGGGCTTATATACATTTTTTTATTATTGTAATTATCAACATAAGATAGATATAGCTCTTTCTCAGCTCGTGTTATTCTCACATACATCAAGCGACGTTCATCATTTATAGATTCTTCATTATTACTCTTACAATGGGGGAATAAATCGTTATTACATCCAATAATAAATACAACCGGATATTCTAACCCTTTTGATTTATGTATTGTAGATAATGTAATCTTTTTTTATCCAATCTAATTTCTTGGCTCAAATTATTGAGATAGAAAATTAACTCTTGAATAGTTGTATATCTTGCACATAAATTTTCAAAACTATCTAGGTTTTCAATTTGTTCACTATATGTTCCATCATCAGAGGGTTTCCCCTTTGTTACAAATAAATCAATATTTAACCGTTGACGTAAATAGGATACTAATTGTGACATATTATCCCATTTTTTAATTTGTAAACTTTGAATTACTTCGACAATTTCATCAATACCACTTTTAAATCTCCAGTTTCTTCTAGCAATTGTAAACATTGAATCATATAGACATATATTTTTTTGATATGAATTTTCTTTTGTTTCTTTGAGAAACTTTTGGCTTAACCATCTATTAGGTTTGTTATACAAATACTCAAATGCATAATTATCATTTTTATCTAAAGCTAATCTTAAATAGGAAATAACTAGCTTAATTTCGGGTAAATCTGTAAAAATGTTACCGTCTACTATATCAAAACTAATATTTGAATTATGTAAGGTTGTTTCAAGTTTTTGTAATTGAGCATTTGTTCTGGATAAAATAGCTATATCATTATAAGAGTATCCTCTAGTTTTCAGTTTCATAATTTCTTGAGATATCCATTCTGCCTCTTTATATTCATCTGGAAAATTATGAAGTTCAGGAACCTTATAGTTACTTTTATTAGCTACACTCTCAACATAATATATATGCTTTGAATCTGGAATTGATAAAGCTAGTTGATTTGCAGTTTTAATGATATCTTTGCTACATCTATAATTTACATTGAGATTGACTATTTTCGTGTTATTATAATCTTCATAAAAATCTAAGATATATTTATTATTACCTCCTCTAAAAGAATAAATAGCTTGTAGAGGATCTCCAACAATCATTGTATTATTACTATTTAACTTTTTTAGTAATAAAGACTGTGATAATGAAATATCTTGAAATTCATCTACCATTACATATTGGAATAAATCTCTATATTTTTCTAATATCCTGGAATTTGTGTCTAAAATCTCATTTGCTAGATTGAGAAAATCATCAAATTCTATATAAGACATTCCTTTTTTTGATTCTTCATATAATGAATATATTTTTTTCATGTATTCACTTCTAAAAGGTTGATCTAAAGAATAAATTAATTCCATATCAGGATTTTTCATGTATACCTTTTGAGTAGTTATAAATGAAGATAATTCATTAATAGGGACTTCATCAGATGTATTACATACTCCCAAAGATAAACAAATATCTTGCAATAATTTTTCTTTTTCCCATTGTTCTGTCCATACTTTGTAATGATTTATTCCATAGGTTGAAGTAATAATTTTTAAAGCGAGAGAGTGAAATGTTTCTACCTGTACTCCATAAATATTTAATTCTTTTAACTTTTCACAAATATTATCTTTTGCCTTTTTACTAAATGTAACAGCTAGTATAGAAGATGGGCTATAATTATATTTCTCAATCATATTTTTAATTCTATAGGTTAAAACGGTTGTTTTCCCAGAACCGGCTGTTGCAATAACAGAAATATTACCATTAACAGTATTTATTACTTGTTGTTGTTGGCTATTAAAATTCAATTACTAATCTCCTTTCTATCATAAACCGTAGAAAAATGTTATTTTCAAATAAAATATTTAATAAATCCCATATCTATGTAGACCAAATAAATAAAGAGTTTCAATAAAAATAGGATATCTTACATGATTTATATGACAAAATTTATAAAACTACTTAATAATATTATTCTTCATTTATCCTAAATCTTTTTTTCTAAATCTTCTGGCTTCATATCAAATAATGTTTTCCTTTTAAAATTCTTAATTTGCTCCTCAGTTTGTAATCCATATTTAATAAGGCTGTTATCTATTAACGATGTTAATGCATTTCTAAGTTTTGTATTATATTCAATAGCATCCATAGGATAACATTCTTCTTTTGATAAATGATTTTCGTAACAGTAATCGTCATAAATCTGATCAATATCTACATTATGTATATCTTCTAATTCTTTATAAATAGAAGAATAGAGTTCATTCCTACTACAATTAAAATATTCCATAAGCATCTTATATTTAGGTGCAATTTTTTTATACCAAGCTGAAGGATATCCTTTTTTAGATAGATACCGATTTTTTTGTGATTGTTTTAAACCTTGAATATCTTGCTGCATTGTGCTTATATTGTTAGCTAATACAGCTATTGCTTGTGATATTGATGTCATTGCCTTTGTTATCTGTGTTATATCAATACTATCTTGAAATTTCTGTGTAGCTAATTTTAATCCTTGTTCACAAGCTATGAAATATTGTACTGCTTGTTGTGCTTGTTCATTCTTAACTGTCATAGAAAGCTGTTTTGCAAAATCTAATGTTAATTTGTATTCATATGAAGGTCTTCCTCCGATATGCTTTTCATTTTCATCATAAATACAAATATAATCAATACCTTCAGTAGCAAAGGGATTATTAATTATATTCCTCTTACACCATTTTGAATAATTACTAAGATTAATTTGCAAAAACTCATATAAGCTTTTTAGTGAAACCATTCCATTCTCATCTATTTTCAATACAATCTGTATTGGTGTCGGAGATGAAACATCTGATACTAAATTAGAATTTTTCACAGTAGTTACTGATTTTGTGATTTTTTTAGTCGTTCTCATAATAAAATTATCTCCCTAATATAAAATTTTGTATTATAATATGTTTTTATTTATTACTTCTGCATTTTTGTAAATATTAATATAAAATTATCTTTAAGGATACTTGTCTATTCCTTACAATCAAGGCTATATATCAGATAGGTTGGGTATATTAATTATATTTTCTAGGTTAAAATCAATGATTTCTCCCCAGTTATCATTAGTATTACTCCTGACTTCATCTGGAAACACTGATAACTCTAATAATTCACCTTGTTTCCATTCATTATCATAAGAGCTTTCAAGTGATTTATATTTCAATGAATGATTATAGGCTATACACTCTCCATATAATTTGATTACAGCTTCTGGATTATCTATATATTTCTTTGCTCTATTGCAATAAGCGTTATATCTTAGTTTAATAGCCCTTCTATCAATCTTCTCGAAAAAATCTTTACATTTCACTGTATCAGCATACTTTTGTGCTTCTAATATAATGGTATCTTTATCACAATATCTACCGTAGAAATTATTCAACTTATAGTATGTACCATCTCCCCTACGTTTTTTATGTCTATACACATAGATAAGTTTCATATCTGATAATTGCTTTAGATAATCATTTATAGTACGTTTACTTGCCCCCCATAATATAGCCATATCATCTTGAGACATATGCCATTCTTTAGTTTTATCATTGATTGTTCCAATCAGATTTACAAAAAAGATGAATACATTAAAGGGCTTATTGGATTCAGAAAATATTTTCTGTATTTCCCATAATTCTACAATAACAAATTTCTCTTTTTCTGTGTTTACCTTTAAACCCTTATTGGAAATAACATAATTGTCTCCATTCTGATCCAAAATTGTAATTATATTTTTATCAGAAAGAGATTTTATAGCAGATTTAATATTATTGTATAATCTTCTATCTTTATTACGAGAATCAATCCACTTTGTTGTTAGATTGTATCCAATTCCATTTATGGAAGCTATTAAATAATCTTGTTTATTACTATATAAACCATTTAAGATTGCTAATATAGCCATTTCTTTTTCACTTAAGTCCAATGATTTACTAATAAATAATTTTGACATAATAATTCCCCTTTTTTCTATGTTATAATAAATTTTTCTATTTTTTCTTACTACAATATATTTATGGTTCATATTCTCATATTAACTATCTTTTATTCATTTGTTATATTATAATGAATGGAATAACAAATATATGGATTTTCTTAGTTTTAATACTTATTAACAAGATAGATAATTAACTCATTAATAAATTCTATCCTAAGTACTACTTTGTACACAAATGTGCTAATTTTTTCCAAATCTTCTAGGACAAGTGTACACAAATGTGTGCATTTCGGTACTGCTTACTAAAAGAGATCCATTAATTAAAAGAGATCCATTTTGGACCTCTAACGAGGCTCCATTTATAATTAATATTTTAATTATTTTTTCTCACATTTGTTTAGCTTTTATATACGATATATTTCTATAATCATTTTTAGGCTATCTACTATCTTTTTTAAATCATATAAAATGAATATCCCTATTTTTATTTGAAAATTGTATATAATTATAATTGACTTAATTATGTAATTAGTATTTCCTTTTAGGATATGATACAAAATTTATTTCCGGTAGCTTTTCTATAGGTAAGTTGTCTATATTATCTTCTCTATTTTCCTTAGCCCCTTTAGTATAATCTTACACTTATGTAATCCTCTTATTTTTATATTCTCTCCAGGAAAATATTTGTAATATAAAAATAGTATGCAAGGCGAAAGTAAATCTGTATAGCAGAAAGACATTTAATTGTATTATCCAGCTTTTAGTAAAGTTTGATTTGTGCACTTACCTGAGTATATCCATATCAAAAATTGAGTTTTATATTTTTGAAGTTTATAATAGATACTTTTTCTGTTACTCTCTATATATTTTCTGTACTTCACATAAACTATATATTTTATATTCTCTTATTTTGCTTGTAATAGGCTATCTATATGCTTTTATCTTTCATGACTATTTTTTTATTTATAAATTGTATAAAAGAATGAAACAATTTTAATTGAAATATGAATGGAAGTTTTTTGATATGTTTGAAACTACTTCGAGAGATATATAGAAATAAGGTGTGAAAAGTATTGATTTTCCTAAGAATTTAAAATATATGTGCAAAAAATAATAATCATATTTTTTAGATATAACTATGATTTTTTAAATAGTTCGAGAGAATACTTGATTTACAAGGCTTTTTGGGAATTAACTATATAATTTTTAAGTATTTTAGATGAGGCTTAAATTATCTGAAAATTAAAAAAATACTGATGTTAGCGACGTTTATGAAAGATATATCGAACTCTAATACGAACTATTTTTTTGAATTGTTTACATTTTAAATACAATTTTGAGCTGACATGTGAATAGAATAGATAGCCCAATTTGGAGTAAAAGAAATTCATTTTACTATGTAAATATACCCCCCTTACTTCAAAAACATACCATAATAGTACACTATTACAGTATGTTTTTAATTAAATTTTCATAATTATCACAATTCCCATAAAATATATAACTCTAATATAATACATATTATAATTTATATTTATATTTAAACTATATATTATAAATTATAATTATATTATTGCTCGCTAAAAATAATTCATTTTCAATCATAACTAAATATTATAATAAATATAAAATACATAACTATAAATTATAGTAACAATCAATACCATTTCATTTATATTTCTAGCTGACATCAATACATTTGTCTATATAGTATATCATTCTAACACACTACAATGCCCATAAATCCATTTTAATATCTTTACCTTAATCTTTATCACCTGCATAGCTAAAACCGATTTACAGCCAAATAAACTCTAAATAAACTATAATATAAAAACTATATAACTAATAAATGAATATCATAAATAATAAAGCTATAACCAATAATTACAATTATATTCTATTATCTTCCTATCTCTATACTTCTGGGCAAATATATCTTTGCTTATTATATGTATTACATGAATATATCTTAATTATAATTTCAAGTATTTATTCATCAATTTACTTCTTAATTATTATTTATCAGTTGTCAAATTATCATTTTTATTTTATGTATTTGTCTATATTATTTATAGTATACCTCTACAACATATCAAAATGCTTATATTCCCCTTTTATTAAGTTACCTTATTCTTACCCTAAATATATTATAAGCTTATATTAGCTGTCTGAATGTTTATTATTACTATCTTAGTGACTAGCATAATAATAAAATCAATAATTAAAATAAAAAAGCTATGAATCTTTATCAACTGATTCATAGCTTTAATCTAATCTTATATACTATTATACTATTCTTATTCTATATTCTCACCTAATAAATACTTAACTGCCTTCTCTGCCTTGCTACTTGCTGAAACAATCAACTTAACATCATTCTTCAATACTGATAGCCAATTTTGTATATAAGCGGTTGAATTACGAATACTTTTCTTTGTTTCAATTCCTAACAGATTCATAATAGTAGCACTTCCTATTTCTGCAATTAGTTCCTCTTTGCTATAGTCATCACTTCCAAAGCTTGCAACTTTCATTCCAGTTTCTAATCTATTTAACCTTGCTTTATGTCCTGTGCTATGAGTTAATTCGTGAAAAGCAGTTGAATAATATTCACTGATATCATAAAATTGTTCCATCAATGGTAGCTGAATAAAATCTTTAACAGGTGAATAATAGGCTTCATCACTTGCTCTATTGATTAACGTAATTTTTTCCCTTGTTAAATATTGATTTAGTACCTTTTCCGCTTCTTGAATGGGTTCTAACTGCTTTCTTGCTTCTTGTGTTAATGCTTTCACACCATCAACTTGTGAAATATGAAATACATTAAAATATCTAAGCAATGGTATATTCTTAATTATTTTTAATCCATCTTCTGCAACTTCTTCTACAGGTTGAATCTTCCAAAACACAATAATTTCTGATTTTTCACCTTTGCGAATCTTACCGCCTAATTGCGTCCATTGTTTAAATGTGGCATACTCTCCATCATGCTTTAATATCATTTGATTGAGTAATGAATAACTTTTTTTACTTACTCTGTTATAGGCTCCGTTCATGATACCAGTCCAAGGCTTTTGCCAGGGTATAATACCTTGCTCTAATTGATTGATAATCCGATCTGTTACCATTTCATAAACTGATTTACTCATATTATAACCTCCCAAAATAAAAAAGGTGTAAAGCCCTTGATAATTCAATAGACTTTACACCTTTCTATTATTTGGTTACTGTTATTCTTTTATCCTGTCTAATTCTGCAATATTTACACTTAAATTTGATAGAATAACTTTTAATTCAATATATCTTTCATGCATTAAAGTATAAGGTTCTGAATTCTTATCTTTTGTAGATAGCATCCACTTTTGTACTCTTGAAAATTCTTCAACTGATATTTTCATCAATTCTTCTTTACTCATTTCATTTACCATCCTTAATCACCGCCTTTTTAATTGATGATAGTAATTAATTGCTACCATTATTATAGCGGATTTAGTGAAAGGTGTAAAGCCTATTCAATTATCAAGGAACTTTTGTTTAATTGATAGTATTATTATAACATCTTGTACAAGAATATCAATATACATCTTGTACAAGAATATTTTTTGAATCTGTACATCTTGTACAATTTTATTGAGAAATTACTTATATTGTGGTATTATTAAAGAAATTTAGAAAGTATTGTATTATAATGAAATAAAAATTGTTTTTATTAAAGAAGAATATAAATTAGAAAATAATTAAGAAAAAGGAGTATATTTAATGAAGCAAATAAATAAATTTGATGCTACTAAGTATAAAAATGATTTTCAGAAAGAAAATTATGATAGAATTATTGTAAATGTTCCCAAAGGTCAAAAACAAGTAATTCATGATATAGCAGAGAAACAAGGCTATAAAAGTTTAAATTCATTTATAGTTGATGCAATAAATGAAAAAATCAAAAAATAAAATATTTCAGATAATTCAGCAAAAAATAAAAGGGGCTGTTGCAAAATACTATGACTTTACAATATATAGATATGATATTCCAAATATCCATCCTGTATATGGTAAAAATCTATTATTTTGCAACAGCCGCTTATTTATAGTGTAAATAATATATAATTTTAACTAACTATATCTTTATATTCATTTTACTTTATTCTTTAAGCTACTTTTGAATAATCAACAACAGAAACCTCTTGCAGTAAATTCTTTACACGGTTTACAATTATCTCTAAATTTTTCATTACATTATCTGTATATTCAATTTCTCCACATTGATCACATTCTTCACAAGGAACATTTTTAATGACAATAA